GCGCACCCGTCTGATTTACGGGTGTGAATTGGAATATTTCACTTGATTTTTAGAAAGTTGTATGTATAATAGTATTCATGGATAAGGTTTACGGAGAGATTTTTAGTAAAGGTCACTATGTCTAAAAAAGATAGAAAGAACAAATTTGTCGGAGATTCCCCTGTATACGAAAGGAAGCCTATTTTACCAAAGAATGACAAGCAAAAGTCATATATTAATTCCATTAGGAATTTTAATATTATAGTTGGTACAGGTGTTGCAGGTTCTGGTAAATCAGCAATAGCAGCTTGGATAGCTATTGATATGTTGGACGATAATTCATCGCCTATCGAAAAAATAATAATTGCGCGCCCGAATCAAATAGAAGGTACTAGGTCTATTGGATTACTTCCTGGCACAAAAAACGAGAAGATGGAGCCGTGGATAGCACCGGTCTCTAACGCAATTAAAGAACGCATTGGAAAACATAGATACGAAAGGTTACTAGAGCAAGAGAGGATAGAACTTTTACCTCTAGAGCATATAAAAGGCTTGACATTCAATAACGCCTTTGTTATAATAGATGAAGCTGAAGATATCGAATGGAGTGTGTTAAAAACACTACTACTTAGAACCGGATGGGACTCTAAGATTGTTATCAATGGTGATGTTAGACAGACGTCAATGAAGGCTACTAGTGGGCTAACTGTACTTACAGATTTTATAGGCCGTTACGGTAATTTACCTATTATACATATTGACTTCCCTGATTGGTCTTACTGCGTGAGAAGCAAAGAATCCTCTCTTCTAGGAGAGTTATTTGAACACGAGAAGTTATAATCAAACCCTCTTCGGAGGGTTTTTTAGGCTAAAAATCTCTTGCATAAATACATAATTTTGTATAGAATTTTCATAAATAATAAGAGGAGAAAAAACTATTGTTAGTGACAAAACGAAACGGTTCTAAAGAGCCTTTTAATCACGCTAAATTAAGAAAGTGGGTTACTTATGTTATTCGTAACTCTGAAGACCAAGTAGAAAAAGAGTACGAGTTACTTAGTAAAGTAATACCTCGTCTAATAGACGGAGTATCTACCACAGACATAAACGATACAATAATTCAAGTATGTCTAGACAAAGAGCAAGTAGAGTGGAGTAGAATTGCTGCTGAGGTGGAAAGAGCCAATATCTACAAAACGCAGTCCAATACTCTAGGCATTATGCACCCTGAAGCTATAGATTTCTATGATTTTATGGAAATAATGTCGGACTTAGGTTATTGGAAACATTGGGTGGATGACGTAGCTCTATTCGAGAAAAGAGAACTTATAAATGAATGGTACACAGAACTAGAAGCTCTAGACTTAGAGTTCCCAACTGTAAAACAGTTCATTGATAAATACGCTATTAAAGAAAACGAAGAAGCTATAGAGACTCCTGCCCAGGCAGTACTAGGTATTGCAATATCCTTGCACGGAGTAACTGACTTAGCCTATAGAACTGCTAAAGCTGTAATGTTATCTAAGCTAAACCTTCCAACTCCAGTTAATACTGGTTGTAGGGATGGTAACTTCGATACTATTTCATGCTCAGTAATTGAAGCAAATGATACTGTAGACTCATTAGAAGTAGCGGAACACTTAGCTTCTAAAATGACCTCTAAAAAAGCTGGTATTGGTATTACACTTAATACTCGCTCTAAGGGAGACCCTGTCAAAGAAGGTCGTATTGCTCATTTAGGTAAAGCACCTCTTTACAAATCAATTGAAGCTTCTGTTAAAAAGTTTACTCAGCTAGCCCGTGGTGGTTCAGCTACAATGACTTTGAAGTGTATTGACCCAGATATTGAGTCAATGCTACTTTGGAAAACCCAGCGTATAGACTTATCACAACGTATTGATAAAATAGATTATAGTTTTGCTTACAACGACGATTTTGTTAGAGCAGTTATAAACAACGACGACTGGTATTTATTCTCGATAGAGGAAGCCCCTGAAGTCCATGAAGCCTTCCATATGGAAGATTACATGGACTTCGTACAAGACGCATTACTAGACGGTAAGAAGCATATTAAAGTAAAAGCTTTAAAAGTCCTTATTGCTTTTATACAGGCACGTTGGGAGACTGGTAGAGTATACTGCATAAACCTGAGCCGTGCTAATGAACATACACCGTTTATGGATACGATTACTCAATCCAATCTTTGCCTTGAAATTGCGCTTCCTACTAAAGGCTTTGTAGACATGCACGACATCTACAGAAATTACATATCAGAAGGCGAAATAGCATACTGCTCACTAGCAGCTCTAAACGTAGCAAAAATCTCTAATGAAGAGTATTTTGAAATGGCTGACATTGCACTACGTACAGTAGAGGCAATGATGGTTAAAGCTTCTGAGTGTGCACTTACAGACTCCGTTAAGCATAATCTATTACGCAGACGTTCTGTAGGTATTGGAGTTACTGGATTAGCTTCTAGACTATACCAAGAAGGTTTAGACTACGACGGATCTAAAGAATCTTTAGATTTTGTTGAGAGCCTAGCGGAACTTCACTACTACTCCTTACTTAAAGCTAGTCAGGATATGGTTGAAGACGGTACTTGTCCTCCTGTAGAGGGTGTAGACCTAAATTGGCTACCTATCGATACTATGCACGGGTATAGATTCCCTACTATGGATTGGGAACTTAGACGCGGCAAGCCTAGAGGTCACTCAGTTCTAGTAGCACTTATGCCTACAGAATCAAGCTCTGTATTTAGTAATGCTACAAACGGTATTTACCCTAGCAGACAACGAGTAATCTATAAGAGCGCTAGACGTGGAAAAGTGCAGTTTATCTCCGAACATTTCGTTAAAGGCACACACTTAAAAGCATGGGACGTGGACATGATTCCATACTACCAAGCTTTCCAGAACTACACAGACCAAGCTATTTCTTGTGATTATTACACAGACTTTACTAAGTATGATAACAAGAAAATACCTTTAATAGAAACTATTAATTGGTTCGTTAGACAAGCATTAGCTGGTATTAAAACATCGTATTACCAAAACTTCATTGATACAGAAAGTGAGGAAGTAATTGAACAAGAAGAGACATGCGATAGTGGCGCGTGTAAATTATAAGGAGCACTAATGGATTCTAATGACTTTTTTATTGTAACAAAATTAGACTGTCCTTGGTGTGATAAGGCCAAGGAACTGCTAAATCGACATGGACTTACGTATACCACAGTAGTGGTAAATAACAAACATGAGCTATGGTCTTACTTTCCTGAGGCATCTACCGTGCCTCAGATAGTTGACCAAAGAGAGCAGCAGGTACACGTAGGTGGATACCAAGAACTAGAGAACTATCTAGGCATAGCACCTAAACGTAAGACTGTCTTTAACTTAAACAACACAGGACACGAAACCTCAGAATACCCCTTATTCCTTGGGGACGACCTAGGTTTCGCTGACACTATTAACCGACCATACCCTATCCTAGATAAGCTATTCCAAGAGCAAATGGCACAGGTATGGAACGAGTTTGAAGTAGATATTACACAAGATAGGCAGGACATGATTAACGCTCCTAAACCTATCGTGGACTCTATGGTTAAAACAATCCTGTGGCAGCATTTAGCTGACTCTATAGCCTCTAGGTCTATAACAGGTATTTTACTAGAGAACGTCTCTAACTCTGACTTAGAGAACTGGTACAATGCTGTGGCATTGTTCGAGTCTATCCATGCTAGAACATATTCACACATTATCAAGCAAACGTTTGTAGACCCTAACGACGCACTACGAGAAGGCTATAAAAACTTTGAAGTTATCCAGCGTTCAAACGTACTACGTAACGTATTTGATGATTTAGGTAACTTACCGCACGACGCTCCTAGGGAGGAAAGACGCGAAAAGCTATATGTAGCACTGGCAGCATTATACATGCTAGAAGCTGTAAACTTCATGTCAAGCTTCGCTATCACATTCGGCATTGCAGAGCTTGGGTTCTTCCAAGGTATTGCGCAGTTAGTAGTTCTTATTGCTAGAGACGAGATGCTACATGCAAAAGGTGGTATGCATATTCTTAGTATTGAGTTTAAGAATAACCCAGAAGCATATAAACGAGTTAAACCTAAAATTGAAGAAGTGTTCAACGAAATACTAGAGCAAGAACGTCAATGGACTAACTACCTGTTTTCTGAAGGTAGAGAAATTCTACGACTTAATGCTAATTTAGTATTTGATTACGTTAAGTTCCGTGCAGCTAAAGTAGCCAATACTCTAGATATTGAATTTGAAGCGCCTAAGGAAGACCCACTGCCGTATATGAGTAGATATTTAGACTCTTCTAAAGTACAAGTAGCCGCTCAAGAAATGCAACTTTCTTCTTACCTACTTAACTCTATAGATATGGCTAATTCAAATTACGACGAAATTTCAGCACTACTTAAAGAACAATTCTCACAATATTAAGGAGAGACTTTGAAAGTAGCAATTGTTGGAGGTAGGAGCTTTCGCTTTTACTTCCTTTTACAAGATGTAATGGATAGCATACATAAACAAACCCCCGTAACTAAAGTAGTCTGTGGCGAAGCCGCAGGAGCAGATACTCTAGGTAAAAAGTGGGCTATTTATCGAGATATAGATGTACTATCAATTAGACCCAACTGGGATAAGTTTGGACAAAGGGCAGGGCTGATACGAAACTGCGAAATGCTAGAGGAGTGTGATAAAGTAGTAGCCTTTTGGAACTTATTTAGTCCAGGTACTGCACACATGATAGACATTGCCAGAAGACAAAACAAATTATTGCACGTAGAGGAATACAATGAATGATTAAAGCAGTATTTGCAAGCGGTAAGAAGGGTGAATTCGGTAAAGGATGCACTATGCCGTGGCCTAGAAACTCCAGAGATATGGCTAACTTTAAAAAGTTAACACACAACACATTTACTGTTATGGGAAAAAGTACAGCTAACTCTATACCTTTACCCTTGCCTTATAGAGTGCCTATCCTAGTGTCCAGTAATCCTAGTAATGAATGGATAACTATAGATTATACTAAGCACGATGTACTAGAATATTTAAAACTAGCTATAGAACAAGGTATAGATGCAACTTACAGTATTATAGGCGGTACTAGCTTATTAACGGTAGAAAATTTAAAACGCTGTAATGAAGTATACTACACAGAGTTTAAAGGGGAGTTCCCAGACGCTGATGTGTATTTAGACAAATCAGTTTTAAGTTGGCTAGCCGAACAAGAAAAAGAAGTTTTAGACGACTGTGAAGACTTCACGTTATATAAGGTAACAAATGAAACAGTATAAAGATTTAATTACTCAAGTTTTAACAGGTGATAGAGTAGAAGACCGAACTGGCGTAGGGACTAGACGAGTATTCGGTACTCGAATGGAGTTTGACCTATCTGAAGGTTTTCCCGCTGTAACAGAGAAAGCTCTGGCTTGGAACGCGGTACGGGCGGAACTACTATGGTTTATGAGAGGCTCTACTAACGTAAACGAGCTAAGATACTTAACTCATGGCTCTACTACTTCTATAAAGAAAACCATCTGGGATGATAACTATAACAAGCAAGCGAAAGCACTAGGATACTCTAATGGTAACCTAGGCCCTATATACGGTAAGCAGTGGCGTTCCTTTAATGGTGTAGACCAGATGGAGAAGCTTATAGATGGGTTAGTAAAAGACCCTTACGGTAGACGACATATAGTTACAGCTTGGAATCCCTCTGAGATAGACCAGATGGCTCTACCACCGTGCCACTACACATTCCAGTGTTTTGTATTGAAAGACGGTAAACTGTCATTAATGTGGCATCAGCGTTAACTTTGAGCGCCTTGTACAAGTAATTGTACTCGAAAAACTATCCTAAACGGGGAAACTCCTAATAAGCTAGGACAATCCCGTGCTAAATTGTAGAAAGCTTTTTCTACATAAATGCCTAACGACTATCTCGAAAGAGAGTAGGTCTCAAGTGAGACCGAAACGGATAGAACCCTTAAAGGGTTGTGATATAGTCTGATCTGTAAGGTAACTTGCAGCTGGTGTAATACCGGCAAGAGATTAACGACCTCTTGTGAACATAATGTCAGTAGACGTTTTCTTGGGCTTGCCGTTTAATATAGCCTCTTACGCGTTATTGACCCACATTATAGCTGAGTGTGTAGGACTTAAGCCAGGTAAGCTTATTTTTACTGGTGGAGATACTCATATTTACAATGACCACCTAGAGCAGTGCGGTCAAATACTACAGAATGAGCCTTATCCATTGCCTACTTTAAAACTACCAAAATCCGTAGGTAGTACTCCATGGCAAAAGTTTCAAAACTTCTGTCATTGTGTAGACCCCAAAGACATACAATTAGAAAACTATAAAAGCCATGGCAAAATAGAAGCCAAAATGGCAGTATAATAAAACCCGCCTTAGTGCGGGTTTTTTGTTATGTGTAAAAAATAATCTCTTGCAATTTATTTTTAGGCGTGTATAATTATTTTTATTTAGGAGAGACATATGAACCTACTGACCGTAGTAAACCAGTACAGCGGTACTGATGAAGAAATATTAGAACAGGTAAGGAATCATGAAGAGGTTCAGGGAAAGTTACTGTCTTCTGAAGTAATTACTATGTACTTGGTAAAACATAATTTATATAGTATATTTCTAAACTCCGATAACCCGCTATGTATAGCCACTATGCAAACAATATTTAGCTTAGGTGAGTTTAATTTTATACTATCACAGAGCAAGGGGCTCATGAATATATTTTCTCTAGACTTGTTAATAGAAGCAGGAATTGCTACTTCAGCTTTAAAAGAGGACTTAATATCCGAAGCTAATCCGACTTCTACACCATATTACAACGTTAAACTAGAGGATATTATGGGCATATTACACCCTGACACTTGGAAGTTAGTATCAGATTCTATTATTAATAACAGAAGAGAAGCTACTACTATTAGGATAAAAGTAAGTCCTGCAGTTACTACAGAATACGATTGTACTTACAAAGTATCTGGCAGACTAGGGAACAGAGATGAATTTTTACCTATACCACAAAATACAAAAATGATTAATATACCTCTAGTAAAAGACGAGGATATATTTTTTGACATTACATTGCCTTTTGATAGGCTAGTCCAGCAGTTTAAGGTTGAAATAAAAGGGCCATGGGCCGGAAGCCTTACTAGCGTGGAATATATAGGAATAGTAAGATGAAACATAAATTACAGAACGTACTTTCGTTAAAAAATAGTAAGGACATATAATGGCTTCAGTATTTCAAACAGACTTTTCAGAGTACGCAGAGAATACGCTACTCAAAGATATAGCAGGCTGGACAGTTTACGGTTCTTTTCCTGCCAACATAAATGCAGCGCGTGTCGAAAATCAGGCTTTAGTGATGGATACAACAGACGGAACGGTAATGAGCTATAACGCTAGCTCAACTTCTCACTATTCCGAAGCTAGAATGAAGTACGCATTTACAGACATTGATCGTGATGGCGGCCCTGCTGTACGAGTTGACGCAAGACTGAACTGGATTTCTATTCGACTTTCATCTGCTACCACAACAAGCATCATATTTCGCAATGGTGGCGGTACGCAGATACTAAAAACTTACACTAACACACCAGTTGCAGTTGATGATATTGTGCGTCTGGAAGTAGACGGAGACAATAATACAGTCGAGCTTTTAATTAACGGAGTTAGTGCTGGAACACCTGTTGATATTTCAGCAATCTCAAGCAACACAAGCACCAATGCAGGTATGTACGGTTTAACAGCTAACCCATATATCGATGATCTAGACCTAGGAACAACAGCTAGTGATTTAATAATGCTTGCTAACGAGCCATCAAGAAAGGTTTATGCGACGTTTGGCCCTACCTACAACTACACAATAAGCGGTACTTATGAGGGAGTGACTACACCAACAGCTATCGAATATCGAGTAGAAGAGTTTGTAAGCGGCACGGTTGTTACTGATTGGACTACATTGGATGCAGCTCCAACAGGTGGCACATTCTCTAGCGCGGTTGACATACCCCGCGGCCCTTACTACAAAATACTTGTTCGATATGCTAACGCCACAAACATACAAACATCATCACCTCGTATTGGTTTTGGCTTGGTTATAGAGTTCGCAGGGCAGAGCAATACCGACATGCTATGGAACAATACACTCGCTGCTGTGCCGCTTGATAATGTTGTTAAATTCAACGGTTCAGACTACCAGCAACCCACAGATAGAGGGTGCATTTACGCAGGACTTAACGCGATATCTCAATCTTTAGGATGCGTTGTGGCTGCATATGAAACGGCAGTGGGTGCAACCACTATCGAACAGCATTTACCAGGGGGAGATAACTACGCAAGCCGCCAAGCGGCACTAACGGCCGCAGGTGGAAAAATTAACGCGTTATGGTGGGGACAAGGCGAATCAAATATAAATAGTACGCAAGCAACTTATGAAACGCGCCTTGGTGAGTTACGCTCCGATATCCTGTCACGCACAGGCCAAACGTCAGACACGCTAGCATTGTTTATTGTCCAACTTGGCCGAAACGATGGTGGTACAGGTAGCGACTCAGGGTGGCAAGGTATTCGTAACGCTCAAACTAATTATGCTAACTCTACCGCAGATGTGTACATTTCACATCAGTCTATGGACTTGCCAATGTCTGATAGCTTACACCGTACAAGTCAAGGGTATGTGACTGAAGTACTTAGATTCTCAGATTCATTCCTAGCAGTGTTTAATGGTTCTGGCAATAGTGGACGCGGACCTATACCAACATCAGCAACTTATAACGGAAATAACGTGACTATCCCTCATAACTTGAATGGTAGCACGGGTCTAACAGTACCTTCATTGGCCACAAGCCTTTACGAGCTAACCAATGATGATTTCTCAACCGTATCAAATCCTACAAGTGTTTCATACGTTGCACCTGACAAGATTGTATTAACATTTGCGTCAATCCCTGCTGGTACCCTTAAGCTACGAAGCCACCAAGGGCAAGACCTAGATGAAACTACATTCCCTACTGGCGATGAGCTTCATAACTCGCAGGCTGTTATGGTTGAACCTATAACACTTGAAACTACTGTTATCGAAGGTGTACCCCCTGTACTGGTTGATATTACTTTCGACATTGGTGCACCTGATGGGACGTATAAAACCTATCTGATGGACGTTGACGACAATGAAGTGTTCAGTGGCAATGTTACCTACTCCGGTGGCTCTGCAACCATAACAGGTCTAACAGTTGCGTCTGGCACATTCCTTCGCGGTTATGTTGATAGTGGCAATACAGTGTTAAGTGAGGGCTGTGGTATTAAGGGAGTAACAACCTAATGCCTAGTACATCTATACCTTTAGCGGAGTCTATTACCCTTACTCACAAAGGCTCGTTTACTATAGTAGATAGCGATATGCGCCAAGGAAAGGGGGACTTTACACTATCAGAGGACGGTAATAGTATTTATACTGTCAGGTACGCACAAAACTCAGATCAAGGTGAGCCGTACAAGTTGTTTAGAGCAGCTAAGTACGACTTACCTGAGTCTTTTATAGTACCAGAGGACTTTGACAGTATACCAACAACCCTAGATCGTACTGATATAGGTCTTGATATGCTTGGTGAGTCAGAGGGTGTAGGTCAAAACCCCGTTATAAGAACCTTCGAATATGCAGACCCCGACATAACTAATGGTTTTTTCATAATCTTAGGTTTGCATGAAAAAAGTGGCAAGCTGATTGTTAATAACAATATTTACTACGCAGCTAATGGATTAAGGCCGCAAACTACTTTTGTATTTGACTCAAGTAATCTCAACGCAGCCGAGACCGCGCAAGACCCGACACTCACGGTTGAAGATGATTTCTCAATGCGCGATATCGGTAAGATGCTTGGGAATATGTCAAATGTACCTAGTGATTGGCAATCGTTCTTCGGTGGTGAAATATTTTCAGGCTCTAATCAGTCGTCGATAACAACGAACTGGAGTGCAGGGCCAAGCTTATTAGCATTTTCGACAAGCGAACTTGTGACAACGTCAGATCCTGATGACCTAGTGTCGTTCGGGTCTGAACCTGTAATGTACTACCCAGATGAGTCAAACGGCCCAGACGGTACGCCACAAGCTCTTTATAATAGAAGCGTGTTTACACCAGAAGAAATAGCCCACATAAACATCACAGATTCGTTTCTTACTGACGTACTGGGCACAAATACGGCTATTGAGTTGCTGTCTGGCGGTGTAGCTAAAAATGAATGGTGGAATGACCAATCACGAGTCATTACGCAGTTTATTGTGCCGGGCACACGCACTTTAGCCGTGCTCACTAACACTCTTGGTACAACTAGAGAGCCATACTATAAAAATGCACCTACTCAGCCTTACGAATACCAGAAAGAATATAATGGCGGAATAACTACGGCTGTGCTAGACGAAAACGGCAAACCTGTGCCGGAGTTAGACGAAAACGGGCAAGTGCAACCGGTACAAAAAGGCTTAATCTACAAAGCGCAGTCTTGGATTTATGATGAAGATTTGGGCGACTACACATTAACACCACCTAGCGGAGGTGGTAGCGCTGCGATACGTGATGACAAATACCTTTCCGTTTTATTATTTGATACACTTGACTTACAGAAAGTGAAAGATGGTGAGTTGTTAGGATATCAGGTTCAGCCTTATAAACAGCAATTGTTCAAGCAGCCCCTACCATTTACGACAGGAGATAAAATTCATGCAGTTCCACAATGCGGAGACTTTAAGGATTCAACAGGAGAGCTTTATCTATCATACAAAAACGAGTATCAATTTAGTGCATCTAGCTACTACCCGTTATTTAACGCGTTTGATGTATCTGCGACAACAAGAAAAGAGGATTCAAACATGAGTTTCAACGAATGGGGTACATTCAATCAGTGGAGCGTGCCGCAACCAACATTACCCATTGTTGATGCAGGCCAAAACTCAACGGCTAATGTTGGTGACACTGTGGCACTATCTACGGCAACAGCTAGTAACTTTGACTCGCTGCTTTGGTCTTGTACAAGTGGTCAAAACCCAACATTTTCAAATGTATCAGCACTTAATCCAAGTGTACTTTTTAATGAGCCTGGCACTTATATTTTACGCCTTACAGCGACAAATGCCGATGGCAGCACCAGTGATGAGGTAGAATTTACAATAAATGAGGAGGTTTTAGTGAATCAGCCGCCAACAGCAAACGCTGGGGCAGATCAAACAGTGGAAGCAGGTGCAACGGTAACACTAGACGGTACTGGATCAACTGATGGCGACGGAACGATTGCTAGCTATGCGTGGTCACAGTCGGTAGGTGATGTGGTTACACTAACAGGTGACGCAACGGCAACACCTACATTTGATGCCCCAACTACCCCACAAAATCTTGAGTTCACACTAGTTGTAACAGATAATTTAGGTCTTAATTCCGAAGTATCTACAGTATCTGTGTTTGTTGAAGGCGTAGTACTACCTCCAGGTATTCCTCCTGTAGCAGACGCTGGACTTAATAAGATAGTTTCAAGTAATGATGAAGTTACATTAGATGGTTCTAATTCGGAACAAGGATCGGTTAGTATAGTCAGCTACTCTTGGAGCCAGTTACTTGGTACGCCTGTGATTATCCAAGACGCTAGTAAAGCTGTAGCTAAAGTAGTAATACCGGATATACAGGAAGCTGAAACTATGGCTTTTGAGCTTGTAGTTACAGACTCAGCAGGCCTTACTAGTAGCAAGATAGTTAAACTACAAGTAGCCGCTCAAAGACCTTTCTTTATAAACGCTACAAGAGACTACTCCACGGTGTCTGGAGACGGAACATGGAGAGGTAAAATAAGGCAAGGAGAAGTAGATAGTTTCACACTAACTATAGATCCTGCTTGGATCTCCCCTGAAAATATAGTAAGCTATACTATAGTTAATCCTGATGAGGTTGATATAATATATCACTCTAGACAGGAAAACATAATACAGGTTTACTTAACTTCAGAAATTGTAGGGAAACATGTTATAAGATTCGACTACGAAACACCTTCTAGGTCGGATAGGGTACTTGTTACTTTGACAGTATCTACATAAAAGAGAGCTTCGGCTCTCTTTTTTATTATAAATCATTTGCTAATTTGCTAATTTCAACGTATAATACTTGTATTAAATAAATGAGGAAACAATTATGAAAATTGTAGCACTAAGCGATCTTCACTGTGAGTTCAGCTACCCTGATAATATAGAGGGTGACAAGGACGCCGTGCTAGTATTAGCAGGCGATATTTTCGTAGGTACTAAAGCTTTTAGAAAAGAGTACATACCTAAGTGGGCTTCTATGTTTAAGTACGTAATATATGTACTAGGAAACCATGAATACTACAGGCACAACATAGACACTCTTCCGAATAAGATCAGAAATAAGATCAAAGAGTTAGAGTTAAACAACGTATTCCTACTAGACGAAGACGTAGTAGAGTTAGATGGGATACAGTTTGTTGGTACTACTCTGTGGACTAGCCTAAATAACGGAGACCCCGTAGTTAGAGTAACAGCTAAGTTCAGCATGAACGATTTCTATCAGATAAGAGCAGGTGCTAAGTATCGCAAACTAGATATCCTAGACTGGACGAACATGCATTACTCAGCTATGCTTTTCTTAGAGTCTATAGATTACTCTAAGCCTACAGTAGTAGTAACTCACCACTCTCCTCACAAAATGGGGGTAGATAGCACAAGATACAAAAACGATGATTTAAGTCACGCTTATTACACAGACTTAACTCAGTTTATTTTAGATAAAAAGCCGCTTATGTGGATATTTGGACATACGCACAAGTATGTTAAAGAAAGTGTAGGCGACACACTATTGTACTCTAACCCTAGAGGTTATGTAACTGATAAGTTTAATTACGAGACAGAGGGATATAGCCCTTCTAACTTTGTAGAGGTATAACATGGCACTTTTTGCGTTTTTAGCAATAGTATTATTTTTAATCGCTTTTGTAGTAAGCGAAAACGAACCGTGTGCTAGATGCGGTAAAACTAAACACCAGCACGACAATCCTGCTTCTGGAGCATGCTGGCATTTTATTAAGGAAACTAAATAAATGAAAACAGTAGGTTGGGGCATTGCCCTAACAACAGCTTTATGCTTTGCGTTTTATCAGAGCACTGGACTTAAATGCGAAATCCAAGAAGGGGATAAGGTATTTAACTCAGCAACTCAAAAGCACGGCACTGTACGCCATCTAGATGGCAATACATGCCGAGTAGGTGTAATGTATAATGATAACAGCGTTTCTCAGCAATTCAGTGAGAACGGTGGGATTTCTTACACGGTCGATTATTGGACACTTAACAAAACGCGATAAAAAATCTCTTGCTCAACAACTTATTTCCACGTATAATATACGCATAAATTAACAAAAGGAAACAAAAAAGATGGCTAAACAAAAATCACGCAAAGGTAAAGGTTCATACGCAGCATACGCAACAGAAGGTCGTATGCAGAAAAACCGTGCACGTAAAATCGCACGTCACCTAAAAGCGCACCCTAATGACGAGCAAACATTTAAAGCACCTGCTCAAGGTACGCCGCGCAAACCAGCCGGTAAAAACGGCCACCCAGCGCAAAAGTTTTATGTATATGACGGAGCAGGACGAAAAACCCTAATGCCGTCATTCACTCCAGTATTTGCTAAGGAGGCAAAATAATGCATAACGAACTAACTCGCGCTCTAACAGAACAGCTACAGGCTAACCACCAACGCGCCGTGGAAGCACAAAACCTTTACGGTCAGTTAATTAACTGGCGACATAAAGTGCTTGATAACCCTGCGCATAAGCGTAAGGTATTGTCTGGGTATGCAAAAATCCGTGGATTCTTGGCTCGCGCAGTCTAATTTTACTACATTTGTAAGAGGTTTGGTATAATGAACATATTCTGGTTAGATACAGATTTAACAAAGTGCGCTCAGTATCATTGCGACAAACACGTTGTAAAGATGCCCTTAGAGTACGCTCAAATTTTGTCTGTGGCAGCCGGAGAAAGAAACATTCAAACCTCCTACAAACCAACTCATATAAACCACCCATGCACTCGGTGGGCTTGTAAAACAGGCGGAAATTATACACTATTGTACGACCTTGCAATAGCAGTAGGTAGAGAATACTCTTTCCGATATGGACGAATCCATAAGAGCACTACGTTTATTTTAGAAGAACTACCCCGAATCCTAGATCCTTCAGAGTTAGTAATTAGAACCCCCTTACCTAATTGCACAACTCTGAAGGATTATTACCCACAGTTAAACTTAGTAGACAAATACAGATTATTTTACATGCGAGATAAGGCACAGAGCTTTGATCTTGTATGGACTAACCGAGAGAGGCCATTCTTTATGGGCGACAGATTCTATCAGCAACAACTAGAAACTATAGGTACATGCCCTGGTCATTCTAAAGAAAAGAAGCCTAAAAGGCTAACCAAAAAAGAAATAGCAGAAAATCTAGGCTGCCCAGCAATGGAGAAGCTAACTGTTACCGATTTAGAAAAAGCCTCGGACATAAAAATAGGAGAATATTCTATTCCTACAGGCCGCTTGAAGAAACCATACATAGACACATGCACACAGCATTTGCATAAGTCTATAGACTGGGGTAAGTTAACAGTCAAAGAGTTAACTGAGGTATTAAATAAATTTAAAAAGTAATTGCCAAACAGCTTATTTCAACGTATAATATACACATATTAAGAAATGAGGAAAACAATAAAATGTTAAAAAGTTTTCAGAAAGCTATGATTATTGGGTCAGCTTCAGGTCAAGCTGCTCGTAATAGAGCTTTAGAAGCTAAAGCTCTAGAGTACCTATCATCAAACGATATTACTTTGCGTGATATGTTCGATGTAGCAGACGCTGTTGAAGATGTATTAGTACCTAGACATGCGTATAGTATGAAATTAGTACTAGACTACAGCCCTGGTGAAGTAGTTACGCTAAAGTCCGCGCTCAACTATGAACACATTGAAACTAATATGTCGGAAAAGGTGGTAAATCTGCCTCAAGCTAACGCGGTACGTAATCTGTTCCTAGAATTAAAAGGGCTAGCATTCATTGCGTAAGCCTAGTGAGACAAAAATCAAGTCTTTAGCAAGTAGGCAAGGCTGCGTATTCGTCCACGAGTCTAGCATAACGCATTTAGAATTACGTGAGCTTTGTGAAAAGCTCTACATTGAGGGCTTTTTCTCAGAAAAGGAAAAGTCCCATAACCAGTTAAAATATGTTTACGGTTGTAAAAATTAAAAAATGACTTGATAAATTACTAAAAAAGTCATATAATATATTCTTATTATGAAATGCGGGTATAGTTCAACTGGAGAGAGCAACTGCCTTCTAAGCAGTGAGTTGGGGGTTCGAGTCCCTCTACCTGCGCCAACTTGAGAAATAGTCTATGAAAGTTTACCAACCACTACCGTACAGAAAACCTAATAAGGTTATAAAAGAATATAATGAGAATTACAAATGTAAGGCTGGTAGTACAGGTGTAGCTACTTATGTGGACTATATTGATTCTAAAGGTAAGCTAATAAAAAAGTATTTTCTTAGAATTAAATGGGATTAACGACAGAGATAATTTCTCTATCTATCAATACTAGCCTTGGGGTTCGAGTCCCTCTACCTGTGCCAAATAAGTTAAAAATGTATTTGCTAAACGTTTGTTATAATATGTTTTAGAAAATAAAGGATGTGTAGCTCAGAGGCAGAGCAGCGGCCCGTTAAGCCGACGGTCGGGATTTCGAAATTCCCCTCATCCGCCAAATTTAGGAGCTATCGTATAATGGCTAATTATGACGCGTTGTCTGCGCGAAGATCGGGGTTCGATTCCCTGTAGCTCCGCCAAATTTACAACTCAGCCGATGTCGACACTAGGTTTTCACCCTAGACGCAGTGTTGCGTAAGCGGGTTCGATTCCCGTCAGCTGAACCAATTTAATGGGTCGCTAATTCAATTGGTTAGAATATCTAACTTTTAATTAGAAGGTTCCGAGTTCGAGTCTCGGGCGACCCACCAATTATAGTGGTATAGCTCAGCTGGCAGAGCGTTCGACTGATAATCGAAAGGCCGCAGGTTCGATCCCTGCTACCACTACCATTTACAAGCACACTGCAAGCTATGTTCGGAAAGTAGTCAAGCCTTTTGGTGATTAGCTTCCTTGACCAGTGTGCTTCTAAATGGTTACTTACAGCAAATACTATTTTCTTACCAACATCAAGAAACGGACGTTTAAGAAGCGTCAACAATAGTAACCAGTTTTATTTAGGTCTATAGCTCAGAGGCAGAGCGCTGCTCTTACAAAGCAGAGGACGGGATCTCGGAATTCCCTAGACCTACCAAATTTCGGGGAATCTAGATGGGCTAGACGCTGGGCTTGCACCCTGGCTGAAAGGGATCGTTACCCTTATTCTCCACCACTTTTAAAGGCTGCTAACAGCAACATTGTATTATTTGACTGCTAATCAAAAACCAATATAATGCAGCCTGATTATTTATTGCAGAGATAGCTGAGATGGATTAGCGCAGGTTTGAAGCACCTGAGAGGTTGGGATCGTTACCCACTCTCTGCACCAAATTTACTAGGAACAACGAAAGTTGATGTTTGGGTAAAATGCGGGCTCGACTCCCGCCCTAGTTTTTAAATTACTTGCCAAACAGCCTTATTTTCCGTATAATATACGTATATTAAGAAATGAGGAAACTAAATGGAAATGTTCTGTATTGGTTGCATGTGTAGCGAAGACGTGTGTAACTGTGAAGAAGATTTGTTAGTAGAAGCGTACTTCTGCGACAATTGTGGAACAATCGGTTCTGAAGAAGATATAGACAGACACTCTGGTCTTTGTGAGGGCTGTGAGGAGAGCATATAGTTGAATGGGGTTTAAAACTAGACGTTATTCAACTATAGGGGTATAGCCAAATTGGTTAAGGCAGCGGTCTTTGAACTCGCGATTACTGGTTCGAGTCCAGTTACCCCTTCCAATTTTTAAGGAACATTTATGAGTTGGTTAATATTGTTAGCTTTAGTGCTAATATTTCCAAAAGTATTTATAGGTATATTTGCGTTTTTTGTAGGTATACTTTGGGTAGTAGTTCTAGGTATTACATACTTAATAGTAAGTATTCTAGAATCTATAGCTAATTTAATTAGATAGCGAGATACAATCAGATGGTTAGATGGTCAGGCTCATAACCTGTACGGACGGGGGTTCGAGTCCCTCTCTCGCAACCACTTTTAAAGACTGCTAACAGCAACTTTTAAAATTTCAATGGGTGAAAATAAAAAAGCAGTCTGTTTTAATTTAAAGCTCCGGTAACATAGCTGGCTAATGTACCTGACTCATAATCGGGAAAGTGACGGGTTCGAGTCCCTCCTGGAGCACCATTTTTAAAGAGTAGTTACAGCAAACAAAATCTAATGTATAGGTACTGTAAAAGTACGGCGGTGTATTGGTCTCACCGTTAAAGTGTTATTAGACTGGACAGTTAAAAGTCCTTAAAAATCAAACTACTCTGTCCTTTTTTGATAAACTAGGTGTCCGCAACGCAGTAGTATGTGAGGTGGTAGCCGAAACAGCTAGAGATTTGAGTCCTACCTCCTAAACAGCACGAGAGTTCATAGCTCTAGTCCAACTACTCGGTTGGCTTCCACTTGAGTGTGGTTATAGTGTAAAACGCTTGTTTATCTCTTAATGCTTTATTTAGAGTATTAAGAGATAAACGCCTCTATCGTATAACTGGCTATTACGGTGATTTTGTAATTCACTTATCGGGGTTCAAGTCCTCGTGGAGGCACCAATTTAATGGAGAGTAAATAATGAGAAAGTTTTCCAAAAGAAATAAGGTTAAAATATCAAAAGCCTTTAAATCAGAAAGAAAGTGGCATAAACGGTTTGGGCATATCGCTCAAAAATTAACGTTAATGAGAACCCTACCTTACATTTGTCCTTATGAAAACAAAAAGGTCTCTTCCTTTACTTTCATTACGGATTAGAAATGAATACAATATCAACAGGGATTGACCCACTTACTGAACTCATTAACGAGGTCAGAGAGCTAAGGCAGCGTATCGAAGAGTTAGAAAAAGAACATAAAGATATTGTTGTCAAGAAACAATCTAAAGAATTTGGAGAGTAAACCAGTTAGGTACTGGGGCGGCCTGCTAAGCTAGTCGAGCCTTAAATGTGGCTTGGGGATCGAGACCTCTTCTCTCCGCCAAATTATTTGCGTCTTTAGTGTTAATGGTAGCACGTTTGGTTTCCACCCAAAAAGCGCGGGTTCAAGTCCTGTAAGACGCTCCAAATTAAAAGGTTTAATTAATGAACTTTATTTACCCAGACGTAGTAGGGTACTTTCTAAAAGAGTCTTTCAATGTAATGAAAGAAGAAAGTACCTCAGGCTGCGAAATGAAAGTAGGTACTGTTAAAGATGAAAACGGTAAAGAGTACTCTGTAACGTTTACTCTAGACCCCGTAGAAGAAACAGCATTTGAGATTAGCTGCTGCGAATCTTTTGTACCTATGATTGAACCAGAAGAGTATTTTCGGGATGGAAACTAGGCATACGTAGTTTAGCTCTAGACCGGTAAGAGAGAACGCTTAGTGCCATTCGCGAAAATACTTTTAAAGGATAGTATCAATAAGGACGCAGTGGTGTGTCAGCTGGCTGTAAACCAGTACCCTCAGGGCACGAGGTTCGACTCCTCTACTATCCACCAATTAATGTCTCCATCTTATCAGGGGTTCGATGGACAATAACAAGGCTAGTAATTAGCGGCAGCTGTGTAATTCAGTGAACTCGATAAATTTTATATGTGTACTAGGGAAACTTTAGGCAAATTTAGGTAAGGCCACTTATAAATATAATATCTTACACCAACTTAGGCCGAGTAAGGGCAACTACACCACTAGGAACTGATCAGCTTAGCTTGAGGTAGTCAGAGAAAACAATAGTACACATTTAAAATTTATCAAATGCAGGGGTGATGGGAATTGGAATACCTCTCTGATTTAGATTCAGAGGTTTGCGGGTTCGACCCCCGCTCCCTGTACCATTTTAAAGGAAAATAATATGAAACCTTTAGGCAGAGTAAATAGGCTGGAATTTATAGACGAAACTGGTAGAGTGCTAGTCAGGTATATAAACACAGAAACTGACGAGTTTAGAGTGTCTATTCAGGATAACGGAAAAACAGTAAAAATATTTCAAGAGCGGCGGTACGCAAATTGGAATCGCGAACAGACTTAAAATCTGTTGATTGTGGGTTCGACCCCCACTCGCCGTACCAAATTACTTGCTAATCTGCTTAATTTAACGTATAATACTTGTATTGAATTGGGAGATTGCTTTGAAAAACAAACTTAAATTTAAAGTAACTGATACTATAAGAAGTAACTTTAGAGCTAGATGGACAGGTAAAATTATATTTTTGTCTTCTAGGCCAACTGGTTCGCTAGACTTGGCAACTGTTCTAGTCTTCTTAGATAGAAATGGTAGACCTTTAAGAAAACCTATCACTAAAGTTATTGATACAGGTTGGTTAGAAAAAGTAGAGAATATCAATGGTTAATCTAGATGAACTAAATAAAGAGTTAGACGAAAAAATAGAGCGTCTAGAGGCGGAAATAGCTTTTGCAGCTAAAGATTTATCTCAAGCTAAAGAAGTCAGAAACTGTTGCCACGAATGGCAATCAACCCCACACTGGGCTAACTCAATGGTCACAGTAGTTACCTGCAAAAGATGCGGGTATGAAGAGGAACAACTATGATAGAACATAAAAGCACAGAATTTGTAATCAAAGCTATGGGATTAGCAATTAGAGTAGGGCCTTGTCTGTATATGGTTTACTCTACTCATACAATATAACAGAGAGTAGCGCAGTCAGGTAGCGCACTCCCCTTGGGAGGGAGGGGTCGGGAGTTCGAATCTCCCCTCTTTGACCATTTAGGTTGAACACCTTTAAAGTATAACTTTATAAAGTTCGCTTTGAGCCTAGTCAGAGCTTTAACTACTAGGCTAATTTAACATGCAGCCTCGACACTAGCGGCAAATCTCATATTTAGTTTTTCAAGTAAACGCAACGGCTAGATAACGAGGCTGCATGTTAAATTAAAATAGGGGTGAGCATATGGTATGCAGCAAGATTCCAAACCTTCGCATAGAGACGGGTTCGATTCCCTCCACCCTTGCCACTTTCAGGAAGTAACCATGACAGCAGAGCAAATAGTTCGTATAATCGCATCAGAGCCACCAGAGCTTTCAGCGGATAAAATTAGGGCACAACGAGACTTCTGGTTAAAGATATGTAAAGAGTATCTTGATAAACAGCCTAAGCCTCCTGAATTAGTAGACGCTTTTCTAGAAAGCTTTTAAAATCATTTGCTAAACAAGTTAATTTAACGTATAATACTTGTATTGAATAAATGAGGAAAGCAAATGAACGAAGAACAGACCATTAAGCTATTTTTACAGCAGGTACTTCAAGTATTAAAAGTAGCTGAACAGGAATTCAATCTAGATCTTAGCAATGTATCAGTAATAGCTGCTCCTTTAAGCGCTCCAGCTAGAACGTTTTACGAAGGTGATGGTATGGTTGTGTTCAATCCAGAATTTATATTAAACCACTTTGACTCGATGGTGGAAAACGCAATCGCTCACGAATTAGCACACATTGTAGTACATCATAGACCTGAGTACGGTAGTGGTCATGACTTGGGTTGGAAAAGCATAAAAGAACATTTGGAAAGTACCGCTGAGTTGGTAAGGAAATAAACTAATGCATTCATCTAACAAAGGATATTTAGCAGAATACAGGGCAAAATTAGCCCTAGTAGAGTTAGGATACTATATATTTGAAGATACTTCTGGTAAATCTCCAGTGGACTTTATAGCCTTAAAAGAGGATGAGCTTTTACTAGTGCAGGTAAAGTTTTCTAGTCAAGTATCGCCGTCTGGCAACTTAGTAGTAGAATTAAAGTCTACTAGATCTAATAGGACTGGAAATACAATAAAGAGCTTTGATAACAAAGCTCAAAGCGTGCTAGCCGTTTACGACTTGCCAAAAAATAAACTGCACTTACTAGACGCATCAAGAATAACTGCTAAATCTGCACTTACTCTTAACGACACAAATTTAAACAACTTACTTTGGAGAGGCAAGCAGACGGCTGGCGACTGCACTTGACTTGAAATCAAGCGAGCCCTAAACGGCCTTAAGAGTTCGATCCTCTTTCTCTCCGCCAAATTAAGGAATTCTATGAACTGTAAAAAAGCATTAGACGAGTTTATTACTACGCAGACACTGTCGCCCGAAGAGCGACAGGCGGTGGTACAATTTGCAATGTATATGGAAAGTAAACGTCTGGAAGAAAAAATTAGACGTACAGTTGAACCCCCACCAATTTTTGAATTAAGAGAAATCTGTTAATGATAGAAGAACACGTAAACAAGTTTTTAGGTAGAAAAGTAAGAGATAAAGTTACCGGTACTACTGGTGTAGTAAGTAGCGTATCTTTTGACCTGTACGGATGCGTACAAGCAGTAATTACAGAAAGTATGGATAAGCAGCATTGGGCTGATATAACTCGCTTAGACATTCTAGAGGGTACTCCAGTTATGCAACTGCCTAACTTTGCTAAAGGTTATATAGCTGAAGGGCGTAAAGGAGCAGCCCCAAAACCAATTTAAGGAGATGGAGCGGTAGGTGCTCAGTTTGCTCTCATAAGGCAAAACCGCCGTGTTCGACCCACGGTGTCTCCACCAATCAACCAAGGAATAAAATGAAACAATTAGCAATTCTTTTTTCAGCTGTATTTTTAACAGCAGCATGTACCCCCCAATCTAGTGACAACGGTGGCGGAGTACTATTAAACCCAGTGCGCGTCTACGAAGTAGACGGCTGGGGTTCTAATCCTGATATTTACGAATTTACTCCGGTAGGGCATCCAGAAAAATCGTGCCTTATACTTGTCTCTGGCGGAGACAAGGCATCAGGATTAACCTGTTTCGATAAATAGTGAGTTGGCAGAGCGGTCAATTGCGATGTCTCGGAAAGGCATTGTCCTAGCGGGCACGTGGGTTCGAATCCCACACTCACTGCCAAATTTTTGCAAAAAGAAACTACCATCACTTCCGTTCTGCGAGTGAATCTTTTAAGGTGCAGTAGAAGGCTGTAGGTGGAGCAACGAGATAATTGTATGCTAGACTTAATGATAGATTTTGCTAGAAAAAGTGGGAGGTACTTTCAATTGAAACTAGACTTAGGAATGCCCGAGTATTACTTCTTAAATCCTGAGTATATGTGCAGCTTATATTCCGGTATTACTTACTATGATTCAGAATACAAGAAATTTGGTATAACTTCTTTTGATTACCACCCTGCATTTACCGCACTAAGGAAACATTTAGGAGCTACTGGTAAGATACGGATAGAGCCAGGACACAACGCAGATGTAGTTTTAGTGCCGTTCTACCTAAACAACCATCTTATGGAGGTAGGCGAAAGGTTTTTAAGTCCTGGAGCTATGAAGAACCATGAAGAATTAACTGAAAACTATAACAATGGACTAGTGGCTGAAGGGATATAGGCACTGGATTGCAAATCCAGCTCATAGGGGTTCGATTCCCCTCTAGTCTTCCAAATCAAAAAGAGGAAATATGTGGCAAACTGACGTTCTAAAACTAATCAATGACTGGCTTCACAAATCCAAACTAATAGATTCAAGGTACTGGTCATGTCCTACATTGGATAATCCTATGTTAAAGCAAGGACTAACTGGTTACAATAATTTCCGAGGATACTACAACCCTCTAGTGTCTGCAAAGGAGTTTATGCATTACTCTTGGGGACTACCTAGAGCGTCGGGAAAGTCAGTGTTTATTAAAGAAATGCTAGATAACATGAATCCTGATTCTGTTAGGATAGATAAACACGCAAAGACACATTTTGTAGAAATAAGAGGCTTAGGAAAACTACTTATTTTAATTGACGAGTATCCTCCAACATGGGAAATTTTAGAACACTATACAAGAGGAATGCCTAAAGATATTCTTATTGTAAAAATAGAAACACCAAAGCTGGCATAGCTCAACTGGAAGAGCACTCCGCTACGAACGGAGAGGTTGTAGGTTCGAGTCCTGCTGTCAGTGCCATTTTAAGGAAAACATGAATATGAATTGTGAATGGTACACTCCACCTTATATTATAGAGAAAGCTAAACTTGTACTGGGAACTATTGACTTAGACCCTGCTAGTTGTGAATATGCAAACCGCACTGTCGGAGCTTCAAAAATTTATACTGCTGAAGATTCTGGGCTTGAAAAGCCCTGGATTGGGAGAGTCTGGTGTAACCCGCCTTACTCCACAAAGCTTTTAAAGCACTTCACAGCGAAGTTCCTAGCCGAATATCAAAACGGTAACATGGCAGAGGGGATTATGCTAACCAATGCCGGAACAGATACATTATGGTCTGTACCTCTGCGCTCTGGACTACAAGCCTACACAACTGGAAGACTTAGCTTTATGCTACCCGATGGGACTTACAAAGGTAAAGGCTCTAGGGGTTCATGTTTTACTTACTTCGGGAACAACAAAGAGAAGTTTATAGAAACGTTCTCAGACATTTGTTGGTTTCCAAACCTTTGACGACTTGGAAATTCGCTACCGAGGTGTCAATAACCCCTGTGTAAAAGCAGGGGTTTCTTTTTATTTAATAAAGGATATATAGATATGCCAGCCCCAATCGCTTTCTTTACAATCATGATGGCTTTCGCATTAGGCTTTGTTATAGGATCAGGCGTCGAAACTAACGCAGACTTTGAGTACAAAGCAACGCTAGTTAAGCTAGAGTCTTATAATAGCTTTTGTGAGCTTAACGGATTTGGAGAGTTAAAGTCTTACAACAGACATACCTTTACGTGTAACTCAGGCAAAGAGATACCTATAAATCTACTACTAGGGCGCGACTAAATGATTTCAGCGGTAAAAATGTGTAAAAGACCAAGCACTTATAGACTAAATATATCCACTACAATTATACCTAAAGTACTGTATTACAAAAAGAGTATAATTTATAGGTTTTATTTTAACTGGTTCGGAACCTGGTATGACATTCAAATTAATTATTAAATCATTTGCAAAATAACCCATTTCAGCGTATAATATACACATATTAAGAAATGAGGAAAACGAATGTTTGTTGAAGTAGAAGTAAAGATTACTAAAACAGTACAGGTAGAGGTTGACGATGACCTGTCTATTTCAGAAGCTTACGAAAAAGCACAAAACGTAGCAGAAGAAGAGCTTAACTGCCCACTATATTGGGATTTCGAAGTTAGGGCTATAGACCTTAGCTCAGAGAAGTTTATAAATTCTGAGGTAATACGTTAGCCTTATAAAACGTAGAGTGATTGACCCCACTATAATAATCCGAGCCGAGCCGGTCAGGTCTATAATACTAAACTTAGGGAGTGCACTTCCTAGGGTACTCATGCAGAGATGGTGTAGTGGTAGCATAATACAGCAAACAAGGTATTCTGTTTGGAAGAATACTTGCAGCAACTATTTAGCTTTCTTCTCATAAAAGATTGGCGGAGGTTCGATTCCTTCTCTCTGCTCCAAATTATTAAATCATTTGCTAAACAAGTTAATTTAACGTATAATATACACATATTAAGAAATGAGGAAAGTGAATGAAAATTGTTGAAATATATTGTGTTGATTATTGTGGGTATACAGAGACTTACGAAGTACCTGACGATGTTCCAGACTGCCACGCAGAAGACTGGTCAGAAGAGAAATTCTTAGAAGACTTTACTTCTCAGTTTGACTTGATGGGGGTAGGTGACGGCGAGTACACAGATTCGGACAATTTAGATGAAGACGGTGAGCTAATCGACGACCAAGACGTAACAACAATATCAGCACGGTTAGTTTTATAAGATTGGGGCTTACTTGCAGTTTAAGCAAGCCCTCAGTACCCGACTAGAGGACGGGGTGTAATCCTCTAGGGCACGTCAAAGCCAAAAATGTCAGCCGTAGCTTCGGCTATATAATAAAGTTAGGGTGTAGTGCATTTGATCTCCTTTGTGTTTGTTAAATGGTAAAAGTGCTGACTGTCCACCCCAGTCAGCCACTTTTTATATAGATATTTGGTATGCGCTTATGTTGTGATGCGGGTATCCAAAAAAGCCACATCTGCAAGTAACGCAGTTCTTGACTTTCGTAGGTCGAGTAGTCTGGATAACTAGTGGACTCTCAGTAGCTGACGCCTAAACCGAGTGCCTCTCCCTACTTTAAGCGCAGACCAAATATTTATTAACGAGGAAGTAACATGAATACTAAAAGAGAATTAGCAGCCATTGCAGTGGCGGCTTACTTAGCTATCTCTGTATTAGGGGATACTCACAATTACCTAATGGCAGCAATCACCTACTTCCTAGCAGCAGGAAACGTAGTTATGGTTGGAACGTATTTAGATAGGGCAGAAGTGCAATGGTAACAGAAACCCCTACAGATGAATACAAGTTTAGAATAGAAAATCGTATAGAACGTTACGGCTTTTTAGGCTTACGTAAAAGATTAGTACCGCAGCTTATACTTACTAGAGCTATACGTAGAAAAGGAGAAATCTGGGAGACTGGAGATCCTCAGTATTCAGTAAACACTCCAATAGGCTATGTAGATGAAGTATACTACAGAGACGTAACACCAGAGGAATTTTTAAATGAGTACAACGTACTTTGCCAGCGACTTACATTTGGGACACAGACGGATTCTTGAGTTCGGTCGTAACTTCCCAGATATAGAAACACACAACAAAACTATCATTGAGGCTATCAATGATACTGTTAAACCCACAGATAAGCTATACCTACTAGGAGACCTAGCATTCAATTCTGAGTTTTGGCGACTTTCAGCATTGCACTGTGAAGACATTATAGTAGTGCTAGGAAATCACGATTATCCTAGTAAAGTTCATTTAATACAAGAAGCACTTCCAAACGTAAAACTAGCAGGATGCTTAGAAGACCGCTGGAAGGGTTTTGGTAAAGTTCTTATTACGCATATGCCAGTTCACCCTAACCAACTAGAATATAGAGCAAAGCTAAATATTCACGGACATTTACACAGTCATATAATACCAGACCCTAGATATGTAAACGTATCTATGGAACAATTAGAAAGCTGGAAGCCTATTTCAAAAGAAAAAATCATTAGCCAAACAAGCAAAATTAACGTATAATACTTGTATTGAATGATTGAGGAGAACGTTAATGATTAAGTATTACTACAAAGTTGGAACTGGCTTCGCAGGCTGTGACGACGAAGGTATTTTAGAGGCGAAAGACGAAGAAGCGGCAATGGAGCTTGCTCGTCAGTACTCAATCGATAACGCCGAAATGTACGGCATGTACCAAGATGAGGATGCTTTCGGAGACTTGGATACTATCGGAACTCCAATCTGCGAAGACGAGTACACTGAAGAAGAGTTAGAAGACCTAGAAGTTGAAGGATACGAAGACGCTACAGGAGAGCTGGTCTACGAAGTAGAAGTTTACAACGAAGAAGAGCACGGTTGACTAACAGAATAAAATCTCCCGAGCGTAGCGGAACTACGCCATCTCGCCCTAGATGTAGTAGAGTGGTACTGTTGGAATCCAGTATAAAATTCCAAGGTCTTGGGCACTTTCACTTTCACTTAAACGTGTCAAGTTTTGTTACTTTTGTTATATAAAGTATCCCACTGCCGCAGGAACGCGGTCAGGCAGTCTCTGGGTCTGTATAAAATCGGTGTGAGAAGCCGCCAGAGACACTCCATATAATTGAGTGGTTATATGGAGTGTAGTAATTAGGGATTGATCCTCCCATGAACGAGACTAGCTATCTCTTTCGTACTCTCACTCCTAAATAGGGTTAGGTAAGGGGTTCAATTCCCCTTCGCTGGAGAACTTCCGGCGGGTCTGGAGTACTACCAAAACCCGAAAGCTCTTTCCCGTATCTGTACCTACTCTGGTAAGACAGAGTAACAAAAAATCATAGAGAAAGCTTTGTACACTTTCTCGGTACGGTGATTAGAGTTATTTAGTGTGGCTGTGGCAGATTTGGAAATGTCCTAGACTGTGATTCTAGATTATGCGGGTTCGAACCCCGTCAGTCACCCCAAATAACTTTAAAAAAGATTTGCAAAACAACATATTTCAACGTATAATATACACATATTAAGAAATGAGGAAAACAATATGGCTTGGGATTTAAACGGTCTTATACACCCAGATATGATGATTCACGTTGAAAAAGTTGCTCAAGATAAAGACTTTTACCACGTTATAACAAAGAACAAACGAAGAGTCTCCATTCCTAGAGTGTCATTTGAGACTAATGACCCTGTTATGCTACAGAGACTTTTCACTCAGGTTAACAAATCTATATACATTCAATCACTGCACAATGTTGTGCTACTAAGGAAAAATTAATGAAAGTAAGTAAAGAAAATCAAATTATCGGTGCGGTATCACTCATTGTAACAATCCTTACGTGGATAGCGTATGGATTTAACGCAGCGCTAGCCTTGTTTATCTCTGCTAACGTAGCAGTAGCAATAAAAGATTACTTTACTGGTGGTGATATGGAGTTTAGAATCCGTGCCTATCGGTATAGAGAGAAAACCTTTAAAGGCTTCCTAGGCTTTGTAGCAGTAATCTTCTGCATAATCTGGGCAGTATCAAATATTTACTTAGCATTGTTTTATTTGCTAATCCCAATTTCCGAGCATATTACAGCATTAAAAGGAATCAAAAATGAACAAACTATTTAACGCAATGACGCACGCTAACTCATTTACAGAGAATAGAGCAGTAACAAACTCTACATCAGGTTCATTCCTAGTAGACTTATTCGGTCGTGCAGGTTCTAGCCGTGGAACTAACCTAGTAGGTGAATTCTTACAGGCTTTTAAAGAAAACCCAGACTTGGCTATTCGCTTAGCTCTGTATACACGTGACCCTCGTGGTGGTTACGGTGAACGTAAACACTTCCGCCAATGGATTACACAAATCCTTAAACTGGTCGACCTAGAAACAGGTAAAGCCATTGTATCAAAAATCCCTGAGATTGGTCGCTTCGACGACCTAATCCCAGTAATTGAACTTGGTGGAGACATTAAGGCACACGCTATCACCGTATGGCTACGCGCTATTGCGGTTGAGAAAAATGCTCTAGCAGCTAAGTGGATGCCTCGTAAAGGTACAATCTTCGGAGAGGTGCGCCGTCACCTTGGCGTTCCGCCAAAAACTTTGCGCAAGCTGTTAGTTGAAACTACTAACGTAGTTGAGACTCAGATGTGTAATCGTGAGTGGGATCAAATTGAGTACGGTAAGTTGCCTTCTCGTGCTCAGTTACTTTATCGCAAAGCGTTTGCTCGCAATGACGGTGAAAGATACGAAGAGTATCTATCCGCCCTTGAAAAGGGCAAGGATACGGTTAACTCTAGCGTGCTATATCCTTATGAGATTGTAGCAAATAGTTCAGGGCAGCTTCGAGAAGCTCAATGGAAAGGTTTGCCAGATTACGTGGGCGAAGGCAGCTTTTTGCCTATGATAGACGTTTCAGCGTCTATGTGTGTTGCAGCTGGGAATACTAAATTCACTACTATGCAAGTAGCAATGTCTCTTGGTATTTACCTAGCCGAGCGAAACAAAGGAGTGTTCAAAGACCAGTTCTTAACGTTCTCTGAACGTCCTAGAATGCAAGAACTTTGTGGTGATACCTTAGAAACTCGTCTTCGTAACCTAAGTAGAGCGCACTGGGGCATGAATACGGATATTAATCGCGCTATGCAAACTATCCTGGATAGAGCCGTTGCTAACGGACTGACTGATGAAGATTTGCCAGATGCGTTAATCGTACTGTCTGATATGGAATTTGACCGTTGCGGTTCAAGCCCTGTATCTGAGAAAACTATTAGAGACTTTGAAGCCTCAGGTTTTACTGCTCCTAAATTAGTGTTCTGGAACATTGCTAGCAGACGTGATAACGTACCAGTTAGAGCTGGACAGAATGGTACTGTTTTAGTATCGGGCTTCTCAGCTGCGGTTATGAAGACAGTATTGTCTGGGGAAGTAGTAACACCTCTAGACATGGTCAAATCCGCGCTGTGCATACCTAAGTACGACTACTTATAAAAGGAGGCTTCGGCCTCCTTTTTTGTATCTGTATAAAAATTCTTCTGTTGACTTCAAGTTATATTTTGATATAATGTAGTCCTAGGAGGAATTTTTTATGTATTTATTAAATTTAACAGGCCTCTAACCCTATGTCTAAAATAGCTAAATACTTAGACATGTTTAGGATATTTCCTAGAATGGTACTTGTAGTATACACAGTAGGTCTTATAATGTCTGTGAATTGGTACATTTCGTATAAGGAAGTTCCTGAAATAAAATGCGACGCAGCAGTGATGCAGGTGGTACTTAATAAAGGGGAAAGTATCAAAACCGCAGAGCTACTAGCTTGCAGACAGGTGGGCGTAATCGGAAGGCCCGTAGGTTATACAGCCCTAATCACGACGATGTTTGGCGCAGGTGCTGTATTTTTTGGCTTCTATACCAATTCTGGGTGGAAATGGAAAGTAGAAGCAGACAAAGATCAGGAGTAAGTATGTTTCTAGAATCAGTATTAGTAATTGCAGGTATTGCTGCAATTCTATATTTTATTAAAAAACGTAGCGCATCTAAAAAAGGCAGTGGTTCATCAGGGTCACCGAATGTACCGCCAGCTACAAAGCCACAATAAGTTAACAATTTCCCCTAACGGCAACTACAATTATATGGTAGTGCAGGATTACGTGTTTAATAGTCCCATTCTAGGGCAAACCTTTACTATTCCTAAAGGGTTTATTACAGACGGAGCTTCTATCCCTAGAATATTTTGGAGTGTGTTTGGAGGGCCATTTTGCCCGAAAAACTTAGAAGCTTCTGTACAACACGATTTTCTTATACATATGAGAGTAGACGGGTCTCAAAGAGACCTGCAATTTTATTCTACTCTAGTCGATAATAACACTGATAAGTGGAAAGCACGCTTAATGTACATAGGAGTGGTTGTCTGGAGGAAAGTGAAAACTTTCTTGACATGAAAGAGGTTTTATTATACTATGTCATTCAGAACACAAATTATAATAGCTCTTATGCTTTTATTAGCGGTAGGGGGCTTTCTTTTTTATAAAGAGATTCAAGAACACGCCGTAACAAAGCAACAGTTAGTAACTAAACAAGCAAGTGTTGATAGGTTAGAAAAGTCTATCAAGGACGTACAAACTCTGCAAGTATTAACAGAGTCAACTGTGCTAGAACTAACTAAAGAGACAAATTCCAACAAGCGAAAGCTATCAGAACTATCAGGTAGGGAAAGTGTTGTGGCGGCAAAGCCAGGTCTCGTAGAAATAAAGCTAAATAAAGCCTTCAATGAGACCCAGCGCGAATTAGGTTGTATTACAGGAGATACTAACTTATGTCAGCAGCAATAGAAAACTTTCTAAGCACAGTCTTTTCGTACTTCCTAGACTATATAGGGGACATTACTGACGCAGTGCTAGATATTACCTTAGTTGCAGTTACTGCTTTAACTCTAACTGGTTGTACCATTTCAACCCCTGAGCAAGTAGAAACTGCTGTATACCATCCCGCTTGGCCAGCACCGTATGAAACGTGCGACGTCGAGTGGAAAATAATGGTAGTTGATAAAGAGCCCTTCGTGGCTCTTTCTTTTGAAGATAATTTAAAAATGGCGGCCTGTACTGAGGACTTAATTCGTTACTTGAGAGAAATGAATATTAAGTTCTGTACCTACAGACCAAAGGAGGACTCAAGGTGTGCTAAAATTCTTACGCAGAAAGAAAAAACCACCTAAGTACATATCTTCGGAAATAAGACTTTCAGAGCAGATAGATGTACAGGGCACTGCCCTGTACCCTGCGTATGTTAATGATATTAAAGATCATCACTACGCATTATTCACCAAAGAAGAACTTTCTAGTGCATTGCACCGAGGTTCTAGTCATAAAGAAGAGTCTATACCAAAGACAGAGTACTGGGTAACTAAACTTATAAAACTAGTACTTATATAACAAGGATAATATGTCTTACCATACACCATCACTATCTAAATTCGCAGTATCAATTGGAAACGAGGGTACTTCTAACACAGTATACCATTACAACTTAATGGGAAGTATAGGGGACGCTTCGGACTATACAGATTTACTAAACACGTTAAGGTCTGCAAGTGAAGCAGACGAAATACATATCCATATTAACAGTCCAGGCGGCCAAGTATATACCGCAGTACAAATAGTTAATGCTATAGAAAATTGTAAAGGAACTGTAATAGGCATTATAGAATCTGCATGTGATTCCGCAGCTACTATAGTATTCCTAGCATGTGATGGATGGTGTATAGAAGACAATACGTTAAGCTTGTTCCATCAATACTCAGCTGGATTCTATGGAGAAGGGCATAAGGTCAAATCTCAGATAGAGGCTACAGATAAGTGGATAGCACAGTTAAACAGACATTACTACTCAGATTTTTTAACAGAAGACGAGCTAGAGCTTATGTTTAATGGTAAAGACTACTGGTTTAACTCTGATGAGATGCGTGAACGGATTGAGAGACTAGTAAAGGCAAAAACAGAAAAAGTACAGGCATTTGAAAAGGTTAAACAGCAAGAAACTATAGAGAATGCTAAGAAAATAATCAAAAACTTGGAGAATACCGATGATTCGGGAGACAATTCATAAATTAAAAGAAGCCCCTAGTAACAGTAGATTATATCTAGGAGCGGACAGCGTTAGATTCGTAGATACTAAAGGTATCGCTTGGGCTAAGATAACTGTTGTTGCAGTTATCCACCTAGCAGGCAGCAAAGGCTGCCAAGTGGTAGGGGAAACTACCAGAGAGCGCGTTTACGATAAAAACCTAGGAAAACCACAACATAGAATGATGACTGAGGTACAAGCCTTAGCTAACATTTATCTAGAACTGGAAAATGCTCTGGTAGAGGAAGGGATTGACTACCCTATCGAAGTACATTTAGACATTGCGTCTGAAGAGCAGTACGGTTCAAATTGTGCGGCGAAGGCCGCTGCTGGGTATATTCTTGGTGTTTGTGGGGTGTCTCCTATTCTAAAGCCAGAGGCATGGGCTGCTTCAACTGCGGCTGACTTATTTCCTAAGAAATTACACAATAAAACTAAAAAAAATTGCTTGCTAAAACAGCCAAATTTACGTATAATATACACATAAATTAATGAAATGACCAAAAGGAAAATTTCGATGTGAATAATTCTGTAAATACTTTCAATAAAGCATGTGCTAGTATTCGTGTTAAATACCAATACGATCTAGATAAAAGCCTAGGACAAAATATGTTAGCTCTGTCCAATGCTCAAGGGTACTACTCACGCAGAGGTCAAAGCCCTTGGGTAAAGCGAGCTTTAACTTGGGCTAAGTCAAAAGACTGCGTATTTTTAGTTATGGAAGTTGACGAGTTCGGCAAGACTTCTAAAGTAGAGCTGGTAGTTAATACTATAGATAAGCAGGATATAGTATACCAAATAGAAGAGTTCCTTAGCTGGTACGAAAGTACCGGATGTAAAGAACTAACAGAGTATATTATACTACCTTATTGGGCTAGTCATGGTGAAATAGACTTAAAAGAACTCGACAAAATACCAGTGCCTATGGCAAAAGCAGCACAAGCAGCAGCGGTTAAAACAGTAAGCAAACAAAAACAACAGGAATCAAATAAAATGAAAAGCCTTTTCGATAAAGTAGTAAACACAAACAAAGACGCAGCAGTTATGGCGGCTCAACTTACAGCCGGTAAAACAGCTAACGATTTCATCCAGAGTAAAATGTATGCGTCATTGCCTTGGTACGCTCGCCTTTTCGCTAAGAAAAAAGATGCGAAAAATAACGGTTTAGCTAAACTAGCAGTAGCTAACGCAGCAGTAGGTCTAGCGCAACACTTTGGTAAAGACGACCCACGTCTACGATACATTTCAGAAGCTATGCTTCAAGACGCGATGGTAGCTATTACACGTGACTCTGATATGGTTGAAAAATTCATTTCAGAAATCACAGCAGCCGTTGCGATTCCAAATGAAATCATGGACAAATTCCAAAAAGAGCGAGAAACAATTTAAAGCTCAGTCACGAAACTCAGGGTAAGCTTCACTCCAGAAAGCTAACCATAAGGAGGTATTGTGACAAAACGATTGTGGATAAAGGTCGCTAAGATATTGGCTATGGTAGTAGGGGTGGTAGTTTTACTACTACTTGGGGTAAGCCCAGAATCTTTACTATTCGCAATCAAATTAATAACAGGTTTATGAAACTAAGTAAAAACTTTACTTTAGCTGAAATGTTTAAATCGGCAACCGCTGACAGGCTAGGTATTGATAATACCACGGATAACCACGTTATCATATCAAATTTAAAATCCTTGGTAGATAACGTGTGGCAGCCTGTTAGAGACCAGTTCGGGCCGGTGGTAATAAATTCAGCTTACAGAAGCCTAGAACTTAATAGAGCGCTTAGATCGGAAGATACTAGCCAACATATTTTAGGTCAGGCCATTGATGGCGAGGCTCTTAGAGCAGGTAACTATGAAGTTGCTGCTTGGATAAGAGATAATCTCGAATTTGACCAGTTAATCCTAGAATTCTATGACCCTGCTAAAGGGGTAAGGTCTGGATGGGTTCACTGTTCTTATGTCGAGGGCAACAACAGAAACGAAGTATTAACCATTAATAGTAATGGTATATTTACGGGGCTGTTAAATTGATTAAAAGCCGAGCGTTTTTCGCTCGGCTCTTTTTGTATCAGGAGTACGTATGGACTATTATGGCGAAATAAGAAAACTAATGTTTGAGTGGGTCGAGAAAGAAAACCTTTCTGCTGACACTCTAGCATTTGAAGTAGAAGAAATCCTAGACGAAGTACAGTGTGAGATGGGTGATGAGTAAAACAATAACATTACCCTTAGATGAGTACGAAGCGCTAGAAACCAATGCTAATAAATATCTGCAACTTAAAAATATAGAAGCGGAGACCGAAAGGCTTGTAGAGGTTCAGGAAACTACTAAAAAGAAATTAAATGATGAAAGAGATAGTCTCTGCCAAGAAGTATCATACCTAAATGCTGAAGCTACAAAACTTAGAGAGCATCTCAGGTCAGAGCAGGCTAATATGCCAGTAGTCCTTCTAGACCATCATAGATACAGCTACATGAGAATAACTGAATTAGTACCATTTAACAAATTAAAGCCCTATTATGAAAACGAGGCAGGGTTTATACGTTTTGTAGAAGAGGTGGAATCTAATGCTAATAGGTCTAAGCACAATATAATGTCCTTTATTTTACTATGTATGCTTTCATTCTTTGCAGGAGCTTTATTACTTTGATAGAAACTTGGGGAAAGAATCGCAGAGCCTTGCAGAACAAGGCTAGTAAGCAAGAAATTTTAACTGCAATCGCGACCAAATTCGGAGCAAAGACCCTTGACATTGGTACTATTCCAAACTCAGAATTGAAAAAATTATTAAATCCTCAAACTAAACAATCAGTTAGCCCCGTTACTAGTCGATTTAAAAAAGACTATGTAAAACAACTCGAAAAAGCCTATCCTACAGTGAAAGGTTTTGAGAAAGCCCCGATTTCGGGATTAAGAGATTTATTAAATTGCTTAACATCATATTACGAGACGCCGCAGTAGCGTTATACAGTTTAATACTGTACGTTATTACAGTGGCTATTTACGCTACATCCGTTGTAGTGTTATCCAATTTCATCGGCGTGCTTTACGCCCTAATAACAGTAACAGTCGCCACAATAGCATTTATTGTTATCTTTAAAGAAACCCTATTTGAAAGTGTTACCGACGAAGGACAAAAAGAACATGACTAAACAAGAAGTAGCGCATACTATGGTAATCCTATTGAGCCTAGATCGAGTTATGATTAAGGACTTAATGAAACTAGACGAGAGTACGCTTAATAAAATGTACTCTGGTTACTTACAAAACGCTAAAAACTATAACCACATCGAAGATAGGGTTAGGGAACAAGAACGTGAAATCCGTCAACTTAAACACGCATTACAATCAGAACCTGCCACCCGTTGATATAAAGCTAGAGGTATGGCACAACGATGCCTGGACGGTGGCAACACGAAAAGTATGGGCTTCGTCCAGAAGTGGCAACATTGAATTCAGGGACAGTAAAGACGAAGTGTTCTTTATCCCAAGCAATAAAATTAAATGGAGATATCCTTAATGTTTTTTAAGAAAACTAGAACTAAACGACTAATTAAAAACCGCTACACTAAATCACGCAGACGCCAAAGCACTAATAGACAACTAGAAGTTTGGGATTCTTCGCTACTTGAATGGGTATTCTTAGCAAGTATTCTAGACCAGTTCCCAGACCCGTATTTTGCTAAAGAATATTTTGGATGGAAGGCTAGTACAGTAATGGATACTTTTGCAAATGAAGTCGCTGACTCCCCTGTAGTACGAAACCCGTCAGAGAATATAGCTGACGAATGGCTAGAACGTGAACCTATTAGAGAGCCAGCTGAAATATCCTCATTTGAGAGTGATATCCTTATAAGACCTAGTGTAAACAGCGGGTACTCTTCCAGCACTGACACTTCTAGCAGCGATACCGGATATTCTTCTAGCGATTCATCCAGCCTTAGTTGTGGAGGATTCGATTAATGTCTTTAGATATTTTTCAGCATTTAAAAGAAGAGTTTCAAAACAAGGATGGGACATTTACTCCCGCCTTTATTGAAGAATATATAGTAGAGAGCGATATAGACTACAGATATGTAGCTAAAAAGTTCAATACTAGAATCACTAAATCAGAGGCACTTAGAGCGTGCCAACAGCAATTCGAAACAATTTCATTTCGCCCTAGTAGAGAGTACGAAAATGAGGTGAGTTTTAAAGACTTCCAGGCTCACTACGAATTTGGAAAGTACCCTAACACTAGAGGCTGGATTACTTATTTTGAAAAAGCCATTGGTGAAGTACTGACTAGAGAAAAACTTTATGAGTACATTAGAAAACTTAGCTAACGAGATAGAAAGTCGCAATCTTGCTATTCAAGAAATAGAAGCTATGTTAGAAGAGATTACTCTAACTAGGCAAAACATAGACCTTGCTAGATACTCTATAGAAATAATGAAGCGAGAAAGGCTAGAGTTAATAGCTAAAGCAGTTACGCTGCAAAATTTACACTTTTACCGAGAAATGAAAGAAGAAAACGACTTGCCAAAACGCTCTTAATTTCGTATAATATATACATAAATTAAGGAGAACAAATGAATACGAATACATTTAGAGAAGTTAACTTTTTCCGCTGGCTCTGTGAAGATGACCAAGAAGATGATATAAAAGAGCTTGTGTCACTTTGGAAAGATGGGGAATACGAACACCTTGTAAACGTGTGGGGAATGCCCCGCTATTTAGCACCTAGAGAGGAGCGGTAAATGATTGTAGTAAGTAATGCATTAGGTCACCAAGTACCTGTTGATTTTTGGAAGTTTCCCGCAGGTGAAGTAGGTGTTCGGGTTATACCTAAAAACCTACCAGACCAGCTAACGGTATCTGTAACTGAGGATTATAGCTCAGAAACTATTATGCAATTGCTAATGCTTAGCGATGCTTTAAGACGAGCCAATCATAACGTTACGCTGATATTGTCAATACCATACTTGCCGTACTCTAGACAGGATAGAGTATGCTCCAAAGGGGAATCTGGCGGGAAAGCGCTTATTATTAAGTTACTCAAAAACAGCTATAATAACATAGTGACTTTCGATGTACATTCTGATACACACAGTGGTTACTACGACAACGTCCATCAAGATGTTGAAGAGTTAGTATCGCACCACAAAGCTACAGCGTTAGTATTCCCTGATAAAGGAGCTAAGGACAAGTATTACAAGCTTCTACCTAATAAGTTAAAGTGCGAGCTTAAAATCTTATACGGTACTAAAGTTCGCAACGAGTCGGGGGAGATTACAGACTACAAAGTATCTGATATTGATAAACTCACTAAAGATGATGTGGTACTGGTAATAGACGACATTTGTGACGGTGGACGTACTTTCATTGAGTTAGCTAAAGTTCTACCAGAAGTTAAGAAAAAGATTCTTCATGTATCTCACGGTATCTTTTCAAAAGGCGTTGAAGTGCTAACAGAGCACTACGACGAAATATTTGCAGAAAACAAGGTAAAATCGCATGTTTAAATTAAACCCTTTACTAATTACTGATGGTTATAAACTAGACCACAGAAGCCAGTACCCTGAAGATACAGAAGTTGTATATTCTAATGGTACTCCTCGAAGCAATAAAATATTCCAACAAACATGGCCTAAGCACGATGGTAAATACGTTGCCGTAGGTATGGAAGCAACAGTATTATATTTTATTAAAGAGCTATTCGATGAAAACTTCTTCAAGCAAGACCGAGACGATGTATGTCCTCAGTATAAAGAAGTTGTAGAAGATGCTCTAGGACCAGGTGCTATTACTCTAGATCACGTATACGCTCTACATGACCTAGGCTACTTGCCAATTATCATCAAGGCCTTGCCGGAAGGTACTGTTGCTAAAATTAAAGTGCCGTTCTTAACTATTAAAGACACATTACCTGAGTTTTTCTGGGTTACTAATTACCTAGAAACTCTGCTATCAGCGGTTACTTGGAAGCCTATTACTAATGCTACAATTGCACGTGAATTCCGTATTCTAGTAGATGAATACGCAGCTCGTACAGGTTGCTCTGATATCTCTACAGAGCTACAGTGCCATGACTTCTCAATGCGTGGACTATCTTTTGTAGAAGACGCAGTATTTGGAGCAATGGGTCACATGGTGTATTTCAACGGTACAGATACATTGCCAGTGAAACAAGCGCTAAAATACTTCCACAATGCAGACCCAATGACAGGTGTTACAGTACCAGCTACAGAACACTCTGTAATGTGTATGGGCTCTAAAGATAAAGAAATAGATACGTTTGAGCGCTTGCTTAAATTATACCCTGCTGGTATTGTTAGTATCGTGTCAGACACTTGGGACTTCTGGAAAGTTCTTACTTCTTACACAGTTCTGCTTAAAGAACTTATCGAAAGCAGAGAAGACATTGTAGATGAAGACGGTAACGTACTAGTGCCAGGACGTACAGTGTTCCGTCCAGATAGTGGAGACCCTGTCAAGATTCTTACTGGTTATAAGCCTAGTGAGTATCGTGAATCTGGAGGTGTTTACTACTGCCGTAAAACTGGTAAAGAGCTAGCGGAGCATGAGATTAAAGGAGCGGTTGAAGTTTTGTATGATATCTTTGGAGGTGACGAAACCGAAGAAGGCTTCAAAATTCTTAATAGCTCAGTAGGTCTTATTTATGGTGACTCAATCACACTTCACCGTTGTGAAGCTATTATGGCTCGACTAGCTGCTAAAGGTTTTGCATCATGCAACGTTGTATTCGGTATCGGTTCTTACACATACCAGTACAATACTAGAGACACTCTAGGAATTGCGTTTAAGGCTACGGCAGGTACTCGTGGTGGTGAGCATGTAGAACTGTTCAAAGACCCTAAAACTGATAATGGTACTAAGAAATCAGCTAAGGGCTACCTAAAAGTTATTGATGGTGAGCTGTACGACCAGCAACCTAACGATGATGGTGGTGACTTAGAAGTTATCTTTAAGAATGGTAAAATGGTTCGCAAAACGTCGTGGAATGACGTGCGTATGAGGGCGATGCTATGATTGATTTTAAACTAGGAAATGCAGTTTCAGCGTTACTAGAGGGTGAAGTAGAGTTTTTAATGCACTGCTGCAATTGTCGAAACAACTTTGGCTCCGGCATTGCTAAGGAAATCAGGGAAAGGATTCCCAGTGCATACGAAGCGGATACTGTACACTACAATGCTAACGATAAGATACTAGGAAGTATGTCTACAGACGGTAGAGTTTTAAACTTATACGGTCAAGACTACTTTGGTGGAAAATCTAGCTTAATGAACGATAACTTCGGTAGGCAGTTAAGTTACATGGCTCTAGTAGAGGCCATGTTAGAAGCTTCAAGGTACGCTCCAAAAGGCTCTACTATTGCTGTACCATATTTAATGGGTAGTGATAGAGCTGGTGGTAAGTGGGAAATAGTTATTACTCTATTAGAGGAAATTTTTATCGACCACAACGTTATAGTATATAAATTACAGTAAGGAGGCTTCGGCCTCCTTTTTGTCTCGTTAAATCACTTGATAAATAGCTTATTTTAACGTATAATACTTGTATTGAATGATTGAGGAATAATAAATGAACAAAGAAAACCTTTTAAAACTAGCAAAATTTCTAGACGGCTTGCCAGAAGACTACAAGCGCTTTGATATGGAAGACTGGGTAGCTTCAGAGAACGGAACACTTTGCCCTGATGAAATAGAGGATGTAGATATTAAAGCCTGTGGTTACGCCGCGTGTGCTATCGGTCATGCTCCTCAAGCTCTAGGACTAAGTATCGAAGAGACTAATATGATTCCTATGTGGGATATTTTCATAGAGAACTATTTTGGTATTGATTACCGGTCTCAAGAGTGGATGTTTGGCTACGAATGGAAAGATGTAGATAATACTCCAAAAGGAGCAGCGAAACGCATTAGATATTTCCTAGAAAACGGTGTACCTGACGAATACTCTGAGCACGATGATCCTAAAAAAGAATTACTTAAAATTTACAAGGACTACTAATGACAATAGCAGAACTTCTAGTAATCCATACACCCTTAAGTGAAGTGGCAGCGAAGGCTGCCGTGCTTAAAGAAAAAGAGATTACTATAAAGGGTAAATCCCATAACTTAATTTTCTCAGACCTTTCAGGAATAAAAATATCTTTTAACAAAGTAATTTCAGTACTAAACCCATTTGACATTTCAATACTGGAGAGCCGACAAAATGAACAAACTAATTAAATTTTTAGAAGAAATGATTAAGGCTTCTGAGAAGGCTACTATCCCTTTAGACATGGGGTACTGGTATTGTGGAAGCTCTTGCTGTTTAATAGGTGACTTGACAGTTTACAGAGACCCAGGTAATGCGTCCTCAAACCTTGCTTGCATAGCAGCAGCTAGCGAACTAGAAAACCTATTTGAGGATGTTCTAGAAGACGCGGGACTAAGGGTGGCAGAAAGTATCTATAGGTCTACTTACATGGCTAGACGTGCAATGGCGTACGAGTCTAAGTTCTTCACAGACGATGATCTAAAACACCCCCACTTAACAGAAGACCATAATAACAGAGCAATGGCTATCAACTTCATTAACCTTATTATATTAAAGTTGAAAAGGCTATGATTACCCTTAACATTCCATGTGTATGGAAATAATTCTAGGCTTAGTATGACTTTGAACTAGAAAACTACTTCGACGAAATAAAGCCAGTATTTAAAAGAACAGGGCTATATTACAATAGGGTACTGTTGGTTTGAAACGAATGGAAGAGCTTACGTATACGAGCCGGAAAACTTCTTTTATGAGCTATGTAGCACTAGAGCGAGATATTGAAACACCTGTACGACTAGGTCTTAACAAAAGACCAAATAACGCGATACGAGCAAGAACTAAGATACCGAGATTTGAAGCAAAAAACATTGAGACGCATAGTTCAATTCAAAGATAAAATCGCTTGCAAATCTACTTAATTTTAACGTATAATATATGTATTAAATAAATGAGGAAATCCGAATGAAAGTTTTGAACGCTGTGATTAACGCTATGGAAGAAGTCGTTGCTAGGGATAAAGAGCTTAGCATGGCAGTTTTCTACGAACACGAAGAACTACTTAGCAAAAGCACGACCATCCATAACTGTGAAACTGCTGCCTGTATCTGCGGTTATGCAGTACTAGACCCTGAAGTTTCGAGACTGGTAAAAGATACTAACCCTGATGAAGTATGGCTTCACGTGGGAGACGAGGTGGGGGAGACCGTTTCAAACTCTATGTTTGGCAGTTGGTGGAAGAATAGAAAGACAGATGCCGAAGCCACTGATGTTTTGAACCCTTTATTAGAACATCCTCATTTAAACACAGAATCTAATGCCGAGACAGCATTAGACTACCTTAAACAAGTAAGAGAATTATTAGCATGAAGAACTTTATTATCGAAGACACAGAAGAAAACCTAGAAGCCCTGAAAAGCTGTTTCTTTGAACTATACAGAAATATATATGGTAAAGCAGGAGAGGACGAAGTACTAATCGCCAGTGTTGAGAACAACGTTCTAGTAGAGCTAGAGTACTGGGTTCTTGACGGTGAAGATTTCCCATACATAAAAGACGCTAAACCCGCCACACTGAAAGAACTATTGGAGGCTACTAATGCGCTTAACTAAAAAACAAGTTGTTGATGCAATCGATGCGGTTGTAGCGCAGGGATGTTTAGGGCAGGACGCTGAAGGGAACTGTCTATATGCAAATCCTAGCAATCCAAATATCAATTGTGTCGTTGGTAAGTTGCTAACTCCAGAGCAAAGAGAACTTGCCGATCTTACTGAAGTGGATTCTAGCATAGACTGGGTTAACCGTGAACATGGATTTTTCGACCCAGAAGATGTTCCATTGTTAGTTGGTCTACAAGCAGTACACGACTTAGCTAACGATCTGGACGGTTTTAAAAAAGAAGTGAAAAAAGTTGTAGAGGAGTATTTTGGTGAGTAAACGATTAACTAGAAAGCAAGTTGTTGATGCAATCGATGCAGTTGTGGCACAGGGATGCCTAAGCGTTAATGAGCAGGAGAGATGTTACTACGAAAGCCCAGACGACCCAAATATCAACTGTGTAGTAGGCAAGCTTCTTACTCCGGAGCAAAGAAAGCTAGCAGATAATACTCCTAGTGATACAGCAGTAGAATCAGTACAGGAAGTACACGGTTTCTTTGACGAAGAAGACGTACTAATGTTAATGGCACTACAGTCAGCGCACGACTTAGCTGTCGACCTTGACTATTTTGAAAAAGAAGCGAAGAACGTTGTAAGGAGATATTTTGGTGAAAGCACTAACTAAAGAAAGCGTTACTAAAGCGGTACAGGAAGTAATAGACCAAGGTCTTATCCTTAAAAATGCCTACATTTCCAGCGACGGCAAACATCGCGATGTTGTAGGCTATCTACTAGAAGATAAAGAGCTACATGCCATTTTAAGTAATAATGCTAATGGGCTTCCAATAGGTGTTATTGGAAAGCACCTCCTAGGAACTGAACCTGAAGGGATTCTATCAGCGTTGCAGTTTGTTAATGACACCGCTACGAGTATGGACAATTTCAAAGCTCGCTGCACACGAATAATCGAGGAATCGTACCAATGAAACCAGTAACTAAAGAAAATTTGTTAGAAGCTATTCAAAAGGTAGAGAAGCAGGGCAAGCTAACTCATTATGAATATGAAGATTCTACAGGCTGCCGCTGTGTTATTGGTCACTTGATGGATGACCAAGAGTTGGCTAAACTAAAAGAAGCTGGGTTCAATGATTTCTCTATTGGAGCATTTCTTCTTGAAACCAACTCTATCAACGTGTCTGTTAAAGACAGACTTATTTTAGCAAAACTTCAAAGCCTGAATGACATTGAAAAACTCCCAGTAGACGTATTTGCAAAAGAAGCTAAAGAATTAGTAGAGGAGCTGTTTAAATGAAACCAGTAACTAAAGAAAATTTGTTAGAAGCTATTCAGAAAGTAGAAGACCAAAACAGACTTATAAAACGAGCATACATAGGCAGCGGAGGCTGCCGCTGTGTTATTGGTCATTTGATGGATGATTACGAAATAGAGTATATTGTAAATACAAACCTACAAAATAGAACAGTAGACGCTCTAAGCTTAGATTTAACAACTAGAGAGTTAATAACTCTATCCGATTTGCAGGTACTAAATGACCATAGTCAGTCTGTGAAAGAATTTATGCAAAAAGCTAAAAGCTACGTGGAAAGACACTATGAACTTACAGAAAGCGCTTGAAAAAGTTAAAGAGCAAGGCCGTCTAGTACAAGGTAAGTACGTTGACTCAGACGGATGCCGTTGCATCATAGGTCATATGCTTACAGATGAGCAGATTGAAAAGGTAGTAGAAGCTGAACATAATGCCGCCAATATTAATGTTATAAGTTACTTGTTAGATATAGAAATAACTGCATTGATGGTAGTAGCACAACGCATTAATGACCAAGCTGAGTGCATTGAAGACCTAGAAGAAGCACTTAAAGAAGCGGAGGAATAATTATGTGGTTTGAAGCAATAAAGCGAGGTATTTGTTTTCCTATATCCACTATTAATACTCATGTTATACAGCAAGCAGTTATTAATCTAGGTGGTGGAAAATATGTGGATAGGGAAAGCGTTTCTTGGTGGATTAAAAACTACTACAAATCCCCTAAGTGGAAAATTATGCTCATTAGGCTATTAATTCTAATTAAAGTCGGAGGGTATAAAAAGCTGCGCAAAGAAGCTGTAAGAGTAGAAAATAAGATTTCTACTATGCCTGTAAGCTGCCCTGATCTAATGCCTGATAGATATATTTGCCCACAGTTAAAAATAATCTACGATATTCCTGTAACTTCAGAACAGCTTAGAGACATTCTTTTAAGTATGAAATGTCCTAATGTCTCAACCAGATATAAGTCTCTATGGGTTGAAGCAGGAGAACCAGATACTCCAGAAGGGCAAAAGGCTAGAGAAGAAATCATACGGTTTATGCGAGTAAACTGGAACACCTTGAGGATAAGACTATGTATTTAAGAGCACTATTAGTAGGTATTTGTATAGCCGTAAAAGGTGACAGACCTAACCTTAGTTCGCCTATTGTTAAACAAGCCGTCATTAATCTAGGCGGCTCTCAATACGTTGAGCATAAGGAGAACGTGTGGTGGATTAAAGACTACTACAATATTCCTTGGTGGAAAGTTGTTATTACTAGAATCAAAATCCTGAACCGAGTGAATGGATTGAGTGCTTTGAAAGAAGAAGTCGAAAGACTAACCGAGCTTGAACAAAGAAGCTATGTACCTTTTACTCCCCCCTTTCATTTAAGAAGCGACGATTACCTGTGCCATCAAATAGCTGAGTATATAACCCCTTCAGGTACTTTAGGTAGTGTAGGAAATCTCGGCCAAATCCTCCATGAAATGGGGTGTCCTGGCATAGACCCAGCAGAACACTATTGGGTCAAAGCTGGTAGTCCAAATACAGAAGCAGGTAGAAAGGCTAGGAAAGAGATTATACAATTTATTATAAAACATTGGTACAGCATTAGAATGATGCTCATAGCGAGGAATAATCCTAATGTTTAACGCATTAAGATATGGTATTTGTACTGAGTTCTTTGGAGTTAGCTGTCCTCTAGTCCGACAAGCTGTTGTAAACCTAGGAGCTGGCGACTACGTCGCCTACACCAGTGCTACTTGGTGGATTAAAGGTTACAAAGATATGTCTAAGCTAGAAGTAATGTACACCCGATGGAAGATACTAAGAAAAGTCGGAGGATTAAAAGCTATTAAAGCAGAAATAAAAAAGATTAATAGAAGTTGACAGCACCATGAAAGAATCATACAAAGTTAAAATAAAGCAGTTCTGTAATAAGTATAAAAACCCTACAGAGCAAATTTTAGATAGTACTAGAAAACGCTTTCGTGCTGATAAGCTGCACCTCTCGGTTAAGGAGTGTTATGAAGCGTTCGTAGAACGAGTAAGCGCAGAAGAGTTGAAAGACCCTACCAACCCTCCTAGCTGGACAAGCTGGAAGTATGTAGTATATTTTAAAGAGAGCTATAAGGAGTATTTTAAGAAATGAAAGAAGCCTACAAAGTTAAACTAAGACAGTTTTGCAACAAATTCCCAAACCACACTCAAGAAATGCTGTTAAAGCATATGCAAGTCACACAACGCTTGTTCAAGGAAGATAAGGAAAGAACTGTTAAGCAAAAATACGACCGATATCTTCAAATCCTAGAAGAAAACAAAGTCGACCGAAAAAGTAACCCAAGTTACACGTCTTGGTCATATGTTGTTTACTGCAAAGAACCATTTGAAGCATTGTGGTCAGAACCCATTGGTGAGTAAAAGAAAAATACTTTACATGGAGAAAAAAATCTGCTACAATATTAACATCTTCTAGAGAGTTATATGACTCTCTATTGATGTGAGCTTTAGCGACTTCTTAGTCGGTTTGGCTCAAAGTGGGGTGCGACTCTGTTTAAAGCACACCCCAAAAAACTTTGACAAGCCTAACCAATACTAAGAAATAGACGCTTTAAGCGAACACAACAAAAAGATTTTATTGCCATAATTGTATCTATCGAAAAAGTACCAATTTTAAAATTTTGAGTATCAAAAAACTAGGAGGGATAGTTATTTATAGTTATACTTATAGCTATATCAGAGGAATGTTTCCCCACTTAATCCCAAATCCATCCCAACCTTCCCCGACCCTTCCCAACATACGGCCCTGGACTCGCCCCGCCCGCTGCCTTTCCAACTCTAGCCTAGACTTCTCCCTAGACTCTACTATACTTCTATTACACTTCTGCTATATCCTCGCCCACTCTATGCCTTCGGCATTGTTCCGGCGAGAACCTTAGCAACACTTACCCAAATTCTTTCCTCGATGCGGATTACACTTGTATCCCAAATCCCTCCCAACCTTCCCCTAGGTCTATTACACTTCTACCCATAACCCGGCCGTTTACGGCCAAGATTGGGTTTGCAACATTTTACCCTAATCCGCCGCGAAGTGGCGAAATTTGGGTTTGTAGCCTCGCAAGCAATTTTTTAGCTTTTTCGGAGGCGCAGGTCGTAAACGACCGTTAGGCGCGACTAAAATTCCCCGAGTCTTTCCCAAAACCCACCCTAGCCTCACCAGTTTCTTACTAAAAATCACTTGCAAACGGGCTCAATTCCGCGTATAATACATGTTATAGATGGGAAAGGGCTCGCCGCGGAGCGGCGCTAGCTGGGACGTCCCAACTTTTTGCGAGTGCGCTTATACATGAGAATCGAGCTGAGCGGCACTAGCAAAGACAGCCAATAGTGCCCCGATACCACCCCTAGGATAATACTAACTGCATCCGCCCAATTGAATACTCTACCCTGATACACCTCTAGGTCATACATTACTACAGTCGCTCTGTCGCCTGCGAAGTAGGCTAGATACCCTAGAAGGGTTAATACAGTCCAAATTCCAACAATAACATCCATTATGCACGGTCTCCTAGTTTTACAAGAGCAGCCGCTAATTCTTCTATCGCATTAGCACTAGCCCCAGAGAGACCCGCTAGTTTACCAGACTTGACTCCTAGCATTGCCTCGACCGCAGAAATGTACTGAGTTTTATTAATGCGCCCCGTGGAAGCTTGTACCTTAACAGGCTTAACATACTCTCCTAGAGCCACCAGCTTAGAGATAGCAGAGCGTTCCGATACTCCAAGCGCCTTCGCCGCTTGCGCAGCATCGTAGCCGTTAGTTTTGTAAGTCTTAACTAGTTGAGCAGATTTTTGTTCGTTCCACATATTCGTTCTTCCTCATTCATTCAATACAAGTATTATACGTTAAAAAACGTCTCGAATCAAGTGTTTTGTTAAATCATTTGCCCTCCTAGACTATTTTTGATATACTGAAACCTATGAATATACTAAACTTAGAAAAGGGTGTCTCACTCTACGAGATAAACAACGAATTTTATTTTGACCTTGAAGAATTTGCAGAGAAGCTAGGTTACTCAGAGCCTAAGCGAGCAATACGAGATTTTCTTAAGCGTAATGCTGATTTACGTATCGAGAGTGCACCGTGCTCCGACGGACGTAAATTGTATGCTGAGCAGGTTCTTTACTTCTTTTTAATGCGATCTGATATGCCAACAGCAAGAGAATGGCAGCTTTACGTCTGTTCCGAGATCCTACCTCTAGTTAGAAAAACAGGGGTAGCCGCTTTAAAGAGACTTGCTGCTACAGAGGTACTGACTAAAAATAAACTGTCACCGGATTTGTACTCTGAAATAGAGGCGCTGGTGGGTGACAAGACTGAACAATTTTTAATAGACAACAACGCCTACAGGGTTCTCGGCTACCTCCCTCCTTCGGAGGTCAAACCGGCCGGATGGTCTTTAGCTGAGTTCTGGGAGTATGTAGAAGATGAGGGTATATATAACTTTGACACTATATATTGCGCAAAGTATCATAATTCTTATACTCTAGATGGTAAATGGTACGCATTTAAGCCTGATATAAGATTCCCTGAAAAGCCCAAAATAAGCCAAGAAATCCCTTGCTTTTCCGCTATAAACCTTATATAATATGCGTATAAGTTGAATTAACCGGAATAAGCATGACTAAGACAGATATAGCCAATCAGATTTGTACTCACTTAAACATTGCCGCCCCTAGCCTCAGTGCTGCTAAAAAAGACGAACTCCTGCTCTTGGCAGAGGCGGTCGGTCTAGTACTAGGTCAGAATCGTACTCTGGCGACGGGCACTTCGCGCCCGTCTACTTCCACCAGCACAGCACGCCCGTCAGAAGCTGTAGTGTCTGCTGAAGATTGGGACAAGCCGCCATGGTAGTCGGATTAGTACTCAGGGTAGCTCACACGTAGGGGCAGCGGTCGGTTTAGTACTAGTCGAAATCGTACTCTGGCGCAGGTCGCTGCGCTCCCGGACAGGGGTAAACCCCCGATTTTTCGGTAAATTTATTTGTCGAAAAATAAGGTTACTTTGCGAATGCGAATCATTTGCATTTAGATTCAAAAAGTTAAATACGAATCATTTGCATGTAGACTTGTTTTTTGTGTCAGGGTATGGTAAAATCGGCGCGGTTGAATGCGAATCATTCTCATTTAGATTACGTGGTCTGACCAGTTAAAAAGTGCTTGCGTTGACGTGTAGACCTGTTATACTGTATAGGTGGGAATCCGTGTGCCGGAGCGGCGCGGTTATGCAAAAAAGTGCATAAATATGCACTTTTTATTCACTTTAGTTTACATATAAGGTCGCATCCTTTCTACGTCGTCTTTTGTCCAAGTAAACGTATGTTTGTTGGCGGCTGAATTAGCTAAGGCGACGTTTTCAAGAGTTACACCCTGCGCTAGTATTTCTTTGGTCAGAGTTTCACCATCCTCTATGCCTGTTAATTCCTCTAGCATAGTTATTTTTGCTTTCATGCTTAGCTGTCAAGCTTTTTTACAATTTTCATAGCTTTTTTAAATTTCATCTTCATTTTCTCCAGTTGTAAGTATTGGGGGGCTTGCGCCCCTATTATTGATTAGATAGCTATTTTAAAAATTTCGCGACGGGCTTTTACTACTAAAGTGCCTCTTCCGTCGTGTTCTTTGATCCGCTCTACGGTAGCTTGCAAAGCCTCCCCCCATGTGCTAGGTTCTCTAGTAGTATTGAACCAAAATTCTGCTTGTGGTAGGTAGCGAGGCTGCACCTCCATTTTGCCTACGAACGCAAAGCCCTTGCTACGGTCTTTATAATCACGGAAAGACTTGTTTAGTCTGCCCTCTGCACGGTAGTCATTATTCAGGTCAAACCCTGCCAATAGAGGCACTAGGTACTCTCCCTCACTATCAAAAGAGTTATCCAGCGATAGCTCAACTGTATAAAGTTCCTCCATGCTGTCTAGAGCAGCGGCCACCTTTGCCAAGTCGTCACCCTCTACAGGTCTAGGATAAACGCAATCTACAGTACCAGCCACAAAAGAAGAAGTTTTCATATTTTTTACCCCGTTATTAGTGTCTTGGCGGTATTGCCTCGACTTGTTTATAGTATACAACGGGCACACAAAAAAGCAAGCGCTTTTTTGAAATTAATTTTACTAAGTGCAGTATGCAAAAAGTTCACATAATAAACTGGTAGTATCAATGTCGCTCTGCTCTGTCTCATCGCTTTCAGAAACATAGCTCAAGTGTAGCCCTAAAATGGGTTGTAGTTCATCAACCGCGAAATCCTCCTCCGCACTACCCTCTGCATCGAATAACGCTTGGAGTATCTCCACACTTTGTTGTGTACCGTAGTTACGTTTAAATAGGTCAGTTAACTTTTTAACCACTTCTAGTTTGTCTTCTAGTTTCATCATTTGCACCCTGTTTTCTTTCTCAGCCAGTTGTAAAACTTGCGGCGTCTTATTCTGGTAGTGAGAAAATTAATAGTTGATTTTTTCGCATTAATACGATCTATATAATCGTACCCTACTATACTAGCTACCATTATACTAGGTAAATTGAGATATTCTTGCTCTAGGGCTTGAATCTCTCTGCGAATTGTGCTTACTGTTCTCAGGGGTGTAGGCGAACACCCCTTTTCAATGCCAGTGTTCGCCATAGCTGCCTCTACTAGTTTACATCCTTTTCCGTGCGCACATTGCCACGCAAGCTACGAATCACATCAAGTAGTGAACCTTCTTCCTCATCTTCATCAGGCTCAGCCTCTAGGTTTTTCTGTAGCGCTCCCATGTTTTCATCGCTCAATATACGACTGGCTAAATGCATCAGAGGATCATCCGCTTGTGCAATTTCCTCTAGGTTTGCAACGATTGGAGTAGTAGGTGTATTCGTTGCCACTACAATCGTGTCAACACAAAAGGTTTTTAAATCCGCGTAAGGGATTTCGTTTTTGCTTGCCTCGATCATCATAGCTGAAACAACATTTTCACAACTTAGATCCTTTCCAGAATCCAAAACCGAAGCGATAGCTGTAGCTAGAATACGTGTTGCTGCGAATTGCTTAAACATATTAAATTACTCCCGTAGAGTTTAAAATCAGCCCTAGTATACTAAATGTGTTTAGAGCTGTCAAGTTATGTTGCTTAGTGCTAACCGCTTGCACTGTAAGCAACGTCAGACCTAGTATACCGAAAATCGGCAACAAGGTAAAGCTAAAAATTACCATTAAGCCAGCACCACACCAGCCGAATTTTTTATCCATTATACTACCCTTAAAAAATGCCCCGCCCAGATAGACGGGGCAAAATGGCGGTTATCGCCTACGGGGTTAAACTGGTTTCTCAGTGTTGCCAAACATTAGCAACACACCTATAGTAGCCACTGGTATAGCCGCTAGTGGCTCTCTAGAAAAAAGTGTAGCAATGGCTAGGCCTAAAAATAGCAAGCCTATAACATGAGATGCATTCATCCCTGTCTCCCTGTCTCTAGTTGATGTAATCATTATACAGCTACCAGCTAAGACCGCAACAACTTTTTCACTGGTCAGACCACACACGTAATCTTGCGTAGTGGCACGTAGCTTGCATGTGTCATAATTTTGGCGCCTACGGCGCGCGGCGCAGGTCTTAACTAGAAAGTCAAGACCTTTTTTTTTATATTATTTTGTAACTTCCATATTACGAAGTCTTAAATTAGGTCTGGTTTTTAATGCGTGTAGGAGTTCTTGAATTTCCATAAGTTTATAGTAGTGCTCGTTAGCATTTTCGTTTTTACCTGCAACTAAAAATGTAGCGTATATTTTACTATTAGTACCAAATGCCTTAATAGCTAGGGATTCTAGCTTAGTACTGTACACCTCTTCATTGCTCACTGCAACATGCTTTACACTTACAAGTTCTTTAATACCAAAAATTTCTTCGGTACGTGAAAAGCGTAGAGCAACTAGTTCAGAGTTAGATACTAGTTGAATTAGTTCAACTTTTACAGAAATAGATGCATTAACATCAAAATTGAAATATTTCATATTTTTATACCCCGTTTTTGGTTGCTGCCTTATTGCCTCAACCTTTAAATACATTATAGTAGCGGTGGCTAAAATTGTAAAGTACCTTTTTATAATAACTTTTCGCTCTAGAAAACCCGTTTTTTATAACCAGGCTTCGCCTGGACTCACTAGGTATTCTATCCCACCTAAGCCCTAGTATTACTCTCACATAAAAACCCGTCAGAATGGCTTACAGGAGCTTTAAATGGTACGTTTGAGTTACCCACAACTTAAAACTACTGTATATCTATACAGGTATATTTATCCACAATTTTCTGTGGATAAGTCCACCAGCGTCCGCTGAGCGCTTGTACATTTATACAGTATTGTGCATAACTTCACTTACTCACACGTACCTGTTGATAACTTCCCTAGCAACTTCCATGCCATTTTTCGGCGCGGTCAAATGCGAATCATTATCATTTGCATTCGTATTTACCTAGCAAAGTCCGTGCCATAAGCGAAATTGACTAAAAAGTAGTGAAATTGACCAATAAAAGTTGGCACGTCGTTTGCAATAGAAAAAATCGTGCCATCGGCTTGTCAAGCATTATTTTTCCCTTTAAAATCAACAACTTACACAATGGCAATATGAGAAGACTTCTACGGTATAGCAATGCACTTGCTTGGCTTGCATCCAGCTCTCAATACAGAGCCATTTAGACCGCTTATACGCGATTTGCGACTTTGGCACGGTTTTTGAGTTGGCATAGTAATTGCTAGAATGCCACAATTCACTATATAACAAAATCGCCTAAATAAATTCATTCTTATAATAAATTAGTTCTAGACAATGCTACACGTAAATGCAATAATAAGTCATAGCTGGGAAAGCGACCCAAAATCGGCGCGGTTGAATGCGAATCATTCTCATTTGCGTTTGGTCGTTCCGACCTGGCGGAGCCGGTCAGATGAGAATAGTTCTCATTTGCATTTGCTGGTAGGGTAGCACAGAACAGAGCAAATGAAAAGTATATAATTTCATACATACGTATAAAAACTAATATAGACAAAAGTTTGTTGGTCTATATAATGGGTAACAGTTGAGAGGCAAGCAGCCCCAACAAAAACCGTATATTTTTATATACCTTAAACGGGAGTTAACCAGATGTTAACAATTCAAAATACAAGAGCGGCAGCGCTTCAAATGACTGATGCGATCCTATTGGATCAGAGCATTATACCTATTTTTGATCTTGATGGTGTAGTGATCGATGCTACACACCGCCAAGCGATACACCCTGACGGATCGCTTAACCTTGAAATGTATCGTAAACTTTCAACGGCTGCAAATATTGCTAAAGATCAGATCATGCCACTGGCAGAAGTGCCGCAGTTCCTAACTGATGCAGGTAGACCATTTTTTGTTTGTACCGCTCGCGTTATGTGCAAGAACTCTGAAAAGTGGTTGCGTAAAAACGGGATCAAACCGACCGCAATCTTTTCCAGAGAGGGCGAAAATGATCGTAGACGAGATTTTGAATTAAAAGAGTACCACCTAACACGCGCATTTTCATCGGCTGAATTGTCGCGATCATTTTTGGTCGATGATAATCTAGCAAACTGCCAAATGGCACAGCGCCTGAACATGAAAGCAATTCACGTTCCTTTTCACGGTCATTAATTTGATCAACTCGTAACGGGATCTTCATAGATCCTTAAAAAACCTTAATAGGGAAACCGTTATTTATGAAACATTTAAACGATAAAAACTTTGATCTACTTTGCGCAGAGTGCGAGGAAAATAACCTTTTAGGTAAGCGTAAACGTGATTCACGCTTGGAAGTTGTTGAGGATGCGATCCATAACCTTGATCTTAAAGGCGATGCAGCTATTTTAATGCCGCTAGTTGTTGAGCATCTAAAGAGCCTGAGAGAGGCTGAGAAAGCGAAAAAGCCAAGTGCAGCGACTAAACCAGCGGCAGATACACAAGTTGGTTACACTCAATCACAGCGCGATTTATTGCCAGTTCTAGACGGTGATGTTTTCGTAATTACAAGCGCACAAAATAACACTATTACCACAGGCTTTGAGGATCAACTTCTTGCTATGATCGATGATATGAGAGCAAGCCTACTAGATGCGCGTTTAATGGTAATGCCCGTTTACTATAACAAAAACGCCTTTAGTCCAGCGGTAGAGACCGAAGCCGAAGTATTTAACCCTAAGGTCACGCCGTTTTTACAGCTTGACGATTGTTGGCTATTCGAGAAAAACGCCTGTTTGATCGCTAGCACCGCAGCAGTTTTACCAACTAACAAATTGCCTATTAATGCAGCGGCCAAGCTGAATAGTGGTGAACTAATCACGGTAGTAGCAAGCCCCAAGCAGCAGTACAAAACGCTACCACGACTTAACGATCAATCAATTACAAAGGCTGTCACTACTGGTAGCTGCACAGCGTACAACTACACCAGAAGTCGCGCAGGAGCAGAAGCGGAAAAAGACCATAAACAGGCAGCCATGATCGTTTACAAGTGTGACGGTGGTTATAACGTTACCAACGTTTTTCAAGGCGATGACGGATCATTGAATGTGGTGTTACCTGAACTCGAATATTATTACGGTAAATTACCAGAAGCCGGAAAACTTGGTGATCTACATTGTGAAGTTTACGATCATGCATATTGGCAAAAGACAATGGACTTTCTTGACAAAGTTAAACCAAGTGTGATCGCAGTTGACGATATTTTACACTTTAGCACAAGGTCTCACCATAACCGTAACAGTGGGAAGCACTTGTACGCAAATCGACATGAAAGCGTTGAGAACGACCTTAAACAGGTAATCGTACAGTTAACCGAATTATCTACCATAGTTGATACCGTATCGATCACCGAGAGCAATCACAACTCAGCGCTCGACAATTGGCTGGATGATAGTAGCGTTAATCCCAAGCAGGACAGCCATAACAGCAAATTATACTATCTGTTAAATTGGTTAGTGTGCGATACCTTAGACCAAGGTGAACATGAGAAAAACGCGTTACAGATCGCCTTAGAAAATGCCGATCTAACCACATTGCCAGAGTTACCCAATAATGTGCATTTTGGTCGAATGGATAAGCCTTTTAAGCCGCTTAAATTCGATTATTCGCAGCATGGGCACAAGGGCGCAAACGGGAGCGCAGGAAACCCAAATCAGTTCAAAGACTGGAATTTAAACCTAATAACAGGACACACCCACAGCCCATGCATAATAGGCTCAGTGTTTACTACAGGCGTTACCGCTCGACTAAATCAAGGCTATAACCGTGGGGGCGCGTCATCGTGGGATCACGGTCACATGATGGAATACAGCAACGGACAGGTACAATTAATCACCTTGAACCCGCAAAAAGTTGTTGCATAACCGTTCTTAATTTGTTTTAATGCTCAAGCGGTCGGGGCAAAATACGACCGCAAACACAAACCAACATTTAATTTACGATCTAAGGAGATCAAATCATGGCTAAAGTTTGGACAGAAGAAAACACAGCGAAGTTAAGCACAGCATACGCGGCAGCTATCAAAGCTAATGGTGGCAAGGCGCTTGAACCGGCAGCGTTTAAAGCGCTTGCATACGACTCTGACGTAACAGAACACAGCGCGCGTCAGAAGTTGGTTAGCATGGGCGAATACATCTCGCCAGAAGCTAAGGCAAAGGTGGGCAACCCAAGCGCAACGCGTAAAATCGAAGTTGTTAAGCAAATCGCTGAAACAACAGGTCTAACGGTTGACAGCTTGGAAAAGGCGAACAAGGGAGAACTTGAAGCGCTAGCGGCATTTGTTGAGCAACAAGCGGCGATCATCGATGATCTAGAAAGCGGATCGGATGACGACACCGAGTAATTGGATCGGGATCACATGCTAAGGTATGTGATCCCATACCCATAGGGGGCGGTAATGAGACTTATTCTCATTTAGATACGGGGTCGCCCCCAGACGTGTGTAACACTTAGAAAATTAGCATATTGATAGAAACACTATACAGCGCTGATTCTACTAGACGCGTGTAACACTTAGAAAATTAGCATATTACTCAAAACACTATACAGGGCGGTTTCCAGACACGTCTTCAATGGCTTGGTACAGGCCATACCCGTACGTGTAACACTGGGCAAATTGCATTACTAGACCGTGGGTAAAAATAATACAATTGAAAATTTGCATAGCTTACCGTATAATACTAAATATTAGGAGGAAACCATGGCAACTAACAACAGTACAATAAACGCAGAAATAGTAGGGGCTACAGTAGAAGTATCTATAAATGTTAGAGTGAATTCTGGCGGGTCTGGGATACAACTTAAAGAAGATGGATACGGATACGTAATGAGGTCTACTAACAATGGGTCTTTCTCTAAAGTTTCTGGAAATTACAGCTTACCAACGGACGGGGGCGAGGGGTTTTTTATCCAACGTGACATAATCTATACAGATTCTAATGTAACTAATCAAAATACCTATAAATATTACTTTGAGATGGAAATCAACGAAGAGGCCGGAACTCCTCCTGGGGGCCCTGGTACGGAACCACTATAATGGCTACATATACAACTGGAACGGTATCCGTCTACTTTGTGGCGGACAACCCTGCTAAAAAAGTAACAAACTTATCAAACTCTACTAGTCCTATTTATAAATATGCTAACTTGCAATGGACTGAGCCTAGTAGTCCAGGGATGTACCATTTATATTGGCTAGTAGGTGGAAACTGGCAGTCGGCTAATACCTCTACTAGTTCCAATTCATTAAAGGTAATACCACCAGCTAATGCTACAAAAGCTCAGCTAAGAACAGATAATTTATATCCTAGTAACACCATAAACATTATATTTCACGTGAAGCCTGAAACTAGGGTACTGACCGCTACTAGTAGGTATGACGGAGTATTACTAGATTGGAACCCTAACACAGATATTGGGGAAAGGGTAGAAGTCGTAAGGAACGGTACTACGGTATTTACTGGCACGGGTAGTAGTTATATACATGAGGAAGGGGGTAGTTTTAAAGTCCGCATGGTGAAGGGCACAGGCAGCGACGTAGTTTACGGGCCTTTCTCAAACACAGTATCTGCGTCCCTACTTTCACCTCCACCCCCTAGACCCGAGCCAGAGGCTCCGTGCGACTTCTTTCTTGGTGTAAACCGGGCCGGAGATGAGATACTTCATATATGTAATCCTAACGTAGTCCCGGCGGCTCCGCCCGCCGTGGAGTCAGGCAAGACTGCGACAGACTGGTTTCAGGATTGGGTAGGTATTAATGTAGACTACGGAGATGATACTTACATGCATAGTATGTTTGACTATATTAAATGCCTAAAATATATTAGAATAACAGAGCACACTGACGAGCTTGTAAATAGGCTATTTAAATTCTCAGACGCATTAGACGGCACTACAGGAAATTTGGTATCTTATACCCCTAGCTCTACTCGTCTAACTATGGTAGTTACTGTAGATAAGCTGGGCAACCGAAAAGGTGGAGCGCCTGTAATAAGTAGAAAAATCAATTTTAGTAACGAGAACTTGGCTCAGGCTGAATATACTCTCGGATCTTTCGCTTACGGTTCGGAAGGGGCTTACTACACCTCAGGAGACACGTACATTAGGACACCTCAAGATATAAACTCTGTTGAGATATACGAGTTCAATGTAGTTAGTAGTGGTAGAGACTTAAACTATGAAACCGCTAAAACCGGAGCATCTGGAATACTATTAGACCCTGATAACTTCACAGTAGATGGGGCAGATTTCTCAGGTATGTTCCTAGCCTATGCAGGTATTGTGAACGACGGTTCGTATGTTAACAGTATGAATCTATCCGATCCTATAATACCAATAGTCGGCCTGATAGACCCCTTGGGGGTGTATTCCGGCCAGAACCCTAGTGATGCTGTACAAATTCTTGGCGGATCTGGCGGATCTGGATGGGACATTGAAATGACTAAGGGGATAATTAAACGAGGCGGTAACACTTGGTTTAACGCGGGTCGTGGAAGGACTCGTATGAGGTATATGGGCAAAAGCACAGATCATACTACTCCTGTTTATACGTTCAATATACCGTCTCATGAGACTAATTCTCAAGGGGAAGGTATTGTTACTGGTACAGGTATATTGACAGACCTAACAATAATACTTGATAACCAAGGGGTTAGGAGCTCCGACTGCTGGGGTTACTCAGTTACCCCCGTGGAATGGGATTACTCTAGCGATCAACAGTCATGGGAAGAGTTATATGCACAAGACAAAGGCATTATAGGATTTTCATCATTCTCTTCTAGAGTACCTTTCTACTCCACTTCTGAGACATATAGATTTGACAAAGAGGAGCTTCCTAGTGGAGACCCCTATTGGAATACCTGGTATACTATACGTTGTACCTTTTATTTAGTAAAAATTACAGACACCCTTATAGGTATAGAGTACGACTATACGTACTTCTCCTTTAACGGTAGCGGAGGACTAGAAAATAGTATTACTATTCCAGGTTTCTCCTTTTCATTTATAGGATTAAATTAACATGAGCAGTACAGAATTAATAGACCCAGAAAAGTTAAGTCCGGAAGGGTTAAAAGTAGCCGAGGCATATATAATGTCTGGTGGCGATATAGAGAAGACTAGTCTAGAGCTAGGGCTTCCAGTAGCGGACTTACAATCAGAATTAAATAAGCGTGAGATCAAGGAATATGTAGATAGAATTTATCACGAAGCAGGATTCCGAAATCGCTTTAAGATGGCTAGAGTCATGGATGAACTTATTGCTAAGAAACTAGAAGAAATGGACGATACCGACATGGGCTCTAGTAAAGATATTCTAGACCTGCTGCAAGCACAGCACGCTATGAAGATGAAAGAGCTTGAATTCGAGGCTAAGGTTAAGAAAGAGCTTCTAGAACTTGAGCGTAAGAAAGAAGAAGTTCAAATTAAGAACCAGACTAATAATCAGTATAACAACTATGTTATTGAAGAGTCTTCGTATGACAAGCTAATTAGCAAGTTAGGGAGTAGTTAATGCAAGTATCTAGAGCCAGTATTAACTTTGAAGAGCTGCAAGACTTTCCTTTAGAGAAACGATTTCTAAAGCTTCCAGTCGACCAATTCTTCGAGTTAGAGGGGGTAGAGTTAATACCTCCTCAGATAGCACTAATTAATGCTATCAATGACCCTGCTCACCGTTTTGTGGTAGGGTGTCTTTCAAGACGTACAGGTAAGACATTTAGTGCTAACCACATAGCGTTCCTAAAGGCTCTAGAGCCAGGCACTCAAATACTTATTATATCACCTAACTACTCACTATCTAACATTTCATGGACAGAGCAGTTAAAGCTTATTAAGAAGCATGATATAAAAACCGAAAAGCTAAATGCTAAGGATAAAGAGATTGTACTAGAGAATGGCTCTCTAATAAAGCTGGGTTCTGTATCTCAAGCTAACTCTTGTGTAGGTCGTTCTTATGACCTGATACTATTTGACGAAGCCGCGCTAGACCCTAAAGGCGTGGATGCTTTCAACATCCAGTTACGTCCTACTCTAGACAAAGATAATTCTAAAGCTATATTTATTTCAACACCTCGTGGTACTAACTACTTCCATGACTTCTACATGCGTGGTTATGACGACAAGTACCCTTTCTGGGCTTCAATACACTCTACATGGAGAGATAACCCTAGAACGTCTGAGGCTGACATTGAGGAAGCTAAGCTTTCAATGTCTAATGCGGAGTTTAGACAAGAGTATGAAGCGGACTTTACAACGTTCGAAGGTCAAATCTACGAAGGGTTCGATGCCGATAAGTATGTTCAGGACTTGTCTGGACGTAACTTTAAAGATTGCGATGCTCTTATGGGTATTGACGCTGGTTATAAAGACCCTACTGCGGTTGTTAAGCTCTACTATTCTTTCGATGAGAAGGTATTTTATCTTGTTGATGAGTACTTGGAAGCACAAAGAAATACAGACCAACACGCAGAACACATACGAAAAATGATGGGTGATGATACGGACTTTGTATTCTGTGACTCTGCCGCTGCGCAGTTTAGGCAGGATTTAGCAGAGTTACATGATATCCCGTCCAACCCTAGCATAAAATCGGTACTGGATGGTATAGCGTACGTTCAAAGCTTAGTAGACAACGGAAAGTTAATAGTAGATAAGTCTTGTATACATACTCTAGACATGCTTGCTAACTATAGGTGGGATCCTCGTCCTGAGCTACTAAAGCCTAAACCTGTCCATGATGCATTTTCGCACATAGCTGACGCGTTGAGATATGCTTTATATAGCTTTACTGTATAGACAGAAGTAGGACTAAATTAAATACTTTACAAATTTATAAAAGTGTTTATAATAGCTTATATTGATTAGGAGGAAAAAATTTATGGCAGCAAATACCAAAAAGCGGGTTGCCGTAAAACATATTAGAGACGGTATAAAGTCCAACTATAAAAAGGACTGTAAGTGTGCAATATGTAGTACGGAAGAAAAACTGGAATTACACCACTATACCACGGTTTCTACCCTCTTCAAGAATTACGTAGAGGAGCATAATATTCCAGTAGATACAGATGAAGAAGTCCGAGCAATGCGAGATGACTTTTATAAGATGTATTGGTATGAGCTTGTAGACTACACTGTTACTCTTTGCGAAGAGCATCATAGAAAACTACATTCTATCTATGGACGTGAGCCTCCTTTGCACACCGCTAAGAAACAGGAGCGTTGGGTTGAAAAACAGCGCGACAAAGCAGAGGGCAAGACTACTAAAGGTAGATTTGCCTCTTTGATTTGAGGACAGCGTTAAGTGAGCTTACGAAGCAAAATTCATTCTAAAGCAAACCCCGCCCAAAGGTACATAGCTGAAGAGGCGGGTACACACGTTGGGACAAACCAGAACAAAATTAGAACAACTGAAAACGCGTACAACCTAATGGAAATTGTTAACCGCTGCGTTAACCTTCTAGTAGACTTAGGTTCGGATATTGAGTTTGATGTAAAAGACAAACTTAGTTTCACGGCTAGAGCTGATGGTAACATGCGCGGCAAAACGCTCAGTACTTTAATGAACAACAGACCTAACCCATACATGGATATCAATACGTTTAAAAGGCTATTACTTCTAGACATGATTATCGAGGGTAACGTTTTTGTTCACTTTGACGGTTCAGGCTTCTACCATGTACCTGCAAGACACATGGAGATTAAAACTGATGAAAAGGCGTACGTTAGCGAGTATGTTTATAATTCTATTGTTAAGTTTAAACCTAATGAAATCATACACATCAGAGACAATTCCTCAAGTTCCGAGTACCGAAACTTCAGGGGACGTTCAAGATTACTAGCAGCTATCAAGACAATCCTTACACACGAAACCGCTCTAGATTTTCAGGCTAGATTCTACGAAAATGGTACAATGATTGGCCTAGTCGTAGAGACTGAAGCAGTACTATCTACCAGATTAAAAGATAGACGCGAAAAAGAGTGGATGTCTAAGTTTAACCCTAAAGACTCGCAGGGTAGACCTATGATTCTTGATGCTGGAATGAAGGCTAAGTCACTAAATACAAATAGCTTTAGAGATTTAGACTTTAACGAATCCATGGAAGCGATGGAAAAACGAATAGCCTTAGCACTGGGTATACCTCATATACTACTAGATTCTGGTAATAATGCTAACCTTAGGCCGAATATGGAGTTGTTATTCTCCACTACCATTCTTCCGATGATGAGAAAATTTGAGTCTGCATTTGAGTTTTTCTTTGCTTATGATATTGAGTTAACTACTCATAAAGTGGTCGCTCTAAGACCAGACTTAAAAGCAGAGTCAGACAGACTTTCATCTCTAGTCAACAATGGTATTATGCTGGGCAAAGAAGCTCGTTCAATACTAAGACTAGAACCTTTAGAAGACCCATTACTAGACGAAATCAGAATTCCTGCAAACGTTGCAGGTTCTGCTACCGGAGTATCAGGTCAGGAAGGCGGCAAGCCTTCAACAAACGAAGATGACAAATAATGTTACTAGAGAAAATAATGAAACATTACGGCAAAGACCTGCCAGGTAAAACAGCGTTCCGCAACGATCCAGAAGCACCATGCCTAGTGGCTGATATTTCTAAAGAGTACGGTACGTGGGACAACTTCGTTGTTCGTTACCAAGATGCACTAGCTGGAGAAGAAACAAAATCTCCTGCTAAGAAAGCACCGGCGGTAAAATCAGGTAACCAAGCTAATGACTCTAAAGAATAAATACGAAGGTAAAATTGTCAGCCAGATTAAAACAGTTAAGATGGCTGACGACGAGTCTTCTGATATTATAATTAGTGGCTACGCCAATACGGTCACAAAGGACCGAGCTGGCGATGTTATACCAAAGGACACTTGGTTAAAAAGCAATGCTACTAGCAACTATTCAAAGAACCCAATAATTTTAGCCTTCCACGACCATAGCAAGCCAATCGGTAAAGCTACTAACTGGTACGCAGATGATAATGGACTTTTCATCGAAGCTAAGATTAGCAAGGGAGCTGGAGACGTATACCATCTTATTAAGGATGGCGTATTGTCCACATTTAGTGTAGGTTTTTACATCCATGATGCTGAGTATCATAGTAAAACAGACACTTATATGATTACAGACCTAGAGTTACTAGAGGTTTCGGTAGTTTCCGTTCCTTGCAACCAAGACTCTACATTTTCGGTCTCTAAGTCACTAGTTGACGCAGAGGCATTTAAAAAAGAATTCGTGCCTCCTGCTGAAGAGGCTGAAAATACAGATATTAAGGAAATCCAAGATATGTCAACAAAAAATGAAAATACAGGCTTAACCCTAGACGACGTTATGGGCCTATTAGATAAAGAACGCCAAAAAGAAGCTGACGCAAAGGCTAAAGAAGCCGCTGCTAAAGCCGCAGCTGCTAAGCAAGCGGAAGAAATTAAAACTCAAGCTCGTGAAGCTGCTAAGTCTATCGTAGACGAGCTTGAAGGCAAAATTGCTAGCAACCAAAAGAGTTTCGCAGATACTCTTAAAGCTCGCGAAGACGAAATCGAAGCACTACGTGAAGAAATCAAGCAAGTAGTTGCATCTCGTACTAAGTCGTTCTCTTATAACAAAGTAACTGACGGAATGAACCCCGATACTCGTAAGTCTGTTAATGACGCAGTATTACTAGGTATCGTTACACAGAAAGGTACTTTTGGTACTAAATTCGGTGAATCAGTTAAAGCGGTTAACGATTCTTCTTCAATCGAAGTTTCTAGCGAAGCGTACGAGACAGTGTTCTCTACTGACCTAATCCGCGACATTCAAGCAGAACTTGTTATCGCTCCACTTTTCCGCGACATTACAATGACGTCTGCTAACCTAACTATCCCAGTAAACCCTGACCGTAAGAACGCTTCATGGGTATCTGGTACAGCTTACGGTACTGACGCAAGTACTGGTAGCGAGATCACAGCAGCTCTAAGCGAAATCACGCTTAAAACAATGAAGCTTGCTGCTAAGAGCTACATCACTGACGAAACATCAGAAGATGCTATCATACCTCTTCTACCTCTAATTCGTCAACACTTAGTTGAGTCTCACGCTAACGAAATCGACCGTGCATTCTTACTAGGTAATGGTACTACAGAGCCTAAGGGTCTAGTTCCACGTGCTACAGCTGCTGAAGCTTCTAGCGACACTAACAAAGCTGGTGGTGTTGAAACATCTACAGCGACAGCTAACGGTAACATTCCAATCACAGCTAAAATGATTCTTAAAGCTCGTAAGAAAATGAAGCTTTACGGTCTAAACGTACGTGATGTTACTCTAGTAGTTTCTACAGAGGCTTACTACGCGCTAATCGAAGACGACGCATGGGCTGATGTTAACCTAGTAGGTGGGGCAGCTACTAAGCTATCTGGTCAAGTAGGTTCTATCTACGGTATGCCAGTTCTAGTATCTGACCATTTCGAAGCTCCAGGGCTTTCAAAAGCATACGCAGTACTAGTTAACACTAAGAACTTCCTAGTTCCAACTCAGCGTACAGTTACAGTACGTACTGACTTCGACGTAGAGAAAGATCGTCGTGTTATCGTTGCTACACAACGTCTAAACCTAGAGTCTCTAATCCGTGACACTGACGGACAAGACAAAGGTGTTGTTGCAGTTACTTACGCAGCGGCGTAATAGATAATACTTAAAACAGAAGCCCTGCCCACCTTTGGGTGGGGCTTTTTTATTGGGAGCAAATATGAGTGTTATAACTCTAAACGAATACAAATTATTTAAGGGTATAAACAATCCTAAACAAGATACTCAGCTCCAGCCTTTAATTGATGCTGTTAATAGTATTATAGAAGAATACTGTCAAGTTAGTTTTAGCGGTTCGGTAGCTACCGGAGTACGACTAAACCAAAGCAATTACTACATCATATTACCAGATACTCCTATCATAAGTGTAGAGTATTTAGGGATTAAAAGGTCATCTGAGTATACCGAAGAGCTTGATTCTTCCCAATACATTCTGCACCCTCAAGAGGGCACGATAGAACTAATCGACCCTTCAATAAACCTACCTAGAAATCCTAGAGCATTTATTGTTGACTATACCTACGGGTATACTGTAGTGCCTTTTGCACTTAAACAAGCGGCAGTAGAGCTAACAACTTACTACGATAAAAGGGAATTTAATAAGTCTAAAGATATAGGTAACGGACAGTCAGTAGACTTTACTGATGCTAGTATTTTACCAAGTCACATTAGAACTATATTAGATATGTTCAGGGTGTTATAATGTTTACCAGTTTCCTAGATTTAGAATATCGAAAATTAGTAGAAGCTAAACTCTTAGATTCTATAGCTTTAGGACGAGTTCAAGAATACAGGGAAATGTTAGTAGAGCGTGGAGCAGATTTAGCTTATACATTGGACTCTAGAGGAATAGAAACCTCGGAGAAAAGTATAGAGCAAATTATAGATGCTGCTATAGAGGTATTAGAATCTGAAGTCGATGGTATTGTATCTACTATAGTAGGTGACAGCACAGGTAACAAGATAAAAGGTTTCTCTAGAACTAAAAGGATCAATGTTACCAAGTCGGCTCAAGCACTTCGCTCTAGGTCTGGAAGATTTATTGGTGCTCTTAAATTAGCTACTCTTCTTAATAGTATGGTTAAGATAAAAGCTAAAGAAATTATGAAAGGGCACAAGTACGGAAACACACTAAACTTTAGGACTGGTAGGTTAGCTAACTCTGTTAATATTACTAGCTTTAACCTAAAGAGAAGTAGCATACACTTTACTTATTTGCATTACCCGTATCAAACATTTGAACCGGGATTTGCTCAGTATAAGAAAGGCCGTGACCCTAGGGATATATTCTCTAACGCAATAGCTGATGCTTTATCGTTACTAATAAGTGACCAAGATTTAGCTAATACTAGATTTAGCGTGTACTCAGGAAGAAACAAACACGGCAATATTATTAATGGTGACTTTAGATGAATGCCAGAATAGCGATTCCAGTCGCATATGTAGAAAAGTTACAACAAGTGTTAAACGGTACTGGGGATTACCTTACTAACATGTACGGTAATGTGGAATCTAGAGTTCGACATTTCCAAGATATAGAGAATTTCCCTACTATTACTGTTACTCCTGGGCCTGAGACTAGAGAAGACATGCCCTCCAACTTTACCCTTTGTAGGCTTGAAGTTGCTGTACGAGTATATGTAAAAAACCAAGATGATGCCCAAGGGGAACTTGAGCAAATCATTGGTGACTTAGAAAAGTTTTTTGACAAGAATTTGGATATGGCGTATAATTTAATTACAAGTAGTGGTCAGGAGACCCATAAAACTATATCCAACACTATATTGTCTATCACTACAGATGAAGGTCTATTACAGCCTCAAGGAATTGGGGAGATACTACTCTCTGTAGAATATGAAAAAAGAAGAGATTACTAGGAGAATAATTAATGTCTTTAAATTTATCACGTAATACCAGACTTTGGGTTAGTACAGTGGACACTGGACACGATAACTCAAATACATTTGAGATCCCAATTCAAGACGGGTATAGTTTAGGTCAGAACATGGCTTCTGAGGATATTTCCCCAGAAGAGGCAGGCCCTACACCAACTCGTGGTTCTAGACGTTTCAATACTAATCTAGACCCTGTTGACTGGAGTTTCTCAACATACTTAAACCCGTACTTAGTAAACGGTGATGTATATGCTTTAGATGCTATCCTATGGCATGCTCTAGCAACTAGCAATGACCTTCCTCTTGAACTGCAAGGTGATGGCGCAGGTAATGCTGGTCAAACTGACGTTTACTCAACAGGTTCAGAGTTTAAAATCGGATTCACTAAAAACGGTGCTCACGTACTGACTAAGCTTAACCTTTACTTTAAGATTGATAACAAAGTTTATCTAGTTAAAGAAGCTCAGGTTAACGAAGCTTCCATACCTCTAGACATTGCTGACATTGCTATGACTAACTGGTCTGGACAAGGTACAGAGATGGTTGAAATCGCAGCTCCTGCATTTATGTCGGCTACCGCGGAAACGTTCAATCCTGATCTACCTACAGCAGATTCTTTCGTAGGTATTCCACCCGACCGTTCTTACATCTTAAGTAAGTTAACAACTGTTACTATGCAATCTAATGCTGGTGGTACTACTTCATACTACCGTATTGCTCTAACCGGTGGTTCACTAACTATCAATAACAACATCAGTTATGTAACCCCTTCAACACTAGCTGAAGTAGATACTCCGGTGGGTTCATTCACTGGTACATTTGATGTATCTGGTACAATGGATAGTTACCTACGTGACGGTGTTGGTCTGGCCGACGGTTCTAGTGACGCAAACGCTTATGGTTCTGCGGACTTACTAAAACAAATGGTACAGAACAAAAACGTTATTAACGTTTCTAACATCACTTTTGAACTAGGTGGTAAATCTAATAGTAGCCGTGTGGAAGTAAACCTTCCTCAAGCGCACATTGGTATTCCAGCTGTTTCAGTAGACTCTATCATATCTCAGTCTCTAGAATTTAAAGGTATTCCTAGTAGCGCTGATATGGACGACGGTGACGAAGTAAACATTACGTTTTTCCGATAAGGAGACTAAATGAGCTTTAGTTTTAAAAGAGGCTCTAAGCTCATTATAGACGACGGTACTGACCGCTATCTGCTAAAGGTAGCGGACTTTAACTTCTCCGAAACCTTTATTGAGCGAGGGTACGATGTATCAACAGTACATAACCCAGTAGCTATTAATAACAAAACTTATGTAAATGCCAAGTCTAATTGCTCTTTTGACTTTGAAATGTATTTCAGCGATAATATTACAGTTGAGAAAAAAGTCTTGGAATGGTACGGCTTTGATGCCTCCGGTAACTTCCCAGCAGTTAATGGACAGTTGACTAAAAAGTTTGATGTTTACGTAGATTTAGGAGCAAAGATAGTATTCATAGATAATGTGGTACTAGAAAATCTTAGCTTTAAACTAAATCCTAGAGGAGTTCTTGGTATGTCTGTGACAGCTAGAGGATTTACTTCTATGATGGATTCAATAGTTCTACCTTCTAACGGAACATTATACTCTCAAGGGTCATTTACAAACGCCTATATCTCAGCATCCGTACCAGGTATTGATGTTTCTAGAGTAGCAGGTGCTACCTTAGAATTGACTAGAGATATAAACTGGCTAAATAATCAATCAGTACACGACGCATTTTCTGGAACTATGTTTATTCCTGAAGATGTAGTAGGGTCAAACTTGGCAGTAGCGGGTAATATAACAACTATAAAAAGAGGGACTGAAGAGCCTAAGTATTTACCTGATGTGCCAGTATCTATATCCCTAGGCGACTACATAACAGTCAACCTAGGACATTGCAACATAACACAGAGAGCTGATTTTGGCTCAGGAGTACTACAGTCGGTTTCAGACTTTAAGCTACTAAATAGCGTAGACTCACAAATAATAATCTAGAGGAAATATGGTTAATTTAAAAGATGTATTACAGGAATCAAAAACTGCGGAACTAGAGTTCCCAGGTTACAAAGGATTTAAAGTTAAAATTGGTCTAATAAGCAGACAGTTAGCGAACAAAATTCGCAAAGACTGTACAGTTACAAGAATGTCAGACCGCTACTCTAGCATGGAAGAAACTCTAGACGAGAACAAATTCGCAGAGAAGTTCACCAATGCTGCTATCAAGGGTTGGGAAGGTCTGACAGGAGAGTACGTTAAAGACTTACTACCAGTTGACGACGACGCGGTTAAGGATGAAGACGAAATTCCTTATACCCATGACAACGCTGTAATGCTTATCAAAAACAGTACTGCTTTTGAAGCTTGGGTAAACGAGGTGGCGTTTAAACTAAAATACTTTCGCGGAGAGCAATCTAAGTAAGGGTTTAGAGCTACTAGATAAATACCAAAGCAACCAGCAGCATAATATTACTAAAGAACAGTACTTGGAAATCTGTGAGCGTATGGGTGATGAACCTGACCCTGACAAGATGCCACCGGATTTTTCGGACTTGCCTCAGTTTGTACAGGACTCTCTAGAGATTTACTCTAAGCTTCCAGATACGTATACAGGAGGTAATGTTAGTACTTACGCAGGAAAAAACGTATCTGCTCTACCGTTCTTACTAGATACATACTTAATAACGGACTTTTGGAGCAGAATGGAGATAACGGAAGCAATTCTACACCTAGACAGAATTAATGTGAAAAACTCTGTTGAGAAAGCTAAAAAAGAAATCAGCAAGGGTCGCTAGGAGTACAAAGTTATCCTCTGGAGTGAAGCACCTGTGTTTCACGTTTGGCTCTAGGTCGAAAGGCTTAGGGCCTTTTTTATATAAGGTAATAATTAATGGCACAACGAAATATAAGAGACATAATGATTAAAGTAAGTGGTAAGGATATTACCGCTGCTGCTCGTGAGTCTGGTAAGCTTAATGAAAACCTTAAAGCTGTTATAGAAACAGTCAAAGGGTCTGGTAGAAGTTTCAAGTCCATTAACACCGCATTAGAGTCAATGTCTAATAGTATGAAAACTATTAACTCCTCTATGAGTGCTAATAAGATAAAAACCAAAGGATTGGAAACCTACCAGAAAAGGATGCAAGAAGTTAACAAAACACTAGACATGGTTAACAAAACAGCATCTAGTGCTGCCAAGTCGCTTAAAAGCGTAAACGATAGCACTACAGGGGCAGTAGGGATGCAGTCCTTAGAAAAAACGTTAAATCAAGTAGTAGTAGCGTTAAACAACATTGGAGAACGTGCAAGAATATCCAACATATTACTAGAAGCTATGGAAGAGAGTACTGGTAAAACTGCTAAACGTTTAAAGACTACTAGGGATGCAACTCAAGCTTCTGCTCAAGCTATGAACGAATACAGTAAATCCGTGGGCAAAGCTACCCAAAACCAAGAAAGTTTCAATAACTCTGCTAGAGGTTTAGCAGGTAGTGGAAGAAACCAGAAGAGGGCTTTTAGTGAACTAGCGTTCTCTATGAACCCTTTAACATCTGCGTACGCTAGTATAGCTATTAACGTTTACGCAGTTTCAGAAGCATTTAGGGTACTAAATGAAGCTGCTAACTTCGACAGACTAATGACTCAAACAGCTAGCTTCTCGGCAGCCGTTTCAGGTATTAACGTTAAAGGTCTAGCTAGAGATATGTCAGAGCTTTCTCAAGGCGCATTGTCAGTTAGGGAAAGTATGTCATTTGCTACTAAAGGTGCTGCATTTAACTTTACTGCGGAACAGTTAGAGAACTTAACAGTAGGGGCACGTAAAGCGTCAATCGCACTAGGTAGAGATTTCAATGACTCTATGGACAGGGTACTTCGCGGTATATCTAAACAAGAGATTGAACTATTTGACGAACTAGGTGTTGTTACAAGATTGACACCAGCTTTTGAAGCATATGCTAAAACGGTGGATAAAACCGTAGACGAATTATCTGATTACGAACGTCAGCTAGCACTAACTAACGAGGTTCAACGCCAGTTAGATACTAGATTCTCCGGTATTGATGCGGGAGCTACTAAATGGGAAGAACTAGGTGTTGCAGCGAAGAACGCTATTGACAACATGCTAGTAGGGCTTTCTAGGATATTAGAGCCTTTAGCAAAAGTTGGGACTTCTCTGTTAACCACAATAAACCAGACTAATAAGTTTAAGGCTGCTACCGATGATGTAGTAGAGTCCCAAGACACTCTTAAAAATGCTCTAGAAGGCGAACACTGGGGTCAGGCTCTGGTTGCTGCTTCCGAACTTAGTAAATCTACTAAAGAGCTAGGTAGTATAACCGAAGATACTTCCGAACATATAGAAAAGTCAAAATCTACTGTTGAAAACGTTACCATAGCTATGCAAGCTCTAGTAGCCATTACTACAGTATATGCTACTAGAACGCTAATCTCAGCACTAACTCCAGCAGTTGTAACTGCTACTAAAGCGGTTGTAGGACTAACTAATGCAGCTAGAGCCAATGCTATAGCTCTAACCGTTCTTTCAGCAGGTAGAATACCTATTGCATTAGCAGCTATAGCCGGTGGATTTGTTGCTATAGGATCTGCGGTTAAAGCAGCAACAGTAGCAATGCTAACCAATCCACTATTCTTAATAGCTACCGCCGCTATAGGTAGTTTATTATATGTATTCTCTGATGAAATTAAAGAATTGTCTAATAGCTTAGTAGGGCTAATCCCAGGGCTGGACAATACTGAACAAGCACTAGAGAGACAAAAAATTACGGTAGACGCCGCAACCACGTCACTTCGCGACTACTATAAAGTCCTAGGGGAAGCAGGAATTGCAGTGTCCAGTTTCAGCGATGATAAAATAGCTGAAATGGGAGCAGCTATCATAGCATTTAACAGAGACTTTGAGATTGCAGCTAGAGATATGGAATCTTTAGCAAATAGTTCTCAGCAAGTAAGTGGGCCTATGTCCGAATTTGTCAAGACTGCTATGAGCCTTAGAGAAGCTAATATACCTACAGTAATACAGGGTATTGGAGTAGTAACTGCTAAAACTAGAGAAGAGTTTGAAAAAATATCTAAATCTTTAGGGTTAGATGCTACTATAAATAGCTTTGACGAACTGTACGAGTATGCTGAAAAGTTAAACGAAAAAGTTAGAGACTTATCCGTTACATTATCAGCAGCAGCTCTAGATAACACGCTACAAGGAAACTCTCAGCTACAAGGACTAGAGTCACAGTTAGACATTCAAAAAAATCTTCTAGACTTTATGGATAAAGCAGATAAGAAGAATGTTGAAGCTATGAGAGAGAAGCGCAACGAAATCTACTTACTAGAGAAGCAGATTGAGTACCAAAAGCAGTTAGAGAAGATTAACCAAGTTAAGCTTAACAATACTTTAGCAGCTAACAGATTTGAATCCGCAGGTTTAGGAGTATACAGGGATAAGTATGAACTGATACAGCAAGAACTAGATGCGGAAGATAAGCTACTGGCTACTATGAAAGCACTAAGCAGTACTCAAACTGAGGCGGAAATACTTCAACAGAGTAAAGTTGACTTACTTAAAGATGAAGTTAGGTACTACAAAGAGTTAGCCAAGGCTCAAGCAGCTTTAAGACAAGCCGAAGCAGATTCTTCAATAAACTCTATCATGGATAATACTGCTAGAAACAGAGAGTCCTTGGGAAATAGAAGACTTAACGAAGAGACCGAGGCAGCTAGAGCTTCCGCACAAGCTACTCTAGACTTAAATGTTGCGCGTGCTAAACTTAGAGAAGCTCAAATAAACAAAGCTGACCCACAACAACTTCAAGTTCTATCCGCAGAGGTTATGGCAGCTGACGCAGCCGAAAGAATAGCCCTAGCCAAGGAAGAGGCAGCTGCTTATAGAGAAATAGGTTCTGCTATTTCTGAAGTAGCAGGTTCAGTACCTGGCCTAACAAGCTTACAGAACGAATTTATAGCTATGTCTGGAACTATTGCAGACACTATGACTAACGTTACTGAGCTAGTAGCAAGCGGTCAGGAACTAGCGTTATCTGACTTCTCAGATAGTATAATAGCAGTAGGTACAATGGCGTCCTCACTATTTAGTGAAATGACTCAAGGTATCATTACTGATATAGACAACCAAATTGCGGCAGAGAAAAAACGTGACGGTAAATCTCAAGAATCCTTAGCTAAGATTAGAGCCTTAGAGAAGAAAAAGATTAAAGAGAAAGAGAAGTCTAGTATTGCTCAAACTGCTATGTCTACATCACTTGCTATTATGAAAACAATGGCAGAAGTTCCGTTCCCTGCGAACATTGCTATGTCAGCAGCTATAGGTGCTATGGGGTTAATGCAAGTTAACAACATTAAGAAAGCATCCGCTGGACAATTAGCAGCATTAGACGCAGACACTGGAGGCTTATCACTTTCAGTAGGTTCTAGAAACAATGCTGTAGATACTTCTATGGGAGCATCTATGGGTGAGCTATCCTATTTACGTGGAGAGTCTGGATTCGGTACAGGGGCTAATAACTTTACTCCTGGTAGATCAGGTGGTGGTTCTATAACTGTAGGTGAGAGAGGAGCAGAGCAAATTGTTCCAACTCAACCATTATACGTTAAACCAGCATCAGAATCTGAAACTGAGTCTAAACCAGTTACCAAAAACAATCTTAACCTAAACATTACAGCTCTAGATAGTCAAAGTATTGTTGATAGGTCAGACGACATTTGGGAAGCTCTAGAAAGAGCGGCCAACTCCAAAGGTTTCACTTTGGCATCTTTAGAAGCGTAGGGTTATCCCTGCGCTTTTTTCTTTTGTGCCTTTAAAAAATATGCGAAGTTAGGTATTGACAAAACTTGTTTATTGCGTATAATAGTAAGTACAAATTAAGGAGGTAACTCGTGGCTTACAATACATCAATTCCACAATTGCCAGACCCCACTACTACACCTGTAGGGCCGGGTTGGGCATCTCAGACAATATACGATATTGCACCTGTTCAATCAACGGAACTAAACGGGGGTTCTACAATTGCAGTTTACCAAGGTGGGAACTACTGGAACATCAGCTTATCATACAACAGTATGTTGCCTGAAACTTACAACGAACTAGGGGTTTTTCTTAGTTCTTTACAAGGCTCGGCGTCAAGGTTCTATGTCAGGTTTCCTGACAGAGCGAATCCTAAAAACGGGGCTTGGGTAGGATCTGGCCCTCAACTTGGGCAGGGTCTCATAACAAAAATTAATGCTCAAACTATAGAGGTAGCTAATAGAACGTCCTTAGGAGGTACTCTAGTGGCAGGGGATTACTTAAAACTATCAGGTAACGATAGAATCTATAAAGTTATCAAGGTAGAGAACATTAGTACTTCCGTGCGTTACACACTACATTGTGTAATAGACAGTCCTATTGATAATACCACTGAGCTTGAGCCAAATGAAATTAAATTTAAATGCGTACTAGTAGGAGATAAGCCTCGCGAAGAGGTCACTGCCTCAGGACTAGTGCAAGGCTTTTCTCTAGCACTTAGAGGTACGGTTCTATAATGACTACTCATAGAGGATATAGTAACGCTGCATTGCAGTATTTAGCTACTAAACCAAATGTTACGATTGCTCACCTTGTAGAGCTTGAGTTACCTACAATCGAAGGTGAATCTGTTAGTGGTTACTATACCGACTATGGGGCACCTATAGAGTACAATGGTGTTACTTACCTTACTAATAGAATTTCTCGAATTAGTGATATTAAGGAAGACCAAGGAATCAAGGTAAACTCTATTTCTATAACTGTCGCGGGTGAGTGGCAAGAAGAACTGGACAGAGCATTAAAACAACCCAACGACGTTAGTTATGTACACAAGAAAATCACTATCTACAGAGCATTCCTAGACGATGATGGTAACATTATAGACATGGATGTAGACGGTGGCCCTCTTAAATACTTTAAAGGTATTATAACAGACATATCTGTTAAAGAGGCAGTACAACGCGGGTCGTCAGAGGTTACATGGGAGGCTGCTAACCATTTTGCTTACTTCCAAAATGTTACAGGTAGGTTGGCCGATGATACCGCCCATCGAGGCTTAGTAAGTGTCGAAACTTCACCTGGAGTATTTGAAGACTTACCAGACCCTACAGTTGCTAGAAAGCCAGCACACACATCAGATTTAGGCTTTATGCATGCTAACACAGCTATTAACCTAGAAGCCCAATATAAGGCTAAAGAGACTCGCTATAAGATGAAAAAGCGTGGTGGTTTAGCTGGTCTAGCAGGTATGAAACGTCTAGTAGAGTATGAAGTAGAGGTTACTAGGGAAATAGACCTAAGATTTAACTTATCTGCTGCTTATCTGCCTAAAGTGTATGGAGTTAGACGACTTCCACTACATCCTGTATTTGCAGGTGTAGATGCTAGTGACCCTTCAGAGGTATACGCAGTGTACACTGTATGTGAAGGAGAAATCGACGGGTTCTTAAACTTATACATAGATAACAAAACTGTTATCTGTGGACAGCCTGACGAACAAGCAGAGTCAGAAGTTACCATATGTGTAGGTTCTCAGAGAGCTGGACATACACTAGAAACTGCTGCTGAAGGCGGTACTGGACAGGTAGGCATACCTTCTATACACGGCACTAAATATGTTATTGAGGATGAAACCTCTACTATTGACATTACAGTGTATCACGGTAAGGACAACCAAACAGCAGACCCTGACTTAGTTAATATAGCAGCTAATCAAGGATTCTTATTGCAAGGTAGTACACCTGGAGAGGAATATTGGGGTACTAACCATAGGCTTCTAGATACTGCCTATGTAGTAGTACACACTAAACTTACTGAAGACAAAACAGAGCTACCAGAAATAGAAGTGGTAGTTCAAGGTTCTAAGCCTAATATTTGGGACTCTTCAGACTTAACAGTAAATGGTGGGTTACCAGACCATACTCTAAACATGGCCTGGCAGCTTCTAGATTACCTAGTTAGTGACAGTGGTGGTCAAATAGACTTGGATGATGTTAATATAAGATCATTCTGGGAAACTGCCCAACTACTAAATGAAGAGGATGACTCTTACGACATTGGGTGGGTTCCGTACTGGAGGTACTTAGGATGGGAAACGCTATCTAATACTTATGAAGACGCTCATGGTAACTTAGTACCTACGAGAGCTAAGTACCAGTGCAACACTCACATTAGCACTGACCAAACAGTATTTAAGAATGTTAGTAGCATGTTAGCTCAGATTAACGGTACTCTTAACTACATAGGAGGTAAATATACTCTTAGTGTTGAGAACAACAATGATGTGGTTACTGACGGTGATGGGAACCCTACGGTTATAGATTGGACTGAGACAAAAGATGCTATTAGTTCCAAGAATACTTCCTCTAAAGATAGTTACAACACTATTGATGCTAGAATATCCGATCCTGCTAAAGGCTATGATGCTAACAACGTAGTATTCTTTGACTCTAGATACAAAGAGGCAGATAATGGTATTGAGAAGAAAGGTAGACTTGAGTTCTCATATATTACCAACTACTACACCGGACGTAATTTAGCAGCTTTAGAGTTGAAGAGAAGTAGATATAACAGAACCTTCTCCATTGTTACGTATTACAAATACTCTTACTTAAAGATCAACGATAACGTTCTATTCAACTATCCTAGATTCTTCCCTACAGGGCCTGAAAAGCTTAGAGTATCTGCTATAACACTTAGAAAAGATGGGCTAGTTAATTTAACCCTTACAGACTTCGATGCAGAAATCTATAGTAACATTGACCAGACTGATAGAACTGATGTTCAAATACCTCCGGTTATAGGTGTAAGAGCACCTACTCAGCTTGAGATATTAACCTCTTGGGAAGTTACCGGAGAGCCAGACTACTCTACATTCTTGTTAAGGTGGAAGCCTTCAGCTTCTCAACCTATACTAAGGTACGAGTATCAATGGTTTATAGGCCCTACTAATGGAGACCCTGATGAGACTAGCGGAACAATCCAAGTTCAGCCTGATAGGTTAGACGAGAATGGTAAGATTTACGATTTCGTAAACGACATTAGTAGCAGGACAGACAATTGGACTTTTACTTTCCGAGTTAGAGCTGTGTTAGCATCTGGTGGGTTTAGTACTTGGGTATCTAAGAGCTTAAATTCTACTGATCCGCTATTTCCAGATAAGCTTCCACCTATAACAGGATTAAATGTAACTAACAGAGTACCAGGAACTACTAATCAGTTCTTCGGCCCTAGTATTGATATAGTGTGGGATACGCAAGACAGCATTACTAACGCTTACGAAGTTATATTCTTTAAGTTCGACCAAGAAGGTGAGCAATACAGTCAATGGATTGTTCCAGCTACTCTTGATGAAACTACTGGATTTAGCTACACCGTAGAAAACAATATGGATGATTATCAAGCTTACCATGGTAGTGCTGGACTGATTAGAAACCTAGGAATAAAAGTAAGAGCTAGGTCTGACCCAGCCCTTACACCGGGGAAGCAGGTTCCAGGGTACAGTCAGTTAGGCTTCGGCCCGTGGGCATACTTAGAGATATAAATGAAGAATATTATACCACAAACCCCTAGTATAGTGTCAGTTACTTTACTAGGTAATAAGGCTAGAGTTAATCACTCTAGCCTAGTAGATTACGATGCTAGTGCTATAGCATGTTATCTATACGTAGTACCTGTTGGTACTTCAGACTATATAACTAATGCTACTCAATTCGAACTGTACCGAATTGATAAGGCAGAAGTTAACTTCTTTGACCTGCCAATACCCTCTATAGATAGCTCTCAAGAGTACGTTATAGAAATGGCAGTTGTGGATGCTATGGCAGATGGGGCTACTCTAGCTGGTTCGTCTATTAAAAAGATTAACTACAAAGGTGAAAGCTTTGGTACTTGCTCCAATGCGCTTGTCTCTTCGAGACTGTCTACTGCTATTAATATCAGCGACCCAGTTAGAGTTAGCTCTATTAGAGGAGCTTACCTAACTAACGTTCTTGTTAATACTCCTGACTCTTTAAGCAATTCAGCTCCTCCCTATCTAGTGTTAGAACTAGGAGCGGATAATATTGAGAACACTAGGGTTTCCAGTATCCAGATAGAAGTTGCGACAGATTATTCTGGAAGTTTAGCAGGATTGACTTGGAATCCCATTTATTCCGGTAATCTCTCTTATAATCTAAGCGTAAGTTCAGGTCTTCAATTGGGAAAGACTTACGTATTTAGAGTTAAATCGACGTTCGTAGATGGCTCAACGTCAATCGAATATTTCGATTCCGACATAAGTGATAGAGGACTACAACTTCCTCTGCAAGAAATTGAATATGCATCTTCTGCTTCCGCTCCTGATAACTTAAACTCTATATCTTTCGAAGCTTTTACTAGTTGGGATGGTACTCCTACCTATGAACTAATAATGTCTTGGGATTGGGCTGGAACAGATATTGGAAGAATAAGGCATTTTGAAATTCAGAGAGTGCGCAACGACAGCATCAACAATACCACCAACCTATCTACCCTAGACTGGACTAATGCTATACAGTACAGCCAAGCAGCGAGTTCTACAGACCTTACAATGCCTGCTATACCTTTGGGTAATAGGTACGCATTTAGAATACGTGCTGTTGGTTGGGGTGCTGAAGAGACACGTTACTCAGATTGGTTATACTCTAAAGTAGTATTGCTTGCGGGCGCGAGTGGCTCACTTAACTTTGAAGTTGTTCCAAGTAACAGTACACCACCAGTATCTACTAATATTCAAGTTACTGACCAAGGTATTAGCGCATACAAAGATTGGGGGCAAGCAGGCCAGTATAGGACATTTCACGTCGATGCGGGCACAGGGAACGTCACTATTGGAGATAGCTTCATCTACGATGCAGTTCAAGAAAGGTTGCAAATAGATGGTGAAGCAGTAATAAATGATATTACTGCAGCTTCAGTAGTTTTAGACTGGCTAAACGGAGTAGCACCTAGTATTAGAACTAGTACAAAAACTGGATACGCTACAGGCGGGGCTGGTATGTGGGCTGGGTATTCCTCAGAGAACACTTTCCAGTTTGACTTAGGTGATGATAGTAAGTACATTAGATGGGACGGTACTAACCTTACAATATCTGGTGGTGTTACTATCGAACTACCAGACGATGCTAGCACGTTACCTCCAGGGTCTATTGGATATACTACACTTAGCTTAACCGCTACGAATAATATTGTATTATTTAAGGGTGAAGATAATAGCCTAAGAGAAAACCCTACAGTAATCAATCTAAACGCTAGTACTAATGGTAACGCCGATTTTATTAGTAACTTAGTATGGCAAGTCCTAGATGGTAGTGATAACGATATCACTTCTCAAGTTCTTAGTGCTCAGTACACAGGAGCGCCTAACAGCGCCAAGAAACTTACAATAAGTACAGCTAACGGAGCATTGTCTAGCTACAACAATATGGTTGTTAGGGTTTACTACAAACCTAATGCTGGGACTTGGGCTACTTCTAATATTAAAGATTTTACTAACATTGGAAAGGTTAAGTCTTTCGATGAAATAGCTGGTCTAGAAGAACCATTCTACGCTTACCTTACTAATGACAACCAAGCAGTACCAGTAGATGGTGAAGGTAAGAACCCCTACTTAGCAGATGCTAGTGGTCAGTTCAAACTATACCAGGGTACTTCCGATCTTTCTAATAGTCCTAGCACTAGCTATTCTATTGTTTCAGCTGATGGATGTACTGTTACACTATCAGGAAGTACGTACACAGTTACAGGAGTTCCTCTTACAAACGGAGTACCTACAAAAGACACGTTTGCTATTACTATTAGGGCTACCTATGACACTGGTTCAGGTACTATTACATATGATAGAGTGTTCTCTCTGTTTATAGCCAAGCAAGGACCTCAGGGTGTAGAAGGTCCTGAAGGACCAGAAGGCCCAGAGGGTCCAGAAGGCCCTGAAGGTCAAACTACGTACACTTGGATTAGGTACGCTTCTAGTATCTATAAGTGGAGCGGCACTCAAGCAATACCTACCAATAACGATACTGGTGTAGACTTTAACTTTACTTCTAACGGAGCTAAAGATGTAGTATTAAAACTTAAACTAACAGATGCTGAAGGGAATATTTATGTTAGTTTAAACGGTGCTTTAGTAGGTAATGGATTTACAGCGTCCGATGGAGCAACTGAGTGGTTTGAGTTCCCTATGACGACCGCTAACGGAGATAACGTACTAAAAATCTACAACCCTACAGGAGTTAGCGCCGATGGGTGTACTGTGCGAGAAATCCTAGTTATCGGAAATACTACTAATGATCCTACTGACCAAGAATTTATAGGTTTGGCGTACAATAAAACTACACCAATAGAAAACCCTAATATTTATAACTACTCTTGGTCTAAGCTTAGAGGTGAGGATGGTGTTGAAGGTCCTCAAGGTCCTGACGGTGATACTCTGTATACTTGGATTAGGTACAGCCCTAATTCGGACGGTTCGCCCATGACTAATAGCCCCCAAGCTAATACAGCTTATATAGGTATAGCGTATAATAAAACTACTGCTACTGAATCCAATACGCCTTCTGATTACACGTGGTCTAGATTCAAGGGTGAAACAGGAGAGGATGGAGGCACAGGACAGAGAGCTCCAGGCTGGTATGAAGCTAGTACTACACAAAACCCTTTAAACTCTTCAGTATGGTCTGGAGGTACTAATTCTCACGCTTATGATAAGCTAGAAGACCTAGTAGGGCCTGTGTTTGCCTACGACACACTAACGTTATATAACTCAAGCAATCCAAGTCAAACAGACACTTATATGTGGAACGGGGCTACTTGGGAAGCCGCCGTAAAGATTAATGGTAACATTATTGCTGATGGAACTGTTAGGGCTAGAGCAATAGCCGCTGACGAAGGCTTCTTTGAAGAAATTCAAGTTGACAGAATATACAACCATGGAGGTAATTCTGGTAACTATAAAATGATGATTGATTTCCAGAACGGGGCCATCCATATCAGAGGAGGTAATTAATGGCTACTCTTAATAACTTTACAATAACTAGTGCGCAGAACCAAGATATACTTATATACTCTAACGGTAGCTGGATTAACTCTAACATCTCAGGATTCTTCGGAATCCTAGATGGTAGGTATTCTGCTAATACCCATAACCATGATGGTAGGTATATATTAAAAGCTGACGCTTATACAAAGTCCCAAACGTATCCTGCTGCCTCTCTATATACAAAGGCAGAAATTGATGCTATGTTTGACGGCTTTGACCCAGGTAGTGGCGGAGGTGGCGGAAGCGGCCTAGTAAACTCCGCTTCTAACGTTGGCTCAGGAGCAGGCGTGTTCCACGCCAACGCCAGCGGAGATTTACAGTTTAGGTCTTTATTCTCACAGGACATTGACCTACTAACTATTGCAGTAAGTGGTACTTCTGTGATCTTTACTCCTAAAGTACCTACCTGGAGTAAGTTAGTTTCTGATAACGGTCAGTTAACTACAGCACACGTTAACTTTGCTAACCAGGGGTTAAATACTGGTTCTGACGTTACTTTTAATAGTTTACATGTCAGTGGGCAAGTGGTAGGTGGATTAGGTAACGGAGGACCTGCTCTTACTACAAATGACGGTCAAGGAAATGCTAACCTTACCTTTAACCACGTATCCGGAGTACCAGATATAAGTGGTAACTCTGGACGTATAGAGTTTAATAAAGACGATAATACTAACGCTAGTTTTAGTTTTGAAGTAAAAAGTGGGGTTACTGCTGGTCAGTCAGTAGCACTTAACCAAGTAATGTTTCTGTCCGAATCTACATTTACGTATAAGGGCCAGAAGGTTTACCACGAAGGCAATAAACCTACTGCTTCAGATGTTGGCTTAGGTCTGGTTAAGAATATATCATTTAACTGGTCATGGGGGTCTAGCGCACCTACACATATATGGGGCTCTTCAGGAAATAGCCAACAATCGTACGTATATACCCCTAATGACGTTAGAGATGCTATGGATATTCGATGGTCTGATATACAGGATAAACCTAGACTACCTGCTGTAGTCTATGGAGCATCTAGAACCACACTACACGACAGCTCTACCCTAGAGCCTGGGTTTTACACAACCTCCCAAGGTCTAGGTAACGCTGATAACTCAGGGGTTGAAGAAAGTTCTTGGTGGCATGTTCTTAATTTCAAACACGGAGACAATAATGGGTTCGGTTCTCAGTTGGCTATAGAACTTTCTAATGGTACTGATGCTCAGTTACAATTTAGAACTAGTGGTAGTAGTAGCGGTGGAGATTCTTGGTCTGGGTGGTATAAAGTATACAGTGAACAACATAAGCCTTCTTGGTCTGAAGTTACTAGTAAACCTACTACGTTTACTCCATCCCCTCATACCCACCCGTACACAGATATAAATTTTGTAGGTAGTTTTGATATTAATGGTACTGGTCCAGGGGCTCAAGATTCCGGTATTTATGTAAGCTCAGTTACTGCTCAAGGTACTACTCTAAACCCAACATACACAGCTATACTAAGCGCTCAAACATCCAGTTCTAGATCTATACATTTAACTGTGGATAGTGATGGGTACTTACACGGTATGAGGTCTCACTCTAACGCAGGCACTTACACTTTTGATTCCAAGACTAAGTATTCGGACGAGGCTAGTCTAGTTAGAAGTATAGGTACTGCTACTGTTCCGAGCAGTCGAAACACCCTTAGAGACGGACTATTTCACTACGGTACTAGAGCAGCTACTGACAATCCACCACATTCTTCAAACTATGGCGAGTCTATAGTGTGGGGTAACGGTACAGGTGGTTCAATCGAGATGTGGGGAGGATGGACTAGTGGGGGCTGGGGAAGGCTATATACAAGAGCTCTGAGGGATACTACAGATAACTGGTCTAGTTGGTACGAGGTATATACCAGTAGAGAACCTAGGATGCAGGCTATTTTTAGAAACGGTTATGAAGGTATGGCATCTTCAGAAGGAAGCGAGTCCAATTGGATAAGAACCACGTCTAACGGAATTATACCCTATCAGTCAGGGGGCTCTAGTAGTTTAGGTACTTCTAGTTGGAGGTTCAATAATACATACTCTAATAACTTCTACGGAAGTTATATGAGCCTGAGCAACCGTCTAGATATAGTTAACGGTATAGAAGTTACTGGAATTAACAAAGGTATTTACTTTAACCCTGCAGGTTATAATGACCAAGGGGGTATTAGATATATCGGTACCAACGGTAATGACGGAGCTATGGAGTTCTGGACAAATGACGACTATGGGGAGCCTTTTGCGTTTAGAATGTATGATACAGGAAGCTCCGGTACGTATATAGAGCCTTTAAGAATTAACAGTACTCAGCTTGTTGCTAATAGTGAGATTCTAATTAATCATAATAGTGGATTGGTTGTACGTACTACCACTAACGGGGCAGGTGCTAAAATTACTTTCTCTGATAACGCTTCTAGTGGATACGCTCAAAGAGGGTTCTTAATCTATAAACATAGCAATGATGCTTTCGGTATTAGTTCCGGAGACGCTTTTGAGTTATCTGGTACTGAGTCTGATACTAAGTTTATTGTGCGTGGCGAGGGCTGGGCAGATGACTGGGTTGCTACTTCTGATATTAGGGTCAAGGAAAACCTAGAGAAGATAGACTCTTCTCTAGATAAGGTTGCTAAGTTAGCAGGTTATACATATGACCAAGTAAACCTTAAACAACGAAAAGCAGGTCTTATCGCACAGGATGTGAGAGAGGTATTGCCTGAAGCGGTAGGTGAGGACGGGGAAGGTATGTTAAACGTATCCCCAATGGCAGTCCTGGCCCTTCTAGTTAACGCGGTAAACGATCTGAGTGAACAAATCAAGGAGTTAAAAAGATAATGGCGACTGTAACTGTTAATTTAGCTACTACTCACAATTATGAACCGGAACTAGGGCATACTATAAATATAACAGGCCCTGGTTCTACTATAGAAGTTAATAGAGGGGACACTATAGTATTTAGGTGGAGTAGTAAATCAGGTAGCCCTTCCAACTATAATATAGGTATAGGTAGTTTAGACTCTTCGGTGTGGACTAATACTACCGTTGCTTACCTATACGAAGTTAACCAGACAACCTCTAAAGTAATAAAAAGTAACGCTAGCTATGTTACTGACGCGGTTGTTTGTACTTTTACTGCTAACGGTAAAACAAGAAACTTTACTGTTAATATAAGAGTACTCAATACTAATGATAATACTCCAGACAGTTGGAATATGACCAATATATCCTCTAGAGCCCCAGGTACTGAAGTATACTGCGGCTCAGTTGCTGTAAGAGGTATTAACGTCCCTGTCACTTGTAGTATCAACAATAGTACTTACTTTAGTTTTAGAGTTAATAACGGGAGTTGGCGTACTGCTAATACTACAGTGAATTCTGGAGATTTGGTAGAGTTACGATGCAATACTCCTCAAGCCTTTAGCCAGACTGTTACAAATAGGCTTACTATAGGAACAGTATATGATGATATATCTGTTACAACAGGTAGTAGTGATAGCGTACAGTTTATACCTTCGGGTATAACTGGACTACCTATAAAGTTCTCGGAAGTATTTGGGTTCTTCGGAAGACGTAGGCAGCCGGCTAGTTCAAACTATGAACCTGCTAGGTTAACTGATTATGTAAGGGGTGGGGACTTTTTACCTAACATTACACAAAATAACGGAGTACCTACGTCGCCTCCTATACGTTTAAGTGACTTTCCAGGCACAGGTACATCCCTATACTTTGATAAATACCCAAATGATAAATCTGCTGTATCTAGGACAGACACTGGTTCCACTCCTGCTGAAATAGAAATAGGATGGGAGGAAACCGTAGACTATACCCTAGGCTACGGTCTTATACGTGATAACTGTCAAGTAAGATTTAATTGGGAAATAATAAATCAAGAGGGACTAGGTCAGGGAGTAGATGTAGTTTTGATAAACGGAGCGCAAATCAATACATGGCAGGATATACCTGCGCAGTTTCATTACGTAGGTTTTAAAACTAGACCAAACCAAAACACTGAAGGGTTTTATACTATTGGTGTTACTATTGAAGTAAGGTTTAGACAAGATAATTCAACTATTGTAGAGAGTACGGCTACCGGAACCTTAAGGTGGTACGGCCCGTAATAGCAAAAAACCCCTTAGGCCGAAACCTAAGGGGTTTTATTTTATTCTTTAGAGTCTTCTTCTAAGGATGCTAGATACTTAATTCTGTCTATAATATCGTCTGCGGATATATCTTTTTCGGTAGAGATACCTGATACTTTTACAATCTCAGATAGTATTTTATTCATATTATCAAGCGCTTCGTTAGCGTCATAAATTTTTGCTTTTAAAAGCGTTAATTGAGTTTCGTCGTTCATTAGTTTTCCTTATACTAGTTCGTCTGTACTTCCAAAACCGCCGTCGCCGCGCGCAGTTTCGTTTAGTTCTTTAACCTCTTTAAAGGTTACTTTTTCTTTCTTCTTAAAGATAAGCTGACATAGATAGTCACCAGGGTATATGATTAGCTCCGCAGACCCTGTATTCTCTATGTACATATCGATGTAGCCTCTAAAGTCTGAGTCGATAATACCCATAGTATTAGCTAATCGGTATCCTTTATTACCGGAACTAGACCTAGGTACTAGCTCTGCGTACATATCTTCGGGTACTTCTAAAGCTACTCCCGTAGTTACTTTAGACTTACAACCTCTAGGTATAACCACTGTATCGTTAGCTGCTATGTCGTAGCCTGCAGATCCATCGGTAGACTTACGCAGTTTCGCTTCCTGCATTTCTTCGTATTTAACTTTAATCAAGCTCATTAATTATCTCCTGCATAATATCGTCAATTAATTTTGTATTGTTATTGTCTGGGTGGTTTATAGCTTCTTCGCAGTAGCTAAGCAAGTCCATTAACTCGTAGTTCCTAAGAATTTTCTCAGGGTCGTTATTAATTGACTGTATATATTTTTGTTTACCTGCTAGAGGTAATGCATCGTATACGTCTAATGCTGAGCCATGCTCGCGTATTAGATTATAAGCTCGTTTTGCTCCTACACCTGGGAATCCTGCAACATTGTCTCCAGGGTCTCCAGAAAACACCTTCATAGACACGTAGTCTTCAGGGTTTTCGCATCCGTCATGAGACTCTGCAAAGTTATCCAGAGTATACTCTTTTCTAGTAACATAAGAGAACCTATGTACGTTTGGCTTTAATAGTAAGTCCCAGTCTTTATCTGAAGAAATTAACCAAATGTTGTCAAATAAGTGTCCGTACTTTTTAACAATGTAAGCAGCAATATCGTCCATTTCCACATTGCGAAGTTTTATTGTGTGATGCATAGTACCGACCAAAGCAAGGGCTTTTTCAAAGCCCTCCAAGAACTTCTTGAACTTCTCGGCTTCTTCCTCAGTCTGTTCTTTTCGCATTATTTCACGATTTGCTTTGTACTCGCCTTCGCTTACTTCCTTTCTGAAAGTAGATTTTCCGTAGTCTGAACCTACGATTACATGATTGCAACCGTAGGATTTAGCTAAGGAGTTAACTGTATTCATATAAGGAGCAGCGTGGTCAAATAAGCTTTGTTGTTTATATCTAAACCCTAGGTTAAGACCGTCAACTAGGAGCAAGTTATTTTGCCCATCAAAGTCTCTAGTATCTAACTCTTCTAATTCGAAAATTCCCTTCATACTAGTATTATTTCCTCTACTTTTTTAACTTCTAGCCAGTCTGTGAATAGGTAAAGGTTAACTCCCTCCATGCCAAAAGCGGTAATGGAGAATTTATTAATTCCTTCAATGTCTTCTTCGACTGCTATAATAGGTTTGCCTCTGTCTTTCTTGAATACTAGAGCAGGCTTTCTATTCATTTCTTTTGCTTCTCTAAGTGTTTGTTCCCACCAAGAGAATATGTTATTTGATTTAGCTGATAATAGGTTCTCTTGGATTACTGTGTCTTTAAAAGACTTGCATTCAAAGCAATAGTAATAGTGGTTAGTCAGGCAGTATAAATCACCTTTCATTGTTCCTGCTCCGCTAAGCGGGACTCTGTCCCACTTAACACCAGTTTTCTCAGTAAGCATATCTCTTACAGAATACTCGAACCTAGCACCCTTAGCGGATTGTTTAGACGCCATTATTAAATTCCTCTGCTATTTGCATTTTGAAGTCTTTCCTTCTTTAACTATAGATACCGTGTCTGCTAAAGGATGCTCAAACCCATGACTAACCACTACTGAGTTAAGATTCTGCTCTTTAACTAAAATATCTATCAAATTCTCTCTAGACTCTACGTCTAGTACAGAAATAACTTCATCTAAGAATAGTATATTAATACTTACTTTAGAAATTGAAGTCATCATCTTCCTTACTGCTAGTAAGGTAGCTGTGTTAATATTGTTAAACTCACCACTAGACGCTGAATTTATATCGATTTCTTCACCGTGTTGGAATACTACTATACGAAGTTTAGAATCCTCAATCTGGAATCTAATGTTGAAGTCACCATTACTTAATAGAACTAAGTATTCGTTAATTAGTGCTTCAAATACTTTGATGTTAGATTCTATCTTATACTGTACAAGACCTTTCGGCCCGAACGCACTCTCTAGTATCTTCACATCTTCTAAATAAGCTTCGTATTCTCGTATAGACTCTTGAGTAGATTTTAGTTTCTCTTTAGCTTGAGCTACTAACTCTTTCTGCGCTTCGTATTTAGCAATTTGCTTAGCGCGCAGAGTGTTGTGCTGTTCAGCTTGTTGCTTAGCAACAGTTTGTCTATTGTATTCAGCAGTAAGTCTAGTTATTTCGTCCTCAACAGAGTCAGGTAAAGCATCCGGCTTTTCAGTATTTTCTAGTGCTTCTTGTGCGTTTTCAAAGGCTGTTTTAAGGTCTGCTTGCTTCTCTACAAGTAATTGATGCTTGGAATATTCACTAGCTTTGCGATTACCTTCTTCATGCTCTCTTTGCTTACCTTGTTGGTACTCTACGAGCTCGTTCAGCTCCTTTTTAAGGCATAGTAAATGTTCTTGTTTACTTTCGCTGTCAGGCAATTCTTGTCCACATGCGGAACATTTTCCTACTCCGGACTCTAGCTCCCTAATACTCTTTCTTAAAGAGTTAATTTGTCCTTGTACATTTTGAGCTTCTTTGTATAGATTTTTTAAGTGCTCAGTATCGGGAGCTTCTGGTTCATCTTTTGGTAATTCAAAAGCTTCCCATGCTAACTTAGCTCCTTCCCTAGCTTTCAAAGCCCTAGCGTATCGAATAGTTCTTTCTTGAATTTTTTCACGCTGAGACTCTATAGCTTTAAGATTAGCAATCTCGTCCCTGATAGTTTCGTCTACTACAGGTACTTCTTTTGCATCATACGTAACCTCAATAGCTCTGTTAGACTTTATTTCGGATTCTTTGGCCGCAGCGACGGCCTTATGTCCTGTTAATACGTCTTTAGCCTCTTTCACAACTTCTTTAATTCTATTGTGAATAGTAACGTATTTGTCTAAGGATAGAAGTGATATTAAGAACTCTTTTCTCTTAGAGTCGGTAGCTTTCAAGAAGTCCAAAGAGCTGTTCATTGACTGGTACACTAACTTACTAAATGTGTTGAAATCTAGTTTTAGAATTTCCGTTTCTAACTTTTTGTAAGTCTGAGTAGGGGTGTGTCCTGATATATCTTCCCCGTTTTTAGTTAGCGTAAGTTTTGTGCTGCTCTTTACTACTTTCTCTAGTATATATTCGTCACCGTCTACGTCAAACTCAACTGTACCTGAGTAATAGTTAGAGTCCGTGTATCGGTTTTTTATATCTGCCTTTTTAGTGCCTCTAGAGTTTTTATTATACAGAAGCTCTTCAAGTATTGTCGGTATTGAACTTTTACCTGCACCGTTCTTACCTACAAGTTGAAGCACGTTAGAGTTGTTTAGGATAATCTCATTATTCTCACCATAGGAGAACATATTGCTAAATTTTAGCTTTTTTATCGTAATCATACGTCGTCTACTCCTTGTAGTGCTTCTTTAAATATAGTAAGAAGTCTTGACATACCTTCTCCCTTAATATCCTTAACTCCTTTAAGATATGTTTGAAGCTCGTCGGATATGTCACCTGTTAGCTCTAGAGTTGGAGGAGTTACAATATCTTTTGCTACTTTCTTATCTAATAGTTCGTTATTCTTAACTTTAGATAGGTCGGCTAAGTTACCCTCAATCTCATAAAGAGTGTGGTGATACTCGCCAGGTATTGCTTCTTCAGGGTCGGTAATAGTAAGTCTTAATAGTTGTGGTAGGTTTAGCTCTTTCCACTCATGCTCTCCGGTATTAGAATCAAATAATACAATACCATTTGCTCCCTTTGATACACTTCTATGAAAGCTAGTAGTGTATGGGCTACCTGGATATATAAGATTTAACTGGGAGTTTTTACGAGAGTGTAAATCTCCGCAGAATACTTTTTCATAGTGGGAGAACTTGGAAAGCTCTACTTCTGGTTTAACGTGTGGTGGGATTTCCCCGCGTACGTGGGTTACTGCTAGTGTAGACTTTGGAGTGCTCCAACTATCTGATAATAGTATGTTATACGGGATGTAGTCTACATTGTTTATCGTCTGGAAATCTCTAACTAATGTTATATTAAGGTCTTTAAATATTTGGTCGCAAACTTCAAAGCAATCCTTTTTCTTAGTAAGCATTTCATGGTTTCCAGGTATTAAAATTATTTCTTCGTGCTCTAGCGCTCTAAGGAAGTCATACATCAAACACACTTCTGGCATAGTAGGCTTAGCTACATCAAGCAAGTCTCCACCAATTACCAATGTTTTATCTTTGTATTCATTTAACTCTTTTGCTAGTAGCATTACTCGATTGCGCTGCCATTCACTAGGTACATTCTTTTGTCCTAACTTTATGTGAATGTCTGCTACGAAAATATGATCCATGTAATTCCTTAAAAGAAGGGTGACTTTCGCCACCCTCTTCGAACTAATTAGTCTTCTAGTTCGTTCATTGCTTCTGCTGTCGCTTCTTCTTCAGACTCTGAGTTTTCCGCCGGAGCACCTTCTAGGTGAACTTTAAGACGAGCACGTTGTTCTTCTGCTGTCTCACGTGGGAAAATTTCAGCCATTGGTTTAAGGTCTTTAACCTTTTCCATGTGCTCCTCTAATAGAGGCTCAGATACAAAGCTGAATGGGTCTACATCGTAAGCTACGTTGAACACTTTCGGGCCAGTTTTCTTACGCTCTACTGTAATCCAGCAACCTTTCTCGTAGCTAGTTGGGTTGATTTTTTGCTTTTTAGCAAACTTGATGATATCTTGTAGCATACCTTTCTTAAGAGTTAGTACCTCTAGGTTGCCTGTTGCTTCGTTTATTACTTGGCAACGGTATCCCCAACCGCAACGTAAGTCGTTACCTTTACCATCCTGTAGGTTAAGCTCTTTAACAGGGTCTGGTAAGCTAGAATTAAACTTCTCTGTGTTACGATCAAACTGCAAGCATTCGAATGAGCGGTCGTCGCCAGTTGCTCCTTTCACCCAGTAAAAGTAACCTGGTAGAATGTCACCAACAATACGAAAACGGTTAGTGCCGTCTTGTAGTTTCATGTAATTAACTTTAGAGCCTTTTTTAGCTTCGCCTTGTAAATCGTCAAATGATAGCATATGTATTTATTCCTTATTTAAAATAATTTCTGTTTCTGTTATAGTAATCAGGGGGTTGGTTTCTAACTCCCCTAGTTTAATCCAGTTTGGGATAAGCCCTCTACTGAGTGTTTTTCTTTGAGACTCTGCGTAGTCATCATAGTTACGTAACGCAGCAAGTCCTAAGTATTGAGCCTTATGCAAGGCAGAAGCTTTAGATTTAAGTAAGCCCTCTTCATTTATTAGGAAATCGTTGCCGCGTCTGTTTTTTGTTAGCTCGAAAGCTCGCAGTATTTTCTTAGGCATTCCTGCACCTAATATGTAACAGTATTCATAATCGAAGTATGTCATTTTGTTTAATCCCTCAATTTGAAAAGCCATTATATACATAATGTTGCAAAATGTCAAGAAATATTTTAATTTTATTTGCACTACAGGGTATCTAGATTGTTAACCTTTCCAAATACTTCTGTGTTTAAAACTCTACCACAATCTTCGCAGTGAGTTATTTTGCTTATTATTTTCTTACCTGACCCAGACAAGCCACCGTTGCTCAACTTGGTTACGGTATTGTTATGTTCGCAGGAGGCCATTTTCTGTATAAACTTCTCTATACCTGTAGATAGTATTTGCCAATACTTTTCATGGTCTCCCATGATAGGGTCTACTAAGTCTTTAGAAACCTCTGCGAGTATTAGGTTAAGTGTAGCGTTAGCTAATTGTTTGCTCATGTTGTTTCACCAAGTCCAGCATTGCCGCCCTGCTCATTTCTTTAACTTCCCAGCCCTCTCTTGTATACAGAGCTTTCCTGTTATAGAACTGTCTTCTAGCTGTTTCACCCTCTAGTCTTATATCCACCACTATAGGAGACAACTTACCCTCAGCAGGTCTTTGAACCCTACCAATAAGCTGTTCTAGTAGTTCTTCGGAACTAATCAAAGAGCCTGCGACTAGAGCAGACAGTTCATTAAGGGATACGCCCTCAGAGAATATAGACTGTGTTGCACATAGTGATAGTGCTTTTCCTTGTTTAACAGCATTCATGACTATCTCCCTCTCTTCAGCGGTAGCGGCCATGTTCTTAGCTATTATTAAGCTATAAGGCAACGCTTTGTGTGCTTTTTCTAAAAACTCTACCCTGTCAGCAACTACTAAAACTCTGTGCCCTAGTTGCTCCAATATTTTAGTTATGAAAATAACATCACTTAAATGTCGTGGGTCTTCCATAACTGCATTGGCGCGGCGTGCCCATGGAATCATAGAGTTGGATGGGATTTGTACTGCTGACCTATAAACCCACACAGTAGGTTTCATACGGTTTTCATCTTTACCAACAAACCTCTTAGAACCAAAGAAGTCGTTAAACAGTACGTGTTTACCGTCTCGTCTGGTCAATGTACCACTAAGACCTATTTTTATAGATGCTCTAGATACGTTCAGAACTTTGGTAAATGTATTGGCAGAACAATGGTGGCACTCGTCGATTATCAGCATTCCATACGTACCGCTTTCCTTTTGGATAATCTTCTCTACTGTTTGTATATTACCTACGGCTATTGGAGATTCGGGATTTATAACCTTCCCACCTCCAATAACACAAGGCTCTATACCAAAGTGCTGTTTTATTTCCTTAACCCACATATCACGTATAACTGTGGTAGTAGTTACTATTAAGGTCTTTAATTGGTACTTAGCTACTAAGCCCATAGCACATATGGACTTACCCCACCCAGGTTTACAGTTTATAATACCAGACATACCGTCACTAAAATAATCATTAGCTTCTGCTTGGTTTTCTCTTAGAGTAAAACTAGGCTCTGGTATTTCAGCTTCTTCGTAGCTACGTTTGTCTACAATTTCGTAATCATCTGGTATTAGGTCTACTCTACCTGCGGGAAAAGTAACAACCATATCAGATATCCTAGTAAGGTGTCTAATAACCAAAGGGAACTCTGAGATAGGTTGTTGGTTTATTTCATAAGTTAGCTCAGACTCTAGCTTATGCTCCAAGTCTGAGCCCTTAGAACAGTTTAAGTATATCTTGTTAGATATTACTGCCTTTTTTCTCATATTTTTGTTCTAACTGTTTTGAACTCTGGAAGCTCCTCGGAAGTTATTAAATCAATTAAAAAGGTACGCCTACCTACTTCAACATAGGCTATATGGGTATATTGTCCATCTATAGATACAAATGTTTTATTAGTTTCTAAAACCTTATACGCTCGGTGTCCTGTTTGAGTTAGCCAAGACGCCCTTATCTTGGCTATTTTAATAGTATAGAACTTGGCAGGTTTGTATTTAATCATACGACCGGCACTATCTATAAACTCTCTATGCTTAGAACGAATTACCTGCCCTATTGTCCTGTGCATCTTATATAGCGGATACACTTTGTACGGACAAAGTGGGTCGGTTTTTAACTTCATTCTGCGTATAGCATAATCGTCATCGGTTTTGTACTTATAGTCAAGCACCCATCTAGTTCTGTTAGTTTGAATAACAATGTAGTTACCCTCCTCGAATTTATCTACGTACTTCCTAATTTCGTAGATCGGGAATTGGCACTCCAGAAACATCAAACACCTCTTTTACTCTCAACTCCACATGAACATAACCAGAATTTGCCAATGTTAGTGTGGGTACTAAGAACTTTAGCAACTCTTCTGATATAGTCAAGTCACAAGCTATATATAAAGTACCATCCGTCACATTAGGTAGTAATACAGTACCTACTTTGTTGTTGTCCAAGTATATAGGGATCTCAGACTGTGGGGAAGTAGGGCCGGTTCTATGTAGAACCAGCTTGTATAGATATGTTACAAAGCTACTATCATCAGAGCTTCCCTCAGCTCCAAAAACTTTAAGTAATTTTCTCATTATGTTACCTTAGCTAAGTCTGGATACTTAGCTTCTAATTTACCACAAGAATAGTCTCTAGAACCACCTGGCTCTGAGTCCGCCTCTAGACCAACAGGACAGTCAGGGATTGAACATCCACGGTCTTTTTGCACATTTCTAGTTACTAGCTCGATGTACTCTTCTACTTTGTCTTCTCTAACAATTGCTACGATGGAGTCATGTACTAGAGCGAAGATTTCAGCAGGGAATCCTTTCTCTATGATTTCTTTATCCGCATCAATTGCACCCAGTAACAATGAGTCACTAGATATAGATTGGATGATTGCGTTAAATCCTGAACGAACTTCACCAGAAGCAATACCTCTATCCTTAGAGTTAATGTTGCGTAGTCTACGCTTTCTACCAAAGTGATTATAGATAAAACCATACTCTTTGATTTGGTTATGGCATTCATCAATCCAACGTTTAAGCTGCTTGAATCTACGGAAGTAGTCTTGGATGTATCCTTTCGCATCTTCTACAGTACAAGTCGCAGGTTGGTCATTCTCTAGGAATGCTAGATTAACCGCTTCTGCTACCTTAGCTGGGCCTGACCCGTATAAACATGTTATTCCTCTATTTCTAGAGGCATGGACTATCCCATCACCTTAACTAATAAGGTGTCCGCCGTATTATGCCGAAGCATCCTAGTTGCTTCCGTTCTGGAAGCTCTATGAGTCTCTGAACCATTTGAAAGTATTCCTACTAACTCTGGCTGCGGATTGCCATACCATTGCTGGGTTAGGGTTTCCGTCAATTGAGCGGATTATTCTCTATATTTATTCAGCTGAGATGCTCTCACGAGCAACCGATACCTTTATAAGTTAATACCGAAGCTGATTGCTTTAGCCGCCTGTCTTAGCGCTGGATATAGCTTTTTAACGTCTTTAGGCTCACATGGTAAGTTAAATACCATAGACGCTACGTTAGCGTGAAAGTCAGGGTATTTATCAGGGTCTTTCTTCATGTTGATAAATACTTGCTGCATTGCCTTATCTTCCGATAAGACAGCCGCAAAATAAATTTCTGCGGTGGTTAAGTCCAAGGCTACTATTTTATAACCCTCAGGAGGTACTACACAACCTTTGATAATAGGATTATCTCTCGGAAGCTGCTGCATGTTAAATCGACCTGAAGAGGACAATCGACCCGAAGTGGTCGTGGTTTGGTGAAACCCTGTTCGTACTCTACTATCTGAATTAATACAAGGTATTAGCTTAGATATGTAAGTTGATTTAAGTTTTAAATGCGTTCTGATATTCTTAATAAGCTTTGGTACTTTATGCTGAGCAGCTAGAGTGTCTAGCACCTCTTTGTCTACTGATATTGCACCTGTGCCTGTCAATTTACCTGTCGGTTTTAAGCCTACTTTATCAAACAGTAGTTTTCTAATTTGCTGAACAGAGTTAGGATTAAATACTGCTCCTTGCTCTTGCTCTAGCTCTATTACTTCTTCTACTTCCCATAGCTGTTTACGGTAAGCTGATAGTTGACTGTCTAGGTAGTTGTTAGCTTCTAGAAGTCTGTTGGCAGATACCGGAACTCCACGGTCTTCCATTCTAGTTAAGAAGTGAAGTGCTGGTAGTTGTAGCTCTTCGTAACAGTATTTTAATTTACTATTTTTCATAAGAATAGGGTAGAACTTACGAAACAGTTGGAATGTAGCGTCTGTATCTTTTGCAGCGTATACTTTGATTATGTCCCACGGTATTAAGTCGTATGAAAAAGTGTCTGGGTCAATAGAATACTGTTTTATGTAATCTTTCTTCCACTCGTCAAGTTCATCATCGTACGCCCCTAAATCTGTGTATTTAAGTGCCAAAGACTTAAGTCCATGAGTACCTTGTCGCTCGTCTAACAGATAGTGAAGAATCATTGTATCGTGTACGTGACCTTCTCTGTGGTCAAACCTTACGCCTAAATGGTAAAAAAACCACTTCATATCAAACTTAGCATTGTGGAATACTACGTCCTTAGTATCGATAATTCTTTGTAGAATATCAACACATTCTTGGTCTAGTCCATCAGAGTCTAGGTAAGCTCCTTGGTGAAGCTCGTATGTTACAGAGATACCTAGCATGTACCCTTCTCTAGGTTCTAATGCACTAGTTTCGGAGTCGAGAGCTACTACGTCAGTTCCGTGGGCTTCGACTCGTCTAAGGAACTTCTTAATATCTTCAGTCTCTCTGTAGAACTCGTAGTTTTTATTTGCCATGTCTTCTTCAACGCCACCAAATATATTATGAATGGCTTTTACAGTTAAGTCGAACACGGGCTTGTTTTCTGGTTTAAATGCTAGCATTGCTGGTGAGATACTAGCAATGAAATTGGGATAACCGCATTTACCTTCAACTTGTTTTCCGGTGTAATCGGTTACTGATGTTTGTTTTGTATAGTTTTTTAGAGCTTCAGAACCTACGAGGATTACGTAGTCGAATTTAGTTGGGTCGAAGTGCGTAAGGTCTATATCTCGTTTAAGTAGTCGAGAAACCTTAGTACTTGATAGGTTGTAGACTTCTACCTCATGATTCTGTAACATGAACAGTTTCTGGTATTCAGTCTTGGATGGGCATTTTTGGATGATTGCTATTTTCATATAATTCCTTAGTTTATACACTGAGTTAGTGTGCTACATGATTCTAGACTTGAGAGTCTGAACCTCGTCATAAGTTAGGCTACCAGGGTCTTTAGAGCCAGGTAACTTGTAAACCTCGCATACTAAGTCCGTATTGTAGTCTATTAGCTTTTTTAGTTTATCTGCGGATTCGATTCCTGATTTATCAGGGTCAAATACGATTACTATTTTCGAGACGCCACTCGACATATATGGTAATAGTTTATCAAATATGTTCTTGGCTGTCAATTGTTTTGTTCCTAGCGTTGCCGCGACGTTAGTAAGAGATTTGTCGTGTAAGTTAATTACGTCGAATAAACCTTCCACTAGTATCAAAACGCCTGAGGATAGGTCACATTTAATAGGTGACGGAAACAAAGGAGTTTGAACGTCTTTGGGCTTCATTAGGTATTTAGGAGATATGTCAGTGTTTTCATATCTACCAATCATACACACTAGGTTTTCGTCATAGTCTGAGATAGGTATTACTATCCTATCTGGAAACATCTCTTCCGATTTAAATGCACCAAATTTCTCTAGCGTATCTATACCAATGCCCCTATACGCATACGTAATAGGTGAATGCATGTCGGCAGGGTACGAAACTACGCGGTGGGCGCGAAGCTTAGAAATTGACTGTTTTATTTTTGCTACCTTTGCGGTGTACGCTGGGGTAGGGTCTCGTAATTGAGTAAGTAGGTTTCCTCTATAGCCACAACTTAAACAGTGGTATAGACCAGTTTCCCGGTCTATACGTAATGAAGGATGCGTATCTTCGTGCTCTGGGTTGAAGCACTTAACTAATACATCTTTACCCTTAGGAACGTAGTGAATTTTCTTTTTATCTAAAATCTCTTCAACTCTAGACATTACACTAACTCTCCTGCGCCAGATGGGAAAGTATTTTCTTTACTTTCTTCTTCTGGTCTCAAGTCGTCTATATTGACTTCTTTAGGATGTATCTTTAGACAATTCCATGCTATTGCTACCGTCGATGTAACTTCGTCAGAACTGCTTCTAACTTTTGACGGTATGAATGTAATTGTGCTGGTTTCCTTATCTGGTTCGAGTAGCTGTGCTGTATCGCAAGCATCTAGTATACCTTTAGAAAGTCTAGCTTCTCCGGTAGAGTCTATCTGGTAAGGTGAAACAATTAGTATTCCATATTTCCTAGCTAAGTTTTTAAGTTGCTTAGCTATAATAGTCTGTATCTTCCAATCATACATTTCAGATTCGTGACCATCCCAAACCACTTGGTTAACGTAATCTATTACGGCAACCTTGAACCTATCGCCATACTTGGCTTTTAGTTTTGATAGCTGAACATCGATTGATGCTAGTGAAAGTTCCCTGTCATCTATAACAACTAACTTACTGTCCTTAATAGGAGTGCAAGTTGATTTTAGTTGTTTTTCGAATAAGTAAGGGTCAGGGTCGTCAGACTTTAGAAATTCATCTAAAATGTCTTCTGACTCTTCGTATTGACTAGCCAGCCATTCTGCGATAGCTTTTTGCTCTTCAACACTAAATTCACCAGCTTTTATATTCCCATAGTTAACACCAGTAACTATGGAAAGTATCCTCTGGAATGTCTCCTGCCCAGTCATTTCTATTGTGAAATAGACACCAACGTTTCCTTGCTCCATCTGATTTGCTACAATGTTGGAGCATACAATACTTTTACCGGATCCTCTTCTTCCCCCTAACAGTATTAGGTCTTCTATTTGACACGTTATCTTACTGTCCCACGTATTAGATAACCCAAGTAGAACTGCGTCTTTAAGAATGTCTTCTTTAGGTTTGAACGCGGTTAGCTCATGCGCAGTTAATACTTTCTCTGGAGACTCAATCTCTTGTTCAAAGTAGATTGGTAGTCTAGCCAAGGTGTCCAACATTTCATTCCTAGAAAGGAGCGATACGTTATCTACAAAATCGGTTATTAAGTCTAGCGCAACCTCTTGGGAGTGGTTATCTAATAAAGCTTCCACCGCCACATCTAAGTCTAGGTTAGTAATATCTAAATTCTGAATAGACTTTAGAACCACTTGAACCCTAGCCGACCTTCCTCTATAAATAGAAATGTCGTTACTAGATGGCAGAGTGTTGAACTCGTGGTAGAAATCTTTAATAGCAGTAAATACGGGTTTGAAGGATTCTGAGAAGTGCTTTTCTTTTATTCTTGAGAAGGCTAATAATGCTTGTTCTGACTCTTTACTGTGCATCAGCAATTTAAGGACTAAGCCTTCAGTATTTATCATTATTGCCCCTATAAGAAAAAAGGGAGTGAGTAACTCACTCACTCCCTCTTAGGTAGTACTAAATATTACTCAGCAGATGCTTCGTCTAACTTCTTACGCTTTGCAGCACCATCGTAGTCTACGCATGTTAAGCCACGACGAGATAGTGTAGAACGAATACCGCGAGCAGTACGTCCAGTAGCTTCTACTAGTTGTTCTACTGTCATTGTTTCAACGTCAACGCCTTCAAATACGTCTACGCGAGCTTGTGCGTTGCTTTTCGCTTGCTTAGGCATCTCGATATTATGAGACTTAGTTAGCGCTAGAGCTTTACCGCGAGCAGAGTTAAGGCTTACACCTAACGCTTCTGCAATTGCTTCAAGGCTTTCACCGGCTTGAGCCATTTCTACGAACTTAGCTTCTTGCTCTTCAGTATATTTACGTGGTGGAGCAACTTTTTCAGTTGGCTTCACGTCAGATGTTTTTTCTAGGCTAAGTACTTTACCTTGTACTTGTTTAGGAGAGAACTTCCCGCCTAGGATAGCAGAGCTGATTTCGCCGTAAGTGTAATCACCGCTGTTTGCGTCTAAGAATGCTACTAGCTCTGCTTCTTCTGCTTCAGACCATGCTGAGCTACGAGCTTCACTAGCTTTCTGTACGCTGTAGTCCATTTTACGAAGTTTAGAACCTACAGAACGCGCTGATGTTCCAAGTTGTTCTGCTACTTCGATTAGTTGCGCTTGAGTAATTGTCTCGTCAGGAGCGCCTACCATGTCTACTAGTTGCGCAGTGTTATCTTCATTCCAGCTAAATTTTGCCATATTAATAATTATCCTCTAATTCTTTGATTGTCACAATAGGTAGTCCAAGTTTCTCTGCTTTTTTGTAAGAGCTTGAACCTGTCTTTGAATCATCTTCGCAGACTAAGTATTGTGTTGTTTTGGTTACTGATGATTTTACTTCCCAACCGAGTGACGCTAAATGTGTTGCTGCGGCATTTCGATTAGGAAAGTCGTTTAGTTTGCCTGTAATACACACTACACCTTTTTGCTGTACAGTATTACTGACGGTTTTTTCTGTTACTAAATACTGATCCCATTCGGTTTGTAATTCTGGAATCCAGTCTGTTTCGATCCAAGCCATTAAGTTGTTTGCAGCTTTATCGCCACCACCTACTTCGCGTATAGCTTCATATGACAGGTCGTCTATTTTAATTGAGCCTAGCTTCTTGGCTAGTGAAGTACCTACTAAAGGTATTGACATTCCTGAGATAAAATCTGATACGTAGATTTTCTTATTAAGTCGGTCTTGAATCTGAGCTACTAAGTTGCTTGAGGTTTTATCCCCTATCCCTTTTGTTTTACAAAACTCTTCCGTAAGAGTTAATAGCTCGTTAATATGAGAAATCTCTAGTTTATTAACAGTGACCTCTCCGAATCCCTTGATTTTTAAAATCTTACAAAAGTGCTGTACGCGCTTAGTAGATTGTGCAGGACATGATTTAGAGTTTCGACAGAACAATTGACTGTTTACTGTCTCTAGCTCACTTCCGCAGGAGGGACATTCTGTTGGTACTAAAATTTCCATAGTTATTCCTTGGTCAGGTCTGGGAGAGAACTTCCTAGGTTTACGGAGAAGTTCTTATCTCCCCCAAACCATGAAAGTATTATATACACGTTTGTCAAAAATTACAAGTGATTTTTTGATTTATATCACCGTGTACTCTAATCAATACGGGAAACTACACAAGGTATAATTTCACCGCTGCGAACAATGCCTACCTTGCATCCTATTTCTAAGTCTAGCGCCTTTATAAATTCTATATTGTTAAGAGTAGCGCGAGATACTTTCGCATCCCCTACCATAACAGGTTCTAGAATCGCCACTGGAGAAACCTTGCCGCTTTTTCCAGTCTGCCAAACTACGTCTAAAAGAGTAGTCTCCACAGCCTCAGCATTCTCCTTGAAAGCAAAAGCTCCTTTTGGAAACTTAGAGGTAAAGCCATGCGCTTTGAATTGAGCGTTACTAGATAGTCTGTACACAATTCCGTCTGTTAGAAAGCTTGCTGTTCCATAAGCAGAGGCTAAACCATCTTCTATCTGTAGTTCAGTTACAGGCAAAAATCCGTTTCGGTATAAGAACTTCATGTCATCCGGATATGAAGTAGTAATACCAATAGAAGATTCCGAGGTTTGTACAGAGTAGGCAACAAATTCAATAGATCCTTCTACAACCTTGCTAGAGTACTCGTCGAAGTCTTTAAGGTTTAAAGCTCCAGATACGTAATTCCGCGCATTAGGCATAGTGTGACTACAAACTACTTCTCCAGTAATTTGTACTAAATCCTTGTCGGTTTCGATCTTATGCGGAACAAGCTGTCGGATTTTATCTGTTATATCGCGTCCCTTAAATCCATCACCTCTAGTAAGAGACAATGTATAATTTCCTTGGACGTATAATAATGAAATAGCAGCTCCGTCTAGCTTTGGAGTTTTGGTACATCTTTCGATGCTTAGTGGGGCATCCTGCATGTCGTAGCACTTTTGAAGTGAGTACATTCTAAATGCGTGAGGTGTGTCTCCGTTACCAGAGATAGTTTGTCCGTACATACGTTCTAATGTGTCGTATTGCTCATTAGTAAGGATTGGGTTTCCATCGTAGTAGGCTTCAGAAGCAGTTTTAAGTAGTTCTTTCATTTCGTTTCTCTAGTAAAGTTTCTAACACTTCTGCCTTAGACAGAAGATCTACCAAGGCTTCAAACAGAGCCAGTGTGGTATCTAGAGTATACGGGACTGTAAATCCGTTTTTTGTTGGAGCATAAACTCCCTCAAAATCTAAATACCATTCCCGAACTGAAAGATAAGACTTACCTCTAAACTCGGTTACTGACAGCTTGTATAAGATTCCTTTTTCGTCGTTTTTGAATAGTTCGACTTCTAGTTTATCTACGTGACCTTCCAGCATTGCTATTCCCTAGTACAGAACTCAGGGGTACAATCTTAACAATTCTAGATAGTGGTAAGAATCGTAGCTTGTATGAGTTCCAACTCCATACCGCAACTCTGTTGTTATTCAGCACATTTACACTACCATCCTCATTGGCTACTATATGATAACTACCATCAGAATTTTTACGTCTGGCATTATCAGGTAATTCCTTTTCTATGTAGGAAGACTCGTGTAAGTCACGAGTCCCCGTAAGGTAGGTAATTTGATTGCTGCCACTTTTTCGGTAATACAGGTAGAAGTCGCCTTGTGCGTTACGCTCAAAAGTTTTTGCATCCATATTATTACCCCTTTAGTGCTGTTGCTTGTGTTAGAACGCTTGTGAAGTACTGCGCAGCTTTACCTGTTAACTTAGTCACGATATCTTCGTCGATTAGGTCTTCGTCGATAGTTGCAATTGCAGTTTTTAGTTCTTCAATTGCTTGTGCTTTATTAACACGCTTAGCGCCAGTTGAGCCGTCAGCAGATTTAGCTGCTTTAGCGGTTGGAGTTTTCTTGACGTAAACGTCAGCTTTTGATAAGATAATACGTACACCGTTAACAGTCTTATCAAATTGCTCTGATAAGCTCTTCACGATTTCCGCACTGTGGTCGCCACGCTCTGCTTCTGGAAATTTTTCAATTTCTGTTACGTATTGCGCGATTAGTTCATCTTTTGCTTCAGGTGTCCAGTCAGACATTTTTTATTTCCTTCTTTTATTATTGAAAAGGTATTATATTATGATTTGGGCTTTTGGTCAAGAAATTTAATGAATTTCTGACTTAGTAAACCCTAACGCGTCCACTCGTGTGTTCAGCTTAGCTAGAGCATCAGTATTTAATAGTCTAGACTTATACTTAACACGACGTGATACGATACTTTCATTAAAGTTACGTGTAGTAATCTTTTTTATGGGTGATTCAACTGAGACAGGGGCTAAGTAAGCGCACATAGCTAAATCGTGCCCCATGGCTTCTCGCAAGAAATTGTCTACACTATTAGAATACACACCGCCGTCTACTATAATAAGGTTAACCTTGCGGTTATACTTACCACTATGAAGAGAGTATATTTTTCGTATACCTTTCATTAGGTAGTATTCAGGGTCTCCAGGCTTTTCTAAGTCTACACAACCTAAGTGAACCGTAATAAGCTGGTTGAATACATAAGTAGCAAGCCTACGATCGCCACGCTCTAGGATAAATATATCAATGTCAGAGTTATTCATTGTTCGCGCATACTTAAATTTTAAGCTAGGCTCTGGTAGACAGTGAAATGTTGCTAGAGAACCACCTAGTAGGACTGGGGAGTCTAAGAACATATCTTTTACCTTGAAGACTAGCTCAGATACATCTTCTACACTATAGATATGCTCTGGTCGGTTTTTATTGTGAAATTCTAGCTTACCAGATCCTGCGGTAAGATTACTCGTCTTCATCTGCCGCCTCTACTACAAATTTTACGGAGATCCCAGAGTCTTCAATGCCATATTCTTCCATTAGGTTCATAATCTCAGCATCGACCCCTGAGATTACATCAGATAGCAATTGGTTAACTTCATCCTTGAAGCGATAATGACGTAATTCTATATTGGCTGTCTCTAGCTCTTTTTGTTGTTTATTGACTACTTCTTGCTTGTTAGCAAGGTCTTGTTTCAAGATGTTGACCGTACCATTAGACTGAAACAGTTTCGACTCAACATCGGCTATATACTGTTTAACGCATCGCTCTTTTTTCTCATAGTCTTCGCATCGTTTTTCTAGCTTATTAATCATACACCTGGTTTCTATGATCAGTTTCTCTTTTTCAGAGACAGTTTGCTCAAGTTTACTTTGTAGCTCTTTAATCTGAAAATCTTTTTTACGTGTAACAACGACTAAGTCGTTCTCCATTAGTTGTTTTATTTCAGCAATACGCTTTTTAAGCGCAGTATTCTCTTTTCGTACTGCGTCTGCACACGTTGCAAAGTTTTCATCGGTTTGTTTAGTCATAATATGTTCTATAATCCTAGTTAGTTTCGCTATGACCTCTTTGCTAGCTTCAAGCTCGCGTTTAGTTAGGTCGGCTTCGGTTAATTCTTGCTGTGATGCCGGCATCACAAATTTATCTAGTTCGCTTGTTGGCATTTTTTACACCCTCGTTAACTTTTATCAAAATATCATCATCGGACATTGCAGACTTAATAAGTCCCTTAACATCCACTCCAAGCTCTATCAAGTGCTCGAGCGACCCAAGCTCTTCTGGAGGCTGATAACAATACTGGTTCATTGACTCGTTGATTACTTTAACACGATACGCATTTTTAAATTTTGCCTTAACGATACCAATCGAGCCATATTTGGCTACCCATACATATTGTCCGTTTTCAAAAGAATCCGCCATACATTCATCAGGTAACAAAGGCGGGTTAAGCTCGTTTACACGCTCGTTAGTTCTAAGAAGAGCACCGTGCTTTTCTAGATGGTATTTAAGAATAGCTGTACTACGGTAGTAGTTATCTGATAGTTCAGCTAAAGAATCACCAGACAAGTAATCTGTGATGATATTTACCACTTCGGCTTTTGTAACTGGTTCTTTACGCTTTTTAGCGCGAAGTCGCTTGTCCCGCTCTAGACCTTGCTGATAATCTTCGATAAGCGTACCTAGACGCTTAGTATTATACGCAATGCCAAGCATCTCACAGGCAGCTTTTTTAGTCGCCTTATCTGTTTCCAAATAAGCGATTACACTCTCCATTTGTTCTGGAGTTACATCAAGTTTAGCTCTAGCCATAATTATAGCTCCTCTACTGACATTACACTATCGTTTCTAAAAGAACGCCAACCTTTTGCTTCAAGGTCATAAACAGGCGTAACGTCCTCCGGACGTGTGTTACGCATTCCACCTTTAAGTGTAGGATTTACGATTTCTGGTTGCAAGGTACAAACCATCTTGCGGATAGATTTGTCAACTTTTTGAAATGTTACTACCATAGCGCCTTGTTTTGCATCTTCTACAAACTTAACTCTATCGAATTTCATAATCTTTCCTCATTTCTTAATATACGTATATTATATTAGATTATAAGAGATTTAGCAATTCTTTTCTTAATTTTCCTGCTTCTGAGAGTATCTGAATATATGTGTTGTGAGGATTGATGGGATCGATTCTAAAGCTATGTTCTAATAGCTCTGGAAATAGTCGTACCACAAGGGGTACTATTTGACATCGTGTTTTGTCTACCTCTTTAAGTTTTGGTGGGTTTGGGTTTTTGGTTGGAGCACGCCTACGCTTTCTAGGCGGGCGTGCTTTGTGTGGGTTAGCTAAGTCATCAAACGATTTCACAGGCTTTTTCCTCTTTATTAAGTGGATTCTCGTAGCCCTTGAACAAGCAATAGCGTCTATACAACTCTTTTACCTCTTCTACATCGTCTAATGTTTCTATCATACACCTTTTAAGGACATTTTTGGCATAAGCCATGCTTGGTCTAGCTTGTTGTCCTGTTGCTAAGTAAAAGTGCTTACCTTTCTCTCTAAGAGCTACCATTAGCTTCTGAGTAGATGCTTTACTAATTTCTTCCCAGAACACTGGGATAATGGAGTGTAAAAAGTCTAGCTTCTCTTCAATCTTTAACTGAACAAAAGCATGAGCATCGTCAAAGCTGATACTGTCTTCATCTACGTCGTATAACGCACAATAAAGCATTTTCAACTCATAGGCATCGTTGTGCCTTGGTATGAATGAATCTGCCTTAGAATTTAGTAACGCTGTTGCTCTTTCGATATAGTAATCTTCTTTAGCTGCAGCTTCGTCTGGCGGCTCATAAGGGTCTGTAATGGCTTCGATTTTGCATCCTGCTCTAATTAGGTAGTAATTAAATGTACCTAAGTAAGACCTGAACTCTCGTTCTCTCCTTAGAGCAAAACTATGTCTAGCTTTTTCAAACCATCCCGATTCTACCTTAGAGTCCTTATATCCGGTAACGTATCCTTTGATATTACTAAAAAAATAATGAACTTCACTAGGATCACGCTCACGCATTAAAGCCTGGAATCGCATATTTGGAGTATGGTTAGAAGTCTTAGTTATTACGAAAACTGCATCGAAATAGCTAAAGTCAACTCCATTAGTGACGCTAGGGGAGCATAGGAGAGCATCCACTCGCATGCCTTCGAGTGCAACGTCTGTATCGTTAATGATTTGCTGTACGTCTGAATCCATTTTAGAATTTGCATGGGCTACCTTTATGTTTTTGGTTGGGCAGGCTCTTGATAGAGTTTTCTGCATTATATTAAGCTTGTCGGGCCCTTGGTCGGTAACGACCAGCGCCCTAGAACCTGTCTCTAACGACCCTTGAACAGCTCCCCATATAGAGGACTCTTTGTGGTGTCGATAAGCAGGTATATTTTTTAAATTTGGGCGATAGTGATCTACTCGGTAAAAATCTCTGTTACCTTCAACTAGCTCTATGTATTGCGCTACAGTCTCTTCCGATAAGTCTCCATCAGATAAAACTACCACTTTAGTATAAGTGAGTAATTCAAATAAAATTTCCCTAATTTGAAACCTAACTTCATCATCGATAATCTTAGCAAACAATAGGTTGTTTAGTACCGAGTCAGCTTCATCAATAAATAAGAAATCAAAGTCTCTAGTGAAATCTTTAATCTTTACTAAGCTATGTAGAGTTCCTGATAATCTATCCAGTGCTCCAGTAGCGAAGTCTAACCTTGCTTGAGGCGAGCGAAAGTCTCCAGCTTTGAATCTGGCGGCGTTTGATTCTACTAACGCGGATGTATCAGTAAGTGCTAAGAATTTTCCTTTAATATAGCCGTTTCTTAACCAAGTTTCAACAGTATGTGTTTTACCCGTACCCAACGATGCTTTTAGAAATACTACACCGTCACTAGGCATTTTTTCTTTGTTAATGTCTAGATATTTTGGTAAAGACCCACTTTGAATAGTGGATATAGGAAGTTTTTCATACTCATTGGGAATGCTTCTAACAGAGTTGTTTTTTATCTCTATTATAGCTGCGGCTTTAGCTTGGTTTACGTAGTCTTGCTCAGAACCTGGACGTTTCTTCTCTAGGACTTTTTTAACCATAGAATCGAGTAAATCTATGTTAAAGGTATCCTGAACAGCCTCATGGTATAATGAAATTATTTTTGTACGCAAGCCGGATTCGGCTATATTCCAATTTTCTACAACAGACCATTTTCTCCAAAACGCTTCTGATGCTTCTGAGCCACCATCAATTTGTTGCAGGTACTCATAGACCTCCTCTTCCGAGGCTCGCACAGTCTTTGCGTAAGATGAAATAGTATTAGGTATTCTAGCTACTACTCCGTATTCATAGACGGTTCTTGGGCTTCTAATAAAAGGGTCGTCTACACCAATGAACATTGGGGCAGCCGTATAATGCGCCTGTACGTCATGGTACAATGCGGTATCTACTAACTCATCGCTAGTATCAAAAATTTCCTTATATCTAGAGTTAACTTGCATAAATAAATTACGAAGTTGCCCTTGCGTAAGATTAGAATCATTTTCTATCCACAAGTGAATACGGATATTTTCAGTCATACCTGCTTTAGCAGACGCTTGGCAAATAAAAGCCATGTCGTCAGGGAAGACCTCCGGATCGCATTTATGTAGTAAATTACAGACGTAATTTCCCTGCGAAATAAGGTCAGTAGCAGATATATGAGCTGGACGAATGATTCCGTCAACGTCTATTGCTATAATTTTCGATGGATGTGGCTCAACCTCGTCTACTCGACGAAAAACCTTATCACCTTGTTTTGCTCTACAATACTTATGCCTAATAACCAACTTTTGAGGGTCATTCTCTAGGCTTTGAAGTACGGGTAAGAGTTGTTGCAAGCAATCTGGGTCGTAAAACGACCCTAGCTTGTATCGCTTACGGGCATTAGCGGGTTTTTCACCATTCCCCGTAAAACGTTTACAGAAATAGGTATCTACCGCTAAAACGCGGTAGAATCCATTTTCATTTTTATCGTTATAGTCGCAAGCCTCAAGAACTTGTAACGTCATTAAAATACTTCCTCTAATAAGTCTACTATTTTTTGCGCGGGGTACTCCGGTCGCCGGTCAGCGAGTGCGATTATGCCGTTCCTCTCTGCCTTTGGTTAGTCACTCTATACTCTTTCCAGAACGGGCTACCGGTAAGGGTCGCCAGGCTCTGTTCTGTGTATAGACTGTCAGCTAAACTTAAACTGATACATGCACCACACAGGTATACGCCAACTCTGAACCACAACAAAAGTTCCTAGCGGAAGACGTAAGCCCTCTAAATTGTTGTAAGGGCTGCTACACTTGCATTATAGGTTGTATTCTTCTGAATCTATTTCAAATTCATTAATCTTACGTACCTCACGATAACGTTGTAAGGTAAGTTCAATTGATTGTATTTCACGTTCTAGGGTATTGCCTTCTTTCTGTCCAAGTCTTGCGACTGTCTTTAATATATGAAAAAGGCAACCAGATGGGTCTCGTTCACCCAACTTCCAAATTTTTGCAACTGCGTACGGGTCTAAAACGACCTGACCAGTTAGTGTATCGTCTCTACGTAAGTGATACGTAAAGTCGTAGTGTGACGTTTTGCAATCTTTATTGTCTGACACTAAATAAACTCCTAGTTCGTTAATTACATGGGAATCTCCTTAAATAGTTTTTCCCTCAATTTCTGTAAACTATTATATAGATTTTACAGCAAATTTGCAAGTGATTTTTTAATTTTCACCACTATTTACCGTATTTAATCTCAGGTTCTAAACGTGGGTCATACTCATCATAGTGTTGCGCAGCGCATTTATGCAGGAACTCAGTAAGGTCATCCGCTGCATGCCATTCTGGAACAACTACATCAAGTTCTTTTATAACATCAACGTATACCTCATAAATAGTATCCCTAGTCCCCAGCTTATAACGTGGCACAATAAACACTTCTTCCTGTTCATCCCACAAGGCCACATAGCTGTTTCTAGCGTGTACTAAATACACCTTATTATGTTCAAGTTTCATATTACTCTACTCCAAAATTTCTTTAGCCCTCTCTAGGCTATTTTCGTCAATAAATCCTGTAAAATCAGCATTACCTTCGTATACTATTAAAGCACCACGGTCTTTACGTTCGTTTTCTTCTAGGTAGAACCAAACCCCGTCAATCAGAATACGTATACTGTGCTTTGTTATCTTAATAGCCAGATACACTTCTTTAGTGGTTAATCCTATTTCTCGTAATCCACTGTTTAAGTTGTACGGTTTAACAAATACCGCCTGCTTATCACGCACACCATATCTTAAATTTGCATCAAACATTTATCTCTCCTAGAACACGTTTTAAGTGTGTTATTTTTTCACGAACAAACGGTCTACCATACACGTGTATAGTATCTACTAACTCATTTAGAACTTCAAGTTTAGCATTAATTTTAATGCGCTTCAGTTCAGCACCTGAAAATTCAAACCTACTATTATACAGCTCTTCTTTTTCTACTTTCTTTAAAAGTTTGTGTAAGGAATCATCGTCAGGGTATATCTGTATAAGCTCTTAGACTAATCCTCTAGCTTTACTCATTAGTTTATTCCTCTTTTATATTAGTATCAGGGTAGTATTCAGGAGGTATTACTAAATCTCTCCATCTTAAGTAACTACCGTCTTTACATACGGTATTATTTATTTCTGCGTAACTGTAAACCCCTCCTTTGTCCTTGCAGGCAAAGTCTTGTTTAGCTTTATCTAAACTATTATGGTTACAGGCTGTTAGAGCTAAGCCAGTCACTAATGCTAATATTGTTTTTTCTGTAGTACTCATAATCAATTACAAATTCCTCACCGTATATTGCTCCAAACTCTGCATTCCACTTGTCCCATTTAACCATGTGGCCTTCCCAGCCCCCGTGCTCGTACACTACACCTGTAGAATCTTTTTCAGCGTAAAGGTTTCCAGGACTAAATTCATCAGGGCCACTACTAAGTTCTTTTGTAAACTTAATTCTAGTACCGATTGGTAGCTTAACTTTTTTAAAGTCTACCTTAGGAGGTAGTTTCATATAGTTCATAATATCTATACTCCTATATACGTATGGCTTTTATGATCTGATATAGCAGAGTCTTCGTACTGTTTAAATCTTTTAACTTTGCCTTTTTTGAGTAAGTATTTTAGGTCTTTATCTTTGACATTCCAACCACCCCCACCAGACCAATTTAGGCATATTCTATATCCTGTTGATAAAAGGGACATAATTTCCTTACGTCTAGCTACTCCATAGGGCATTTTTAAGATTGCTATACTTCTCTCACCAATTTCTCGTAACTCTAAGAACTTGAACCTAGATTTCCAGTCCGAAGTAGCTTTTATTCTTTCATGTTTATTTGAATAATTCATACCGCCACCGCTAAACTTGCAAAGAATAAGCTAATAACCGCAACAGTAAACACCACGCCTTTCAGGAATCCTATAAGCTGGCCTTTGCGCATACCCCTCCAGTAGTTAGACTCGCAGTCTGGCTCTGCTGGTACTTCAGAGGTAAAGATTTCGTGAGTACCCACACACAATGCTATAGGGCTCTCTATTCTAGAGTTTACAGCAGCCAAATACGTAGGCTTAGGGTACGCACTTAAACGTAACCTGTTGTTACTGTCGCGATACAAATTCACAAAACCTAATGAACCATTCTTTTTCATTATCGTTCCTCAATTAAAATAATGTACATATTATACGAAAATTATGGTTATTCGTCAACAACTTTTTAAAATTATAAATACGCGTGTGTAACTCTATTTTCAGGGTAATTCTTGCATCGGTGGTGGGCGCACCCGTCTG